GTCCAGTGGCCCCCCAGATGAGAATGAGTCTCATTACCGCCCGGTACTTAGCAGGCTAATAGTCACGGCATGTTATCATTACACACCGTGACTATTTCAACCTTAATTATTATGCAACTTTTAATTTCTCAATATATTGTTGCGGGCTGCAACTATATTCTGCGCGTTCCTCCTCGGTCATACTTTCCCAACATAATTTCAAACGATCGGCTAGGAACTGATAATCATTATCATCGTCGAGAGATTCATCGATAAAGGTTTCACCTATCAATGTAACGCCGATTGATAGAATATCATTAATAGCTTGCGCGTCCAGCGTTTTAAACCCATATGATGCCGCCGCCGCCAATACGCCTTTATGATCATCAATCATCGTAAAATCAGCGTTCGGATATAGCTGTTTAAATAATTCAAAGTAATGGCTTTTATATATAGCGTCCTTACTGTGGTATATTTCGCTAACTTTATCAGCTTCAAAATATTTGTGCAGTGTATCGCGGGAAAATACACGGATATTACTATCCCCACGCCCTCGCAATCCTTGTTTGCGTAGGTAATAATAATCCGACTTGCTCATTAGTCGAGCGGTGCAAATAATGTTTAACGTGTTGGCGTCATTCATGCACTGGCGCATATATGTAACAAGGGGCAATAAAGTATCTTGCATTATTAAATCATGTTTACACGCTTCATTCTTATACTTATTTAGATCTAGATTGCCCTCACTATCAAAGCAAGGCGCTACGCGATGGAATGAATTAATGATAGTGCCATCTAGATCCCAAATCATGACGCGGGAAATATGCGGGAAATTACGGGTAATATTCGTTTTAACTTGATTCATTTTGTTACGTTCTCCATTAAAGGGATTTAGTTTATCCAGCATTGCCCGCTGATAAATAGCGGGCAATAATAAATCAACTATTAAAGACCATAAGCCAACGCATCAGCGATAAAACTAATATCCTCACCTGATACATCGGAACGAATGCCCGCGCATGTAAATACCTTCGCGCTCATTAGCTGATCATCAAGACAAGCGGGGCAAGGCGCGACAACTGCAAAGGCTAGGCCGGACTTCACCGCGTCGATGATAGTCGTTTCTTGTTTCATCGTATCAATGTAAACGCCTTTCGCCTTGATGCGGCTGGATAGCTTGCCCGTGGTATAGGCGAAAGTCGTGATCTGCAGCGCCTCGTTAAACTCGATTAAATCATCAACAACGTGACCGGCCTCAACGTGATACCGCTCACCATTAGAATAAACCAGAACAATGGAAGACTGAGCGCGATCGAATGGAATATTTTGCTTTTTCATATTTTTATAACTCCAATTAATTTAATAAACTTTTATAGCGGCGGCTATATTTCAAGCCGCCAACCTGATTTAATTACGCGAAAAATTTGCCGTTCTTAAAGTCGATTAATGTGCGCTGACCGTTCGCATAGGTAATAACATGCGTTTGCGTCCAGCTTGACGCGCCAACATTGTAACCCATATCCAGACTACCAGACACGCCTGCGGTATATACCCCGCCGTAAATGCTGGCGGTATGAGTGTGCCCCGTGTTTAATTTGCCCAATTTCTTGAACTGTTTCGGATTGCCACGGCTGCCGTTTATGCCGTTGTGACCGTGTACGCCGCACTCGATGCCTGCAATCTTGAAAGATTGGTCAGTCGTTAGGAAAATGGCGTTAAACTCGCAACCTGCAACCTTGCGCAGCGCATAATCTAGCACGTTGAAAGTATCGTCTTTTTCTGCAATAGCTCCGTAAATCGCAGCATTAAGGCGGTGATATAGTTCCGCATTGGCTGGATCGTCCTTAATGTTAGCATTACGATCATCCAGCCAACGGGATAACGCCAGATCGTGATTAGATTCAACAATGATTGTTTGACTAAAATCACGTTCCATTGATTCCAGTACGCGCCCCGTATCGATGAGATCATCCAGAACTTTATCACGTCCGGCGGCGTACTGTTTCGCTAGGAATACACCAGAGGCGCGGTTGTGATGGTTGCGTGATGTAAAATCATGCACGTCATGCACGAATTGATATTTTGGTTTAAGAATATCAACAAGCCCATAGGTGTCACCATGCCCCCACGACGCGGCGGCGCACTCTTCATCTAATTTTTCTGCGTGAATATCGCCATATTGCAAGCCTAAAACGTGCCCCGTTGTTTCATAGCATCCGGCGGGAGTAGCGCAAATATTCAAATCGTAAAACACCCCGCTTTCGTCCATCGTTTCAAGCTGGCGCACAAAAAACTCACCGTCTTCGTCGAACTCAACAATAAGCGCACCGAAATTATGCAGTGCTTCCGCTTTCTGCCCTGCTTTTTGCTGAATGTAGTTTTTGAGCGTTGCCGTGCCGGTCGAGTACATACGGCGCACCACTTCACCTTTGAGAGCTGGAACGCTTTCGGCGGTGATTTTAGCGTGACCAATTGCCAGACCTTCAATATTTAAAGCCGTTGCAGTTTCAGCGAATCCAGAAAGCGGATAATCTGCGGTGGGCAAAACATTAATTTCAGCCATGAAAGCAAAACGGCGATTATTCAAAAACACGTTTTTGCTGCAAATATATTTATCAAATGCAGAATCATATTTGATTCCGTCTGCCCCTTCCCCATTTTGGAATCCGTTTTTATTATAAATATACTTGCTAACCAGCAAATCAGCGCCGATAAATTGGGCATATTGTTCAAGCGAGGCTAAAAAGTTTTTATGCGGGAAAGTATTATTCTGAATCGACGTAATAATAAAGCGTTTGCCTTGTTTTACTTCCCAGCTTTCCACCGTGCTAGAAATAACTCCGGCGGCTTCTGGACGCTCGTCGTTTTTAATGGCTTTTGCTACTTTCGCCGCTTTCGGTTTAGCTGGTTTATTTGCTTCCAGCCAATCACAAATAGCGGTCGAGTGTTTTGTTGTATCGTAGACCGCTTTTGATATATCGTCGCAGACCTCCAGTTTAGTGGCGCGCAGTCGTTTACCGTAGAAATTGAAATCAGCGGCAAGGTTGAGGATCTGGGCTTGTTTTTCTGCGGAAATAACCATGATAATAAAACTCCATTAAAGGGATTAAAAAACGTTTGTTATTGGCAAATATTGCCAAATATAACGCCTTGAATAATAGGCGTTATAATTTGCAATATTTAACTAATCGGCATCAGGCTAGAACTAACACCACAAACAACGGCGGCAATAAAGCAAAGTAAGCCCAAACGCTTTGCTAACTTAGATTTACGTTTAAAATAATATGAATCTAAATCATTTTGAAAATAAGCAAACAATAATGAGGCCGCCATAATAAATAAGCCTAGAATTAACGATTCAGTAGGGTAAAAGACCATTTTAATAACTCCAGTCAAAGGGAAATTATAGTGGGGAATATTCCCCACTAATTAAATTTATTCGCCTGCGGCTTGTTTCACTTCATCGGCAACGCCTAGCAGTTGCGCCACGGCGTCCAGCGTTTCCAATTTTGCGCTTTCCAGCGATGCCAGATCGTCAGCGTCCTTGATAATGCCGGAATCGATAGCATGTTTTGCAATAACGCGCACATAATGCGCCTTGCGAATTGAACTGCCGCCGCCAACCTTGCGAGGTTTATCGCTTTTCTGATACGCTTTTGCGCTGGTCAATTTTGAGCGAACAGACACGGGAGAAGCCGCGCCCACTGCTTTCGCGATCTCTTTCAAGCCGTCGCTATTTGCGAAATCTAAACCGTTTTCGTTGATTAACTGCTGATACATGGTAACAGCCTGCTGGGTGTTTTCTTCATTCCAAGAAAATTTTGCGGTTTTAACGTTAGTCATGATATAAACTCCAATTAATTTAATTTAAGGGATAAGATTAACATAATGTTAATCGTTATATGCCCCGAACTACTAGGGGCATATAAAGTTAACACTATATTACGCTACAGCTTCCCATTTTTCGTTGCGTTGAACAACCTTTACAACGTCGCCGGATTTAACGCGAACGCTATAAATAGTTTTTCCATTGTTACTACGTTCATTTTCAGCGTATACCGCATCGATTGTATCGAACGGCATAAGCGCCGCGCCTTTGATGCGTTCGGCCTTTCCAGTTGCCTCATCCGTTTTAGTAACGAAAGGAATAAAAACGGATTGACCAATTTTAGGCGCGGTAATAACGTTTTTCATAGTATAAACTCCAGTTTATTTGATGGATTGTTCCGCATTATCTGCTACTTTCTAGCAGATAATAAGAAAAAATCCACTCGCCACTATAGTCAATTTAAAGAACTCCACTCAGGCCGCTATATCCCAGTTAGGGGGCGGGACACATTATGGTAAGTGCCGACCGTCAAATTTTATCAAGTTATCGCTCTCATCGAACTGGGTACATCTTAAAGCCTATCGGCTAGGGTGTCAAACTATTTTTTCAAGTTTTTTATGATTTTCCTTCAGGTCGATCATAATATTGCGCCAGATCATTTCCAGACCTTGCTGGCGGCCTTTCTTGTACTGCTTAAATCGATATTTTACCGATCTTTGCGCTACTGTCAACAAATTTTTTGTTTTGCTGTCCAGTGCCTTGCTAGGTTTACCAGTGATTAGTAAAGTTTGTTTCATATCGTCGATTCCTTATAATTGATAAGTTTGCCGCCGATAGACTTTAAGATATACCCAATTTTTAAAGAGCGCGGCGGTAAACTTCCCGCCGTGTAGTTCGTCATTGCCGCCCTACGTGATAAATAATAGCAAATACCAAAAAGGGCGCAACCTTATTTTTGTAAAGAAATGTAAAGAAAGCAAATACTCGCACCGCGTCCGGCGACCTGGGCGCGGCGCACTAAAATTAAAAGAAACGGGCGCGCGAATACCATAAAACCCAGCAGATAAGCAAGTAATTTTTTCAGTTTTATTTGCCTTGCCCTACTTGACAAAATCTAAAAAGCTCGTGGTAGCGATAAACGGCTTATCCCCTTATGATGGGATGGCTAAAAACTTTACTGCGTTGTAGGGCGTTTTAGGCGCATTCTAGCCTTGTTGATAACTTATCCCCAAAAGCAAAAATGAAATTTTCCTAGTTATCCACTTGACTTTTATTTTCCAGTGGATAACTACTTATTTTATAAAATTAATTAATTGACTTTTATTTGTTAGTATGCATCGAAAAGATAGCAGACTAATAATTGCTAGGATGATAATCATGCTGGTGGATTGTAACGGCTTAAATTATTAGCAGACTATTAATCACGGAAAATCTCATTAGCCAACTAACTATTTCATGATATATAATATACTTATAAATTAATGAGAAATAATAATGATAAGAAATCGTAACCGATAGAAATAATAACTATAAGAAACTAGCGGCCTAGGTGAGAACCACTATCATTTAAGTTATCCACAACGTTATCCACAGCACTTTTTGATTTGACACGATAGGCGGCGATATAAGGACTTTTACACAGACTTATCCACAGGTTATCCTACTGTATAAATATACAGGGTAGAAAAGTAGTGTTAACAACTGCAATCAATTTTAAGCGGCCTAAATCGCTTTCTAACGAGCTAAATGCGATGGGGTAATATTAAAGTAAAGCCTTCACCAGTCGCCCTGGTGGTTTCGCCGTGTTTTGCTCTTTACTGCACCGCTGCGCGGTTAGCATAAAACTAGGCGCTAGGCAAGGAAAATAAAAAGGTAAAATAATATTTGCCCCTAGAAAGAAAATACCTTTATCATTCTTCTACCGATTAACGAGGGAGGCCAACAAATGAGGCTATACAAACCAGATAATGCAACCGTCTTAAAAGGTGCGCTGCGTAACCTGCTGGACGGTAGCAGAACAACCAGTATTAAGCACTTTGTTAACAAGGCCGAAGATATTCACCAAAATTTTTTTGATGATTTCGATGCCTATGATATGAGTAGTTTTTTGCAACTGTATAAGCAAGGGGCAACGCTTGTTTTATATAATCGAGATAATCACCTGCTTACTAGTAGGGGGCCGGACACTGATTTCATAATCGTAAAAGGTAACACAGTAAAAGCCTATGATACTGGGGCGGGCTTAGAAGTTTTTTCAATAGAAAATTATGAAGCCAACCCCAATGATCTTTATGACGTAGAAAATTTTCTCGATTCATTTTGGCGTTATTTATCCGTTGGCTGGAATCGGTCAATTGGTGACGGGTATCGTCTGGCGGCTGTAATGGCCTTTGATGATGATGGCAATTTTTTGCTACCGTCGGAAATATATCCCTACGTATATGATGGGGATATCGAAAGCGCGGGCTTTTCTTTCTGGAAGGAGGAGGAGGATCAGCCTATTGACAACATGGAAAAACATGCTGTAAATTCTAACACTCAAATCACTGAAAACAAAGGAAAAAACACCATGACCAAGATTGCTAACATCGTTGCCGCTAATAAATCCGCCGTTGTAAACGCTGCAAAACTGGAAGCGGGTAAAATTGCACTGACTCAAATCACGAAAGTAGCGGCTAAAAAAGCACCGTTCATGATTAAAGGTTATATTGATACGCCGGTTGGTCGGGTAGTGATTGCTAACCTGCTGAGTGTAGCGGTTGACCAGTACGCCCCTAGCAACCAAAAAGCGAAAGCGGTAGCGGGCGCAGCTATGGAAGCGGCCATGTTAGAAATGGTACAAAGTTTTAACATCGCTGAAATGATTGATGAAATGGTGAAAGGTATTGATATTTCTACTTTTACCGTTAACAACGAAAGCGAGTAATAGCTAATCTAATGTAAAGTTTTGTAAAGGTCGCCATAATCGGCGGCCTTTTTTGTTATAATGCCTTTACACCGTTTGAGGACGGTTGAAAATTTCCCAAAAATTTGGAGGCTTAAAATGGTTGCATATTCTTCTTCTGACGCTCTTTTCACTGGAAAAGGCTGGGTATCAAATCGCTGGATCATTCAAGAAATGGTGCAAGAATACGGCATTGCTAAAACTTACACTACCATTCAGGCGCTTTATGATAATGATCAAATCGATCAGCAAACGGCTGGCTTTTTACTGGATACCCTGAAGGCGGAACATTGTACTAAAAAACAAGCCGCCAAAATTGTTTTAATGTAATTAATAACGGGGGATATTATATCCCCCGATAACTAGGAGGCTATCACAAATGGTTATTTTTCGAGCTATTCTGGCGGGTATCTTGGGCGCTATTTTGACTCTTTTCGCCACCGCTTATGGTATTCAGGATTCCTATTGCGGTTTAGTAAATACAAAACCAATGGTTACTATTGGCGCGGGTATCGCTGTTTTTTCTTATTTGCTGGGCTGCATGAATAAAGGAGAATAAAAATGATTCGCAACGTTTCTCTTGCTCGTTCGAAAGGCTTTAAGCTGGTGGATGTGAACACGTTCGAACGGGAAGACTGTAAAATCGAATATGTAGCACGGAATAAAAACGCCTTTCGTGTTACCGAGAAAAAATTTGACAAGCGCGGCAACGTGATAGCTGAAAAGGTTAAATATTTTGCCACCTTTTACGCGGCCTTTCGTGGGGTACTATGAAAAGCGTTATTGTTATTCTCCTTGCAATGGTTGGCGGTTTTACCGCCACCTTATTTAAGCATGATCCCATTTTATTGGGGATTTTTATGCTTTTATCTGGTTATCTGATTGGGAGGTTATAAAATGGTAATTTATGAAGGCAATCGCTTTATTACTAATTGCCGTCCGGCATTGCTAGCAAATTACTTGAGTCAGCTTTCACCAGCTTATAAGGGCGTTATTAATATTTATGAGGGCAAAGCGCATTATAAGATTAATGCGGTCGTTGCCCGTGAACTAGCGTTTCAATTTTTGACCTTTGCATCTTGCGACGTTCAGGTTATGGGTGAAGCGTTAATTGCAGAAAATGAAGATGATTTTATTAATATTTTCCGCAAAATATGCACCGAGCGCCTGATCATGAAAGGCGCATATATTCAATCCACTGCGGATAGTATTGAAACAGCGTTTCGAAAGGTGGCACAATGAAAAAGTTTTTAATAGCTGGCATGTTTCCGTTGTTGCCTTATGTAATTTGCTGGGCTTTATATGCTCATGGTGCTAGTGTTCCCGGTGTGGCCTCGTTTGGTGTATCGGCTGGTTTTCTAACCGGACTATTGGCAAGCGTATATTTACGCAAATAATTAATAACGGGTGTTATTATGAGCAATAAAATTGTTGTAACCAAAACTACCACAATGGTTGATGTTTTTTACGTGCCCGATACGCCGGAAAACCGGCGAGCGGTCGAGCGTGGCGAATATGATAAAGTGATTTATGATCACGATGGTTATTATCAGCATTTAGTGGATTCCTACGGGGAAGAGGAAAAAATCACGCATCGACTACCAGACTAATAATCATGGGGCGCAACTATCAGGGAGTGCCCCAATTCTCAAATGAGAATGATTCTCATTTGACCGCGCCCGCGATGGTTAGCCTGCTAATGATTAGGGTGTTACGTGTCGCCTTGTGTGATCGTTAGCGAGCTAACTAATTTTCAAGCCTCCTCCAATTTTGCCCTTGTTTTAGTATCCCCACCAAAATTAAACGCGTTAGAATGCGATTCAGGACGTTTTAGCGGTATATTAGAATTATTCACTACATAGGAATACTGTATATTTGTACAGTAGGATAAGCTGTGGATAAGTCTGTTAATAACGCTTCAAAATGGCTAGGATTCTGTCAAGTCAAATCGTGCTGTTGATAAGTCTGTGGATAACTTAAATAACAGTGTTTCTCACTTCCATTCTTAAATGCGAATTATTATCATTCGCATTCCACTATCTAACCGATAATCATTTCCTTTCCTAAATGAGAATCATTTCACTTTTTGAATAGTTCTCATCCCCTTTCTTAAACGAGATTGATTCTCATTTCACTTTCTAAATGCGAATTATTATCATTCTCATTCCGCTTTTTAAATGAGAATGATTCTTATTATCATTCGTATTTAGCGCAGGGCAATTGCCCTGCGCTTTTGTGCAAATCCGACATTGCTCCACGGGTGTTACGTGCGGGCACGTATGTGCAAATCCGACAATTTTTGGTAGTGTGCAAATCCGACCCGAAAAATTTTTATAGTGTGCAAATCCGACAATGAATTTTTCCAAAAACTCCAGCAATCCGATGCTGCGCATCAATCCTGTGGAGTATGTGCAAATCCGACACGGTTTTTCTAGGATTAAGATGTGCGAATCCGACAAGATTTTTGTGACTTCGATTGGAGGGTGTGTGATTGTGTGGGTTTGAGGAGAAGTTGAGAGAGCGAGAAAAATTTGAGGGAACTGTGAGAGGGGCGCATGTTTGGTGCGGAGCACCTGATTTGCGGGGATTTTGGGGAAGAGTTGAGATAATTTGGGTTAATTTGAGATAGGTGCAGAAAAAGTAAAATTTTATTAGCAAAATGGGGCAAAATAGCTTGACAAGTGAAAATTTCTGTGGCTCTAAAAACTCAGGCAATCATGGGCCTTCGGCCCGAAATAATGCTGCTATTTTCAGGAGAGTAAGAGTTCCTAAAAACTTAGGCGTTTGTGCAAATCCGACCATAAATTTCTAGAATATCAGTGTGCAAATCCGACAATAATTTCTGGAAATGTGTTTTCAAAAAATGTCTCCTAGAAATAACCGCCCTCCCTATAACCGCCCTGTATTAACCGCCTAGTATATGTTCCTAGAAACTTAGGAGAACCGCCCTAGAAAGAGTGATATCTCGTGAGTATTTCGTGAGAACTCTGGAGTTTCTAGGAAAGTGTTGTGCCACCCTAGCAGATGAGCGGCAACAGGTGTATCATCTTGAATGTAAATTATGTGGACAAAAGTTTTACCTTTTATTTAAATAAAAGATCCCCCAATCTCGTAAGTCTGCTGCTCTAGGCGTTCAAGATCTGTATGCTAATCCCGTGAAAACTGCTGCAGAATACATCCTAACGCCAGGGGCGCTGGTGTACTCTTCGAGTTGGGATAGCAATAATCTTGTTGCCTAGAGCTAAAAACAGAAGTTGTTTTTAATCTATGAGATTATTATAACATGTGCCTTAATGAGTTGTCAAGAAGATTTTGTTAACGTTTATTCCTTCCGCTTGTATTTGAGAACGATACCCTTCGAGACCATGAAGAGGAAAGTTGCAAGATAGGAATGTGGGGATTTTAGCGCATCATAATCTACAGTTCCGAAAGAACCTTCGCCAAATACCTCAGAGTTCTCAAATGTAGGAAGTAAACGTGCCAATCCTACAGCTCCTATAATCTTAAAGAATTGATCCCAGTCATTTAACATTGCTTTATGTGCAGACTGTAAGATTAATGGCATCTCTAGGTTCTTTTCGAGACATAGATGAACCTGCGCAATCGTAGAAGCAATCCCTAGCAACACTTCATCTTTTGTATAAGGGAATCCAGTATCTTTTCTTTGGAGTCTAGGAAGATGATCATATTCACAACGTTTAGGTGGGATGAACTTTTCCTCTGGATATAATTCTAATGCAACTCTAACGTTTCCTTCTTTAAATACTGGAAGTTCCTGATCTGCAAAGACATGATATGAATCTGCCTTGAACCCTACAATCTTATCACCAACAGAATTGATGATCTTTCTCATTGCGATATAAGAAGGGGATAGAGTTACGAATTTTTCTTCTTTATTATATTTAACAATTCCAGCTTCTGTATAAGCTGCGGGATGAAACTCAGAACAGAATGCTACTGCATGAGCTTCATCAGGAGTTAGCTCAGAAACACATTTACCATCTGCATTCTTAGCCAACTTAATAATAGTCTTTAAATTCTCACTAATACTCATATCAAGCCTCCTGAACTTTGTCTGCCGGGTAGAAATCTTCTAGTGAATTGTAGTGAGCAGTAAAGAATTCAAAACTTAAGTAATCAGCAGTATTCTGGATGTAACGCAGCTCATTAATAAAAGACTCTTTGAAGATCTTGCGATTAGGTTTGAGCTTTATAATTTCTTCTACCAAAGTCTCTAGGATCTTTTTTGCGTCTTCAACTTGGTATGCAGCTAAGGCTTGAGATTCATAGATTACTTCATCTACTCCATTAGTAATTAAAGATACTTCTATGATTGTTCCATCCTCTTCTGGATGGACTCTATTTGCATCCAGCTCACGAATGATAACACGAGTTTGACTAGTTATTTGACGATTTAACGCGATTGTGTAATGTAACATATTATTCTCCTAATGTGCCTCCCCCAGTAAAAGGTCTGAGGAGGCGTAGACCTATAAATTAATTAACGATCTTTATTGATCCTTTTTACTCTCATTAAGAGCAGCCCCCAACGCCTCAAGGATAGTATCATTTATGCTCCCAGGCCTAAGATTATTAAAGTGAGTAACATAGATGGGACTTTTAAAACCTTCAGCATTCGCAGGTGCTACGCTTTTCATATCTGACTCAAAAGCTTCTTGGGTATGATTCAACTGTACAGAAGGCCCATAATCTTCACCAACTCGATATGAGGAATTACTTTCTATAACGCCACCACATGGAACATTGTGCAAATCCGATGTTACTTTAGGACTGTTCCACCCTATAATTGGCCCTGACTGCCACGGATCTCTAATAGTCACAGGAGTACTAGGACGGTTCACCTCGGTCTTCACGAGTTTATAACCAGCGTCTATTAATGCATTAATAAGGTTATCAGCTGGAATGCGAGCCTTGCCAAAAATCTCACGAGCGTTGTTGAGCCTACCTTCAAAACCTTTACATGCTCTAATATTAGTGTGTGCAAAGGTTAGCTTCATAGATTTGAATTGTACAGTAGCCGTTAAATCTTTAAAGCTATAATCCCATGTATTCAGTTCATGATCTGGTACTACTTGAATAGATTGTTGTGCATTAAAAGTCATTATTTATTCTCCCGTTTGTCTAACAGTTTATGGGCTGCTAGGTTATATTGCTCAAGTTCACGATTAAGGATTTGGTTTTCACACTTTAGCTCTAGATTCTTATTATTAAGAATATTGCAGATCAGTAGAAGTGCTAATATAACTAGCAAGGAACCTACGAGCATTAAAAGAAAAAGAGTTTCCATTATTTAACTCCCATGTAACGTTTGAGATATATGATGAAGTCTTCTGCTGTATGCTCTACGCTACCTTGAGCTACAAATAGCTTGAGGGCTTCACGTTGTAATTTAAGAGCAGCCAACTCACCGCGTAATTTTGTTATATCTTCCGCTAGTTCTCTAGCTCTGCGCATAATAGCAAATGATACAAATGTTACAATAAATAACATAACTGCTAAAATAATTACTATGATCTCCATATTAACATCCAGCTTTTATCATATATTTGGGCATGTTCTACTAATTCATTTATCGATGTAGAATTATCGTAGATACCCTCTAGTAAACGTTTTCTGTCAAATTTATCAACCAAATACTCTGTGCCATTTATCACTACCCTATACAGCTCTGGAACTAAGGGGTGTTTGTTTGGTATTGGACGACTACCTAAGTCTATTTCATTATACCCCCACGTTGTTTTAAATAGTTTATTACTAAGTGCTGCTAGTGGGTTTGACCATACAATATAGCTACTCACTACTTATCTCCATTCTTAGCTTTGAAAACTTATTATACCAAACTATACGATTATCGTCAATTACAAATTTATGGTAACATGCTGGTACGGTATAAGTTCCATAATCCGTGACACGCTGCACAACCTTGTGTGCACACCGTCGACAACCGTGCCCTTCTAAATGAGATCTAGCAGTTTGCCAGTAATAACCATCATGGTCCGGGCAATAGATCTCGACTTGCTGTTGCATTGTCTTATAATTTACACGTTCATACCCAAAGAAAGCTCCATGAGCTGCAATAGCTTTCTTGATAAATATAAGGTTTAGTGCTTCTTGTTGAAAGTCGGGATGTAGTTGCTTAATCTTAGTTCTATTAATAGATCCATCCGATTTGATGAACCTATTTATTGGAAAGTTGTTAGCTTCCTCTATTAATAATTCATTTACTTTATCTCTCATATTAGATACTCTCACAACTAAGGTGGAAACATTCGTAAGCATCTCCAGTAAACTCTTTATCTTGTAGTATACACTTAGCCTGGTCTTCGGGTACTCCAGCATCTAATAATTGTTGTTTACTTGGCTTTTCAGCGAATACTTTTACAAAATACTCACCATCTTGATTATACTCATTTATATCTCTAGTAAGGACATATACTTGCATTTGAAGTTCCTTGAAGCACAAAAGGCCAGAACAATTAAGTCCTGGCCCCTTAAAATTAATGAAGTTGTTTACCACTTCTTAACATAGTGGCCGTTTCCATAAGACCTAGCGTAGTATCACGCTTATTGATCTGTTTACCAAGTTCATCAGTACGTTTACTGATGTAAGCATTAATAGCCATATTCATAGCTGTAGCGAGATCTTCTTTGGTTATCTCTTCATCGTCTAAAGCTAATTTAGCCAAAGAATCAAATGTGCTAGAGAGTCCTATAAGATCGGAGGTTTCTCCCGCCAAAATAGGATTAATATTATCTACTGTTACTTCTAGCATGGAGTTGACAATATCTTCCCCGTCTATTAGACCAGTTTCAATATTACTCTCCCACTCCTTCATCTGCTCCAATAATGGATTTTTCTTTTCTGTCATGGTAGAGGTTTCCTGTATCAGTCGGTAAGAAGGATGATTGCGTTTTAGGTGGATGTTGCTTAGCAATCCAGTTAAGAATCAACACGCGACTAGGAACAATATCGGTGTTATACCAAAAATCGTGAACCCATTGACGGGCGTCTTCAAACTTACCAAATCTATATGCTTTCTTAAACAATTTAAATCCAAAACAATCTGGTGTAAAGTCTACTTCGCGATATTGAATTACTTTAGAACCAGTTAGGTCTTGGATCGCTGCATTAATTTCTGTATGCGAGAATTTTGTTTCGTGAAACTTGTTAAAGAATCGGTAGTTGAAGCGTCCGTTCGTTTCGACAAACAACTGGATGAAGAGATCATTAAATTGGTTATCAAACCAGTAATTCTGTAGTTGTTGTAGTGCTGTCATTTACGAACTCCGTTAATTGCCGTGATAATGCCTTCGTACATAAAAGGAAGTAGCCCAGAAGTGTAGAAGATATTTTGCGTTATTCCTAGATGTTGAAAAAGTATATTAAATAATGCTGTTAGAAATACAATCTGAGGCAGTAATACAAAATACTCAGTTACAATCTTTGGTGCCTGATAAACAAGACGTTTTATCATTGTTTTTAAGTCTCCTTATTACTTTGGCCTGCTCCACAATAATGAAAACTGCGAGCACTAATAATGCTATTAGCCCCGCAGTGATTGGTACTAAATCAATCATGGGAGACGCCATACGTAATTAGCTGTCTGTAGAACCTTAGGAGTATCATCGTGGTGCATTACTACAGACTCTGGTGAATAACTGTTCGCTAATTCTTTACGGATCATCTCACACTCTTCACCAGTATCAATATTTTTAACAATCACTTTCATATTAAGAGGTGTTAATACAGAAAGCGGTTTCCAGGAGTCCTCAATCTCAATTCCTACCTTTTTCTCGATTAACATGAGAACTTCTAGTGTATCATCTGGAATACTAATATTATTATTCACAAACTGTAATATCTCATGTAAGGTATTTAATTCATTAAAATTAAGCTTCATCTTTAAGAATATCCTCTACCATATCACAAGACTGTTGCAATTCATCAGCAATACGTTTAATATCGGTTTTTGTTACTTTACCAACTAGCATCACCAGTAACATAGAAAAGATAATAAGTGGAACTGGAATAACAAATAAAGCTACCTTAACAACATTCTTTGGCGTCCATGTGTGGTACTTGGTAACCAGTACACCAACCACAATTAGATAAAACGCTAGAATAAACATCATCATTTTTTAATCTCCGTAATTATCTGTGCACGCATTACTTTATTAGGTAATTTTGTATTCCCAGCTATTGCTTCAATATTATTTAGTTTTTCTTTTAGAATATCTGAGCGTCTTTGTGCTAATTCAATATCTTGCTCTTGCTCTAGCAAACGGTGGTGTAGTCCATCATTAGTAATAAGCATACTTTCCATGTTTTTTCGTGCATTCACAATCCCAATAACTCCACCAATCGCTACTAGTGTAGTAAGAACTAGTAACCCAATAAGAATTTCAATCAACATTAAATGTCCTTACATTTTTCATTGTTTGGAACTAGTTTACACATCTCCACATTTAACTCGTGGATAGAATTATCTAGTTCTGCTAAACGTGTGTGAAGAGAAACTATACTGTAAACTAACACTCCTAAAAGGAGTGACAACATAAAAATGGATAGTCTTTCCATTATTTCTTACCTTTCAGTTGCTTAACTTCACGCTCAAAAGATGCTGCACGACGTTCGGCAGTCGCTTGATGCTCTTTAGCAAAACGAGCTTCCTGTTTTGCAAGGTTGAACGCCATAGCATTCTTATTCAGAGAATCATACATCTTTTTCATCGCCGGAATAGACATCTTCATTAGCTGACCCTCAAAACCCTGCATGTCGAGGAGAATTGCCAGAACGTTAGCCATTTCGTTTTTAGTCATGTTTTCCATTAGAATTTCCTCTCTCATTAATTTATGAACTTATTATACAGAATTTTAAGGCTTAAAGCAACTGAATTTTTTAATTACTTACCAATCGTTAACAACGCCGGAGAACTCAGAAGCAAAAACTTTTTCAAATTTCTCTGCAATTTCAGGATGATCTTTGCAGATCAGCTCAATACAGGCTTCTGGAGTCATTCCTTCATCTTCAGGATCACCATAATACTTGTCCCAAAGATCATCAGGGATGATGTGCTCTGCCAAATCTTGGAAAGAGATTAGCTGATAACGTTCTGCTTCCTCGGGGATAAGAATTTCGCACAGATCTTTATCTATATCGCTACGGTAATCAGCAATTAGCAGGGCATTGCAAGCATGACACTCCCAGACCATTAATCGTTCAGAGATAGGATTAGACTTATCCTGAACGTAAGACTGGAACAAGGTTCGGAAAGTTGCCTTAACTTGTTCAAACTTATCTGCTGCTGCGAAAACTAGAGCTTTATCAACTTTGTTCATTTTGATTCCTTCTCATCAATTTATAAAGTAATTATACAGAAACTTAAGCATTTTAGCAAATAAAACTTTTAATTAAAATGCCTAATCCTATGCCAATAGCAGTACAAATGACTATAAGTATTACTATCGCTTGTATAATTCGTTTAATAATAGCCTCAGCTATATACTTAGACATTTATATCCCCACGCAATACGGCAGCTACATCTTCCCCTATTTGTAATACTTCACCAGTAGTGCAGTTGACCACTCTATCATAACTAGTAAACTTACCTGATACAATATCTTCTAGAGGGATAGGAGTTTTGCTCATTTCAAAAGAGACATTGATATAACGTGGATCACGTAGGGAAGTAGTATGTACATGTCCGTGAATATTTAGTTTGCCACGAAGTTCATTGGGATGCAATGGGCAGTGAGATAGCCAAAACTTTTTGCCACCTCCAGTCTGCTTGCCTAGAGCTTGAATATCGTCATAAACTTCCGCTAAGTCCCTAATACTCAGTCCTTGACGCTCCGCATCATGATTACCCATAATGAGTTGATTAGGGACATTGTGGATAACCGACTTTAATTTGGACAGACCTTCACGACCTACTGCAATATCTCCTAGCAAAATAAGTTTTGTTCGTTTACCAATATGCTTGGACAAAGTATCTAGAATATACTCATCGTGCTCTTTCATGTTCTTAAACCACGGACGGAAACGTAGTGCTCCAGGGTGGTCTAAGTGCAAGTCTGACCAGAATTTAACCTTCATCACTTACTCCTTTTTTGTATTAAATTATCAGCCCAGGTAGTTAATACTCTAGTTTTAAACTCCTCGGGAGTCTCTCCTTCCTTAAGGTCTACCTCATTAAGGTAGGTAGTAAGCCTTGTTTCTATCTCTATTTCAGCAGGAGAATTAAAACAAAAATTGACTGCTATTCCAGAATATATTACTCCGGTATCTCCTTTGACGAAAGCATTAACTAATGCCCTCCAACGAAGGGCATCAATACGCATTGCTCGTAATTCTTCTTGTACTTCTTTCATTCTATCATTCATTAAAGGATCCTCTGTACACCACAACTATCTTCTCGAAGCGTGGTAAATGTTGTGATTTTCCCAGTTTCATCATTAACTTGCGCAACCGTCAACTGCCCGTTGAAAACACCGCCAGTATCTAGGTAAACACGGTTTTTATAAAGAAGTGGATAAGGAACCCCAGTATGTCCGTGAAACACAAAATCTACTCCCTTAACTTCTGGTACTTCTACCGTGTATTTTTCTTTAAATCCTGCGTAACGCTGGAAATATGAGTGTTCCTCGCCATTTTTGGACAAATGAAAGCCTATTTCTTGGATTACATCTCGATCCCATAAATATGGTTCAACATGGTATCCAGGATGGTCATGCGGGTCTTCCTTAGCTGCTTCTACTTGCGCAATAAGATTATCCCATACCGGGGTTTCTACTTCGTTACCACATTCTTTGTACGTAAAAGGTACACCACCATGAACAACACCGTATTTCTTGCCACGATGCAGCACAGTCAGAAATACTGGAAGTTTTTCAGCCATATCTTCAGCAATATTTTTAATGGTATCTGCATCTAGTTCATTCATAGCCCACATACCACCGTTATACATCCAGTTAGCCCAATCTCCCACAATCATAAATTGGTCATGATTACCCCGGACACTGATAAAGCGTGGATTATACAGGAACTTGGCTAAAACTTGTAGGTTCTGCGTACCTCGATCAATTAAATCCCCCACGCATACAACGCAGTCTTTCTTGCCGTTATAGCCAGCTAATTGTAGTGCATCTTCTAGTAAATCGTTGCATCCATGAATATCACCAACAAAGAATAAATTAACGTCATCAGGTACTACTAGTGTTTTATGCACATTAAATTCTTTTTTCATAATTATTCCCAAATAACATTTAAAATAGTTGTACCATAATTATTTGATAGTTTTAGAGTATAACCATCTTTATAAAGTGCTTTTATAGCTTCATAACTAATTTCATCACGATTAAATTGTATAAAAGAACCCCCAGCCTCTACAGAAGCTAGAATCCGTCTTTTAACGTATCTATACGTTTTCTTTCGGCTCTTAAGGAGTGCAGCTCTATTTATTCTAGCTAAACGTTTTGCTTGTTCTGCTAACATTTAATTATCCCCAATGGTTAGTATGTTTTTCAGCCTCTTCATCATTAGGTTCAAATACTACGTGGCAATCTACAGCTTCCCAAAAGGCTTCACGGATTAAGGAGTTTTTAGCTGAAATATCTAACTCTTCCCACTCCTCTAAAGTCTCTAGGTCTGTATCAACTTCGGTATCACAGCCAACCAAACCCAGAGACACAACAAGAGTAAGACAATCTTCACGTTCTTCGGGATAAACCTCAGCATACTCCCAAGCAGCTTCTTCAACATAATATTGTTGTTCCTTTTCTGGAAGTGACTTATACTTTTCTTCTGTAATACCCATCTCAACAGCGCGAGTACCACAAACTACGTTATTATTAATAATTAGATATGCATAGTTCATTGGAATACCCCTATTTCTTGTAGTGTGTAGATAGCCTTCTTATCAATTTATATAATTATTATACCAAAATTTTTAGCAAAAAGCAAGTAAAATAAAAGCCTGATCCGCTAAGATCAGGCTTGGTTTATTAATCCTCTGGATTATCATCCAGGAAATTTTTAATAGCTTCGTGCATAGTTTCTTTACGAAGCTGACGTCCAATCAAAATATGATTAGCTTCTACTCGACCATTAGGTAAGCGATCCGCTAGAACTACTACAGGAACTTGGCGTACACCAAATTTCTGCATTAATTCTGTATTATCAGTCTCTTTATGAATTTCCAGATTATAGTCATTGACTACTTTATCAAATACTGGCTCAAACATTTTGCAAGGATTGCAAGTAGAACCTTTCAATAGATATACTAATTTACTCATAGTTATTAATGGCCTCTAAGAAGTTTTTCATAGTTTTTACGGTTGCGGTGCTCAGATCAAGATTTACACCCAAACACTCGGTTAATGCTTCCTGATAAGGAGCCTTTAATCTGCCTTCTGGGACTTCTACCTTCTTATATTCTTTATTTTTGACCTTTTTAATCATAGTCTCTAGTACAAGAAGCGGTAATTTAGCGCCCTCAATATCAGTACCCAAAAGTTCAGTTAAAATTTTATTAAGATCAAGACGAGTTAACTTTTTGCCCTTAGACATAGATGCACCTACCTTTGTATCAATAGATTTTTCCGCTTTCTTTTCGAGCTTTTTGTACTCAGGAGAGTCATGATCACGGAGTGCAATGTTTAGCTCGTAATGTGGTATACGAAAATGTTCCGCCATTTGAGTATAGAAACGATCAGACATAATATATACCTCTCTTAACTAATTTATGTATATATTATATAATAACTAGGGCTAAAAGTCAACTACTTTTTTATCTTAATCTACTATATGTATAAATCTTTTCCTAACTAGATACATAGTTATTGGGTAAATTGAGTACATAAGTATCGGGGAGAAAAGGGTGAAATATGCTGTAACTCCCCCAGCTAACATCAAAGGTATTAATGCTAGAGTAAGGGCCATAAGAATCATGCCGAATGAAACAGCCAAAGCTATGGATATAGGATTCTCTAGTTCCATCCATAACCAACAATATTTCGTATCTCTATGGCAATTGCATTTACAAACGCCGAATGAACCCATAATTATATACTCTAGTCCGTGAATAACCTTTATTAATAAGCTATTTCGGGTAGTTAATGCAATGATAGTAAAGACTATCATTAAAACGAATACTACTAGACTTATTTTCCAGATACCTAGCAGCATCATAGTGAATAGTTCTGCAAACATGGCTTTCTCCTATCTTCAAAAATTATTAAAGCCCCCTTTGCCTAAAAAGGCGGGAATATTCCCGCCTCAGTTATTAATTAAACTAGTTCGACATGACCGCCATCATAGGTACCACGTTTTATTTCATCGTGATAATCTCCCGAAGCATTCCAATCAGCACCAAAACGAAGTTTAATGCCCAGTTCTTTACCAGCTTGTTCAAAAGCCTTTTTAACTGCCCAAAATGCTTCTAAGTCATTCCAATCAATCTTGCCATTAATGTATGGAGCAAAATCAAGAGCATCCCCAGTAATATGCTTGCTTTTACTAGGATCTTTTAGAAATGAAGTACCATTAGCAATATTCTGGGCACTTTGTGCTACTGTACGAATACCCTGTACGATTGTGAAATCATACGGAGATAATTCTAAAGCCCTACGAGCTACTTTTTGTAGCTCTGGCTTAACGGTAGCTAATTGTTTTTCGCTATTTTTACCAAATTTAAAACTCATATTGATCTACCTAAAGATCTCTGTTGTGGGGAACAGAGCTTTGCTAAATATTCCTTGAACTGTTCAGAATCAGCTGTATCTACCGGATTATCTTTCCAAGCAATACCAATATATCCAGCATAGATATTGTTTAGATTGAAATATGGACAAGTGTATATGTAATTAAAAGTAACGTTCTTAAACGCAGGTATATTTAACCCCATGTATTTATTTACTTTTACACTTAAATCCGATGCGTAGTTAAAGCCTTCCAAGTGACGTCTATATAGCTCAGACGTTTTATTTACCGCTTTATCGGCCAAGTCAGCCCTATCTAATTGCGCATTGCTTTCCCATGCAATAATGTTAGAATAATCATTAATGGCATCGGGTTTATACTTGACGACAAAAACAGCATCCGCACCCGTTTGAGAAAAGAGTACCATGCTCTTTTCTCTAGCTACATTAGGAAAGTTATCTATCCTTTGAGTTTGAACATCCTGTAGAACCGCAGACGTGGAGAAAGTCTTTAAGAATGACATCACCTCGCTAGTATTACTAACAAATAAGAAAATAATGACAGCAACTAAGATAGTTAGCAGACGTTTAAGAAGCGATGCTGGATCTTTCGCTTCTTGGAGCAGTACCGTTAATAATTGTAAGAACTTTTCCAATTGTAACCTCCTCTAACCAGTACCATTATACTAATTTTGGAGGAAAATTACAATGTGTTTTTAAAGATCACTTCTGGAGCATAAAATTTTGTCGTTGTCAAGAAGAATTTTAGATAAAAGAAAAGCCAGGGTCGTTAAACCCTGGCTTAAAACTACTTACTCTTCGTTGTGCTCCTCGGATTGAGGTAACTGGGCTTTATTATATTGCTCAGATCGATATTTTGCCAAGATTTCAATACGCTTATGGATTTCCTTGCTATCTAGATAGATATTTTTGTTATCTTTTACCATCTCGTCGATTTCATCTATTGAGAAGAACGGATAGTAGACATCTAGCATCATATCTTCTACAAACTTGTTGTAAGATTCATAGGCTTTCTTGATTTCTTGACCCTTCTCACAGAACCCGCCAGAGAACGTGTGTCCCATTAGCGTAGCATGTGGATGTACTACCCATCCATGACAAGATAGGAAAATTGTGCAGTAAGCAGAAGCACTAGGACCAATCAGGTGTCCTATAACTGTTCCACGGCAATTAGCAATTAAGTTAGATAACTGTGCAGCAGTATCAACATAACCACCCGGACCATTAATCATCAGATTAATTTCGTCGTCCTCATTTGCCTGCATAAGTACCATTGATAAATCACGGTATTCATCCGGCGGGCCTAATTCTTCATCAAAGAAAAAGGTATACTCGTTAGATTGGCGAATGGAGTGAAACAGGTTAGTCTTTTCTTCTTTTTTATTAGTCATAGCGATCCTTGATTATCCAACTAGTGGTTCTAGCTCTAAGTCACAGAAGTTATAAACTTCTAGTTTAAGGTTATTGATACCATCGAATTTATTAACTAATTCGTGAGTAATATATTTTGCAGGAATACCACTTTCAGATGGATGATCTGATTTAATAGTGAACTTCTGCTCAGCGGGTACTACATTTACTATCAAAGAATCCATATCTAAATGGTTTGTTTCTCTGAGTAACTCTCCTTCATTGGGGAATCTAACATCTGTTATTACGGCGACATCTGGGTCGTCTTTAGCGATGGATTGCTCCAGAATTATGAGCCAAATGCGTTCATGCACCAGCTGCCTTCCTAGCTCTGTCCCTACGAGCTGTAACATTTTTCTCGGAGAAATAAATAAACTATAAAGTCCGTCTTCTTTATTCTCTGAGATAAGTTGTTGAGGATTAAGATATTTTTCCTCAAAAATAGGCCAAACGTACGAGAAGTCTTCAAACTTATCGATACCGTACTTAAACCACACATCTCTAGCTCGCTCCAATTGAGATTGTGTGACCGTAAACCATTGGTCAATCTCTTTTCCTCTGCGCTCTCCTAGAAACTCTGGAGTTACACCGAGGATTACGGATGCAAGTTCATAAACGGGCTTAGCAAAACTATAACGACGGGATAAACACGTTGGATACGTGTCATTACACCAATCGATAATTAATTTTGCAACGGTATCTTTTCCCGAACCAGCTTCACCATGTAAACCGACTAATACTAACATTAATCTTTCCTATTGTTAATTGGTGGATAGTAAACTAAGCAACGTTTTTCTTGTAAATCTTGGCGATAGAAGCAAACCATACCAGTCAGTCGTGAAATGTAAGAGTAAACTGCTTCCTCACATTTTGCTTTTGCATTCCAATCTTTATATGGTACAACAACTACTACGCCATCTTCTCCATTTGTAGCTAATTTCTTTTCAAACTTAAAGTCAAAGCTACAAGGTTGAAGTCCTTTAGGCCAGTCTACATGAGCTTGCTTTAACTCATGAGATGGCTCTGGTTTTATTTCTTCTGCACAGCCTGTGATTGTGATTGCGGCTGCGAGCAGTATTCCAAGTTTCCAGTTAAACATGCTAATCTTTCCTCGAACTCTTTACTCTGCTTTTTAGCAATTAATGTTACCAATCCAGGCTTTGCAGCTATAATATCTTGGCGACTAAGAGCTTTGTCTAACTGCTTAATCTTTTTGTCTAGATCTGCTTGCGAAATATTATTCATTGTGAAATACTGATTCATTCTAGTCTCACGAAGTTCACTTTCAGCTTTCACCTTACTAAGGGAAGTTTCTAGAGAAGAGATCTTTTTAGTAGCTACCGCAAGATCTCCCGCTAAAGTCTCCACTTTATCTACTAAGTGATAAGCACCGAACCCGATGCCTATCGCTAGACCTGCTCCCAGGATATACCACTTACCGTGCCATATTCCTGAAAGAAGTTTTTGTATCAAATCCATGCGCTGCTAACCTGTCTTTATCTGATACTTTAATCATATCAGGCTCACCAGTTCCTAGTACACCGAAGATATACTGTTCGAGAACTTGGTGTAAACGGTATAAGTTACTTTCAATTTCCTGCCACGGAATACCGGACTGATGGAAACGAATGTTAGTCTGAATCACGAAGTTACGAACATCATCGTTATCGTTCTTCTTGATACCTTTCACATATGCAATCGGTACACGCAGTTCGGACAAGATACGTTCTGCTTTAGGTTTTGCTTCAACGAGCAGATCACGCATTGTTTCACGAACATCTCCACGACTCTTATCCATTAAGTAGGAGCGAGCATGCAACCCCATCTCTTCCATTTTATCGAACATAGTGTCGAGGTTGAACGTTTTGAAGCTAAATGCTGGATGCCAGCAGTATAGCTCGTGTAACCAGTAAACTTCGCCTGCAACAAATAGTGGGTTTACAAAATATTCGAAATCACCACGGAAAGATAGCGAACCATCACGAAATACCTGGCGACTATGCACGATGTTCTTTTCTGCATCATCAGTTACTTTAACTAGTAGCTCTTCAGTTTTACGCTCCCAAACACGATCTGGGTCGAACAAACTGTTCTGCAAATCATACACATCGGCGAACTTAGAAATAATCCTCATATTTAATCCTCTTGCCTCAATCTATAAACATATTATACAAAAGTTTGGGCATCTAAGCAACTAAAATTTTATTATAAAAATAGCCCAGTCGCAAAAGTGCAGGCTGGGCTTTGTCATTATTTGCTTTTGCTAGTAAGCTGACTTAGTGTCAATCTTATGTAATATTAGTTTTTCTAGCTTTGTGCAGTACCCCTGCATTTCTCCATAACTTAATATCGTCTACTGTTTCTTTATAAGGAGCTATGGTAAAACCTAGTGGGCCAGCACTAAATAATCCTAAGAATCCTATTGCACGCATATAGAATAAGCATTCTTCGCCTGTCATTTCTTCAACTGCTTTTCTTTGTTTTTCGTTTTCAAACTCGTGCTCCTTGTTGTCTATACGAAGGTGTTTAATGAACCATTCAGCAGAATATTCATCTAAGTGTCTAAGTATAGCTACTGCATACCCAGCGCCGATTAAAAACCAAGTGGTAACAAGAATTAGTACTATAGTCATATAATCTCCAGTTAAGGTCAGCGACCAACTCACCACTTACCGCACTAAGGGGCACGACTCCCTTATCCGTAACAGTTGCAGGTGACGCAACTCGGTCCTACGCGAGTTCTTTAATTATTCTGCATTTCTGCTTTAAATTTTTTCATATTACGAGTTTTTCGGTAATAGAAAAATACAGATGCTGGTCCTAGCAGAATATCCATAATAAATATCACAGACATACCACATCTGAGTAGTGTTTTATCATCAAGAGGTGCTAGATCTAGTGGGCGTGTTTTATGTATAACATATAAAAGTACGTCTTTGTTCTTAGAGATATACAGATCATCAATCAAGCTGTAAATAGCAACTATAGACCCAATAACGAACCAAAGAGCAAATGGAGAGATAATCATTTCAGATCCTTTTCATTAATTAAAATATTTGTAAATAATGGGGTATTCCCTAAGCACATGGTAGGCCCAAAGGTTTGCATAGCTACCCACAGCTGCATAGTAATCATACCCTCTTTAATCTCTGGATCTTTGTACTCCTCGATACGTTTTTTAGCAAAGGCAACTACATCTGGATTATTTTTATTTTCCTGAATATAGTCATGCCAAAACTGGGTATTCTCACTACGTAGGAATGTTAAAACATCCTTAGTTGCTGGAATCCGCACCGTGCTGTTGATGTTTAGCTTTTTCACGTTCTTCTCTCCTACGTTTGCATTCTTTCATCATATGAGCTGCTACAACTTCATGGTAGTAGTCATTAATGTTACCTTCTGGTAAGAAATGCTTAATAGTCTCTAGCTGACAAATAACTCGATGAAGATGGTTATTGGGTAGACACAATTTTATACCTGCAACAAATCCAGAGAAGCCTGGAACACTGAACATGGGTTGGGCTTCTACTCTACCTTCAGAGTTGATATTAAGATCAATTGAGATACCCATTTTCATGCTATAAAGCTGGCAATATTCCCCATTACCAGACCTTGACCAAACAGTGAAATCCTCATCAATTTGATCTTGGATTTCTGTAATTGCAAATTTAATTCTAGGGTCTAAATTATTCATCTTCACCTTCAAAGTCGCAATCATAACGACAAGTAAAAGAACTGGAGCTATTAGTACGTTGAGTGGTTATTTCACCGCGTTTGCTAATAGTAACGGCTGGAGTAGAGAAGTTTTTATTAGTATATATTTCTACTTTACCATTACGTTCCTTAACATCACGAACTTTACCATACTCGGTAATAATGCCGTTCTGTTGGACTTTAACATTACCATTTTTCATAGAAACTTTGGTAGATGCCAGAGAACCGAAACTAACTGCGGAGATCATCAGTGCAATAATAAACTTATTCATCTTCATCCTCCCCACTACAATCACGACATACATCATAATCGTTGAAAGAACGTTCGTGAGCTTCACACCACCAAGAACAAGAATCGCAGAGGAATATTTCGGTTTTCTCTAGTGCTTGACCTAAAAGATCATCAGCTTCCTCAGCAGTAATCTTCAATCCGCACACATCTGCCACACGTTCTTTAATTAAACGACCTGCTTCGTGATAAGACATACAGGTTCCCACAACATCATGTTCAAGAACATGAACAGCACAGTCTAGACGAGTTTTCATTTCAAACCTCTCTCATCAATTTATAAATATATTATAGCAAGAAAAGAGAGGTTTAGCAAATGAATTATTTCAGAATTTAGTCATAGCACCACCATAATCCACGCTTACGCATGTCATGATCGCGATTATAAGCATAATTTTCTGGATCTTTCATCACGCGGTGGAGTTCTTGACGATTCCCTTGACGAACCATTTTATTAGAATGCCACTTAACATTCTTACTAATAGAATTCCAGTTATAACCATCCTTTTTCTCATTACGAATGGTTGCTTCCTTCATTTCCTGTTCTACATCATCCCAGGATTTAGCATAAATAACACGAATCCAGTAACCATTTTCTTTGAGGAAAGAATATTCTTGAGAGAATTGTTCTTTAGACTTCCACCACTGATCCCCAGATTGTCTACGATAAGTACGGCTCATATTACCTCCATTAAGTCTTTTAAATTAACCTAATGTGGATGAATTTTGTTATACATAAATTATTTACCTGTATACAGAAAAACCCCAGACTACTTATTCAATAGCTGGGGTTTGTTGTTAATTACAGATCGGGGCGTTCATCTTCAAACGCCACGAAGCCATCAAATTCATCATTTGAAATACCACCAGTATAGGTGATGTCCATAATCATCGCTTCCATTTTCCTGATCTCAGAGGTTTTCATACCTGCTTTACTATTCTTATAATATTTGCGAGGGTTCCCGCACATCCAACAAGAACAGATGCAAGGAGTAGTAGTGATAATACCTAACCGCTTAGGGCTTTCTTCATGTGGGAAGACTGTCCAATACTTCTTGCGGTTGTTCTTCACACGTTGCCGGTGATGGCGTCTTAATGCTCGATCCACACATTTCTCCTAAAACTTGGGAGATAAATGGAGTTTGCTCGACTACCTTGCGTAGCTGGGAGAAATCGTATCCAAACCCCATTACATCGCCTGAGTAAATGTACGACTAATAACGTCGTTCTGTTGTTCGCGAGTCAGTGCATTAAATCGAACAGCGTAGCCAGAGACACGGATGGTCAACTGAGGATATTTTTCAGGATGTTTCTGCGCATCCAAAAGCTGATCACGGCTTAACACATTGACATTTAGGTGCTGACCACCTTCGATTTGAGGGGCGACTTCCACCTTAACTTCACGGAAGGCTTCAGGATCGAATTGTGGTATGATACCTTCTAGATCTTCAACTAGAACTTTCTGTTTAAGTTCACCATTGTCGGAGTATAGCTGAATAATCTGATTTTCATGAACAAGGTTAATTACGCCAGATTTAAGATTTTGATATGCTTTCATTAGATCTCCCCGATGTTAGAATTTGGTAGTTAGTAGTGGATTTGAACCACTGTAGTCGCTCCGTATGAAGGAGGTGCATAACCACTCTGCCAACTAACTGTTATATTTTACTAGGCTAAGTAAGTATTCTTTATACTCTTTAGACCAATTAGCTTTTTTAAACTTTCCTGGACGCATAGTCTTAATTCCTAAATTTGGTACTCCGGGAGGGATTTAAACCCCCGATCTCTCGGTTATCAGCCGAGTGCTTTAGATCGCTAAGCTACCGAAGCATTAACATTTAATTGCAGAACATTTACCATTTCTAGGCGCACCTGGAAGTCGTGCACGTTCTGCCATTCTTCGCTTAATCTTTGAGATATTTTCTAGTGTTTGTTCTTCAGGCTTAATACCTGAAACACTACACCACTGATTTCCATCCCATGCGGTAATGATCATAATACCATTACCCATAATCTTTTCTGTGAAAGTAATTCTCATTATAGCAACTCGTCTAAGCAAGAGGTATATTTAAGTTTACCATCTTTATCTACTTTGACCTCGATGTCCACCCTGGGTACTTGACGAACTACACCATGAATCATCTTATAGCGAATGCCTTTAGCTGGTTCACGATCTTTTGGAAATATCTGTTTAACCGTTACTACTTTATACTCTTCACGCGGTGTTAACACTACTACTTGATCACCTTCTTTGATCTTCCAAGAGCTAGGAAATTCGTAAGTATAGCGTTGACCACCAGTTTGGAACACAACAGAAAGATAACGTTTCATTTGGTTTCCCTCTCATTAATTTATATAAATATTATAACAATAAATAAGAGAGAAGGCAAATGAATTTTTAAATTTGGTGCTCCCACCAGGAATCGAACCCGGTTCAGATGCTTACAAGGCAACTGCATCGCCAGCAATGCTTTAGGAGCGATGATCCCGTTATTTCAACGGGATTTCTTTTTCAATAACAGGAGACTTATCAGTCATAACTGCCATTGCCATTTGCTGTAGAAATTCAAAAGTAAAGGCAACACGTTCTTCACCAATCTCTACTTCTACACGTTTCTTTTGTTTATCAATCTTTACTTTTAGGTTGTCAGCCATTAGAGAGTACAGTACTGGTAGTTGGCAATACTACAGATGAAGCAACAGTGTTTAAATGCTTTCTCCAGTCTAGGTTAAATTGTTTTCGAAACTCTTCATAAGGTTCTTCTGGATAAAAACTAAAACCTCCTTTCTCATCATTCAAGATAACAGAGCCGTCAGTTTGTTCATATGCTCGATATGTTTCTCCAATAATGATAACTCGCTTATCAGTACTTTTATTACGAAACTCAAAAACGTGCATAGTGTTTCCTTAAAGTTGGAGCGGCTAGAGGGAATCGAACCCTACTCAGCGAGGCTTGGAAGGCCTGCGACACAACCCGTGTGCTTAACCGCTTATTGTTTGGCTGGAGAAGGAGGAATCGAACCTACCATTAACGGAGTCAAAGGCCGTTGTGCTAACCGTTACACTACTCTCCAATTATTTGGCTGGGATGCCACGGATCGAACGTGGAACCTTCGGAGTCAGAGGCCGACGATCTGCCAATTGATCTACATCCCAATAATTTTTATTCTACGGAAAAATTGTTGTTGGCTCAGATTCTTCCAAACGTTTGCCTTCATGATCTACTCGAATAACTCCGCATCCCTCGCAAATCACAACAGCACCGTAGCCTTCTTTAACTTCAGCTTCTGTAATCAAACCAGAAAGATCACCAGTATCTCTGCCCCACATATCAATGGAGCATTGTTTGCAGAAATCAGCCATATTTTATTTCCTATTTAAGTTAATTTGGGGTGGCTAGTGGAATTCGAATCCACATAGGCCTGATTCACAATCAGGATCATTAACCAATTATGATATAGCCACAATTGAAAACTCGCAGGGTTAGCGAAACCTTCCTCAATTAGCATGTTCTAGAATACTAATCAAGTTATCTCCTATTGCACGCAGCTCAAGACGAGTACGAATTTTCAATTGTGGCGGCTCTCCGAAACTCTTCTACCCTAGCCTTAGCAGCTTACTCCCGAACGCATGTCGGGGAAGTCTTACTAAGAGCATCAAATAGCACCGTTACACTTTGAGCCATAGATATATCAAGAAGCAGAAGGACTTGAACCTTCACGAGATAGACCATTTATCTCAGCCGCTTTATGAGGTATGTTGCAAGGAGTGGATGTTCCTTATAAACCTTTTAGGCAGCCCCGTCTACCAATTCCGGCATACTTCAAGAATTTTTTATAAACCAGCAGAAGCCTCATTTAAAGCATCAACAATAGCTTCACGTTGGGTCATTCCATACCCAGTGGAATCTAGGTGTGGCAAATAAGCCATCCATCCCTTATCTGTTTCATGAAGACATGCTCTAAATTTTGTACCATCCTTCATTGTTACAGTAACTGTTTTGCTCATAAGGTTTCCTTATGGTTAATTGGCAGAAGATAATGGAGTCGAACCATCACCGTATCGCTACAGCGGGCTGGTTTTCAAGACCAGTTACGTACCACTACGTCCTATCTTCTATTGTTTGGCGGAAGAGGAGAGATTTGAACTCTCAAGCCGTTTTACCAGTCAGCCACTTTCCAAGCGGTTTTCGTCGCCAATTCGATTTGCTCTTCCAATAATAAGATGATGCCTCTACCACACCAGGCAGTTACGCCTCGCTGGGATTCGAACCCATTAAAACAGCTCAACCGAGATAGTAGGTTTAATTTACTCTGACCATCAAATTTGGTGCGTGACAAGGGATTCGAACCCTCAAAACCCGACTTCTAAGGACGGTATGTATGCCAATTCCATCAATCACGCATGTTTGGTGGAGAATAACGGAATCGAACCGTTCTGATGTCCTCGGTGCAAGCGAGGTGTCCACTCCATGCAGACCCATTCCCCAAATTCTTTAGTTTACTAAGGCTATTAGCTCGGCGTAACTACAGCACCTTCGCTTCAAGCGGAAGGAACCGCGTCATCTCGCAAACCCGATACACTATTCAGTTGCCGCTGAATCTAGTGGACTAATCTAGAACTTCTCCCGAGTCATAGGGATCGTGCTTTTTGGCAGCCAGTCCTAGGTCGAGCTAATACCTTAGTGAACTGTGATGAGGATCTCTCCTCATCAATTTATATAAATATTATAACAAGAAATTAAGCATTAAGCAAGTACATTTTTAGCGATTTCCTGTAGTTCCTTTACATCACGAACGTAAAGGTAATCAGAGCTTCCAGAGTGCATACTTTGCATAACCACACCTTCATCTGGTGCATTATCCCTCAAAGTAATTCCTAACCAGAACTCGGCAAAACTAGGTGTTATCTCACCTTGACTTGCCTTGAATACATCATATTCTGTAAGTTCTTGACCAGTAGATAATCCCAAATAGACAGAACTAAGATCAATCTCTTTATGAGACTCATAAAATTCCGATAGATCTTTTTCCATATCCCAGCCATGCTGCAACGCGAACTCCATTGTCACATGACCGAAATAACCTTGAATCTTGTTTGATAATTGCATTTGCAATTCCTTATTTTGAATTAATTGGTACTCGGTGATAGAATCGAACTATCACAACCGCCGTGTAAAGGCGGGGTTCTCCCATTAAACTAACCGAGCAAAAGATTTGCTACTAAAAATGCTTCGAACAGAAATTCACAAAATCCCGCTAAAAACATACCTATTGTAAAATCGGCAGAAAATACATAGGAATCTTTTATTTTCTGCTTCATTAAGTAAAACCAGATAGTCATTAAAATCTCTCCATTCTAAAGCCAATGAAGTAAGGTGCATTACACGGAACATGCTTAAGATCTTTAAGAGTAATTTTACGTCCTAAGCGTCGTTCCATACAAGTGAAACATAGAACAATATCTTTGGGCTGCCCTTTTCTTATCTGATCCCAGACCCAATCTTCAACCATACACATTTCATGGTATTGTTCACAGTCTCGACAATAATGACACTGATGTTCTGGTACTTTTTGATTTTTAATACACAGTTCAGTAAAGCGTTTTCCGGCTCTGCCAGACATTTCTGATATTGTTTCTAGAACTTTGTTAATATTCATAACAAATTCCTTTAAATTGGTAGATCGCCTGGGACTCGAACCCAGAACCTTCCGATTAAAAGTCGGATGCTACTAAACCTATTGAGCTAGCGATCTATTAGTAACCATTGTATACTTCTTTAATAGAGTGAACTTTCAAGTAAGGGTGATTAGTATTAAACTCTGCCATTACTTCATCCCAATTTTTACCATAATGAGCGAGTAAGGATTTTGATGTATTCTTACCTAAACGTTTGTCACTTACTACTAATCGAAATACTTTCATTTCGAAATCCTCTATTAAAATGGAAGCGGGTGCAGGAATCGAACCTACCTCTTTCTAGCTTATGAGACTAGCGATCTCTACCAGAGATCTAACCCGCAATTGTTTGGTCAGTGCGGCAGGACTCGAACCTGCGACCCGAAGCATCCAAGGCTCCCACGCTACCAACTGCGCTACGCACTGTTAATTTTTGTTAACTCACTTTATAAAATATATTATACAGAGAATTAGGCAGAATAGCAAATGAATTTTTAATAAATTTACTTATTGTGTAGGCCACCTGGAGGCTACCAACCCCACGGCTGACAAAGAAGTTTGCGAGACCCCTCTTAAATGCCAGAATAGACCCGCCGATCTATCGGAACCTACATAATAAGTAAACTTTCGTTTACTTACGCCCCGTTAGAGGGACTTTAGCGACTAGAACCGGCCGGAAACTTCATCGCCTTGTTTATTCAGAAGTCCGTTCTCTAGGAAGCAGAAATCTAAATTTGGTGGAGTTTGGGAGACTACGTGTTACTCCCTCTGTCCGAAGTAGGACAGTGCTTAACCGTTTAGCTGAACCCCTTTAAATATTTATACGTTTTATCTAACAACTCTTGTTTAGAGATTATACCCTCACGATATTCAGTAATAAAATTATCTATGTTGGAGTCCTTTGATACAACGTTATCAGATAGCTCTGTGAATTTATTTGCTAAAAGATCTAATTCTTTGTAATTCACAAAACCTCCAGAATATGTCATTCTAGACAGGACTCGAACCTGCTATCACTTGTGCGGACTTACGAGAACCATTCTTTCACTCGAATCGAACGAGCTTCTGCCCTCGCCAAGCTGGTTTCCCCATCAACCACGCTAGAATGTTTGATTGTTTTCAGTGCAAGAGTCCGAGTCTTGGACACGACCGCTTAGCAAGTACATAGGCAGCTTATCATGAGTCGGCACTTCCGAATTGCTAGCTCCGTGTTCTGCACTGAAATTTTATTAGCTTAACCGTAAAGTATTATCTACTTCACCATTAATTGTTCGGCATTCTTCTGGGATTGCTGGTGTAGCCTTATATTCCCACCATTCAGAACCGTCGTATTCACCACGTTCTAACCAAGTTCCATCAGTAAACCATACGTTACCATAAAGCAATTGTCCGCCGAAACCGGAATCATATTTAAAGTCTAGATTATCTAGAAAATCTTCAATATCTTTTTCTGTATAACCTACGGGTAATACCCAAACTTCTTTATCCCCATAATAACCGAATTCTATCTTAATACACTTAACTTCAGACTTAGTATTCTTTAGGGCAAGTAACAACTCTTCTTTAGCATTAATCATAGCATATTTCTCGTGCTAGTTTAGTTTGGCGCGACCGATGGGATTTGAACCCACATTCTCTCCCGTGACAGGGGAGTACCATTACCAAGCCAGCCCCGGTCGCATAATTCATTTACTCAGCTTTGAGTTTTTCAATAGCTGCATTAAGTTCTTTAAGAAACTCTTTTCGTACATTAAGACGGTTGAGACTTACTAGTATATCATGTTTAAGTTCTTCGATGTATTTCTTCTCAACTTCAATATTGTTGATAGTGCTATCACGATGAACTTCTAGCTGTGCAATTACATTCTTGGACATGCTTGTTTCCTCAGTTATTAATGAAAATGGTATCTGCGGCTGAATTCGATGTCAGCAATGATAGCTGGTTGGCTACCGGTTTACTTAACTCTACACAGAATTTGGCGGGCCGTGTAGGATTCGAACCTACGTTGTCTTTCGACATGGATTAACAGTCCACCGCCAAACCGCTTGGCTAACGACCCTAAAATTTGGACGACCGCATGAGATTTGAACTCACATAAAAAGGATTTGCAATCCTTCGCCTAAGCCATTCAGCCAACGGTCGGTTTATCTTGTTCTGTCATGTTGCTTCTCCAGTTCAATTTATGTAATTATTATACAGAACTTTTGGAAACTAAGCAACTACATTTTTAAGAATTTGATGCCTTTCTTTTTCTTCTTATATTTCCACGTTAATGGATTCTGTCGATTATGAACGCTTGAGATCTTTGTCTCGTCAAAGTTCTTCAATATCATGTAATCACAAGATAATTGTTCTAATGGAATGTGATCACCGTCAAAAGCGTATACATAAGGCTGTTGACTAGCACGATAATGATAGACTTTGTTAATTCTACGTTTCAGCGACTTATCCGCGCAGTAAATAAAGAAGTTTTCAGGATGCATCAGCAGCTCCCTTAATTTGGTGCACCCTGTTCGTATCGAACGAACCTCTCAAGCTCTTCAGGCAAGCGCTAATCCATCTCAGCTAAAGGTGCAAATTTTGGCAAACCTACTAGGACTCGAACCTAGACCGTACGGTTTTGGAGACCGACATGCTGTCCAGTAACACTCTAGGAATGCAGAAATTGGCGTCCTGTGCGGGGATCGAACCCGCAAATCCTACCTTGAAAGGGTAGTGACTTTACCAGTTTGTCTAACAGGACTTAAATTTGGTGTTGGATGATGGAGTCGAACCACCCGAGACCCTTCCGAGTCGGCAGATTTACAGTCTGCTTCGCTACCTCTACGATACTAATCCAACATATTTAAAAGTATTCAAATACTAGTTTAAACACTTTTAGATATGTTTCCGAATTAGATAACTATTATACTAAGTTTTAAGGCACTGAGCAAGTCAAATTTTAAAGAACTTGCTCAGTGCTGTATTAGTTAGTCGAACTTAGGAGTGACAGTTAAGGAGAATGGAAGTTCGAAGATTTCTTCGCCCTCATCACTAACAGTAATTACACGACCTTTAAGTTCAGACATTAAAATATCAATATCAGCTTTTGCATCTGGAGCCATGCCAGCTTCAATACATTTAGCTTTAACTTCCGGTAAAAGCTCTACGTTATAGAGATAGAGCCACTCAATCTCACCTTCCCAGTCTTCCCAGGATTTGCAGATTGCACTTTCAATACCAGTTGCTACAACACGATTTTGCATTCGTTAACTCCTTCATCAATTTATACAACTATTATATCAGAAATTTAAAGCAAAAGGCAAGTACATTTTTAAAAATTCTGTTTGGAGGAGCTAAACTCCAGATTCTTCAGCTAAGTCTAGGCTAATAAGAGTTATAGCCATAATTGCTGCACCGTGTTCTTTTTCTCCGGTGTTTTTAGCAGAGTCTATAATATCCTTAATCTGTTCGTAATAACTTTTTACTTCTTGTTCAATGCCTGCCTCGGCTATCATGCCTTTAGCCATGAATCGTTGCATGGTAATTTCACGGTTAGCCATGATGTTTCTCCAGCTTCATTTTTAGTAGTTTACAAATGAAATCAACGTCTTCATCTGTACCTAGATCTCTATCTTCAAGAGTTGCCTTGAAATTTTTAGTCAATTCCATGAGGATAACTTCTCTAGAACGACGTGTTGGCGGAGGTGGATGTCTATACATCTTATTTCCTTAATTTGGTAGGGGTGGTGGGATTCGAACCCACAAAACCTGAATTTTAAGTCCAGTACCTATGCCAATTCGATTACACCCCCATGTAATCAGTTTATTAGTTGATACATATTATAGCCTAGTGAAAATCCTACTACTAGTCCCACAAACCAACCAATATAATAATCTTTTAGTTTCACAGGTATTATCCTCGTTCAATATCTAGAGAAATACCACAGGTAGGATTAATGCCTGTGCCTTTGCATGTAGGACAAACCCAGATATTACAAAAAGTATCTCCTGCTTCTGCATCAGAGGCTTCCCCAACTCCTAGACAGTCAGGACAGGCACATTCTTCTAGCTCTTGCTTGAGTTCTTGAAACTTAGACATATAGTTTCCTTATTCAATTACTTTTGAGGCTTCAAGGGAGTCGATATAGTGTACGTTTTCTACCATAATCATATAATCTGCCACTTTATCCATAGCCTGAGCTTCAGAGGTAGCCCTGGCTAACCTATATCCTTTTTTATATTCATCCGGGTATTCCCTATCTGGAATAAACACAACACAAACTAGGTATAGTTCCACTTGTAACCTCTCTAATTAAGCTGGTGGCTCCCCGAGGATTCGAACCTACGTACCTTCCGGTTATGAGCCGGGTGCTCATACCATATGAGCTTGAGAACCAGAATTTGGCGGAAGAAGTGGGAATCGAACCCACAAGGCTATATTTCAAACCGACAGATTAGCAATCTGCTGCAATACCGTTATGCTATTCTTCCGAATTTATAAGATATATTATATTAGAAATTTAGCTTCATAGCAAGAAAATTTTTCAAGTTTTCGGTAGACATCTCATCTACATCTACAGGAGAAACAAAGCCGTTTAATTTTCTAGCAAATTTTTCACCCGCAGGATCATTATCCCCGACAGCTACCAATTTAAAAGGTAATAATTTCAGTTGCTTTAATAACGCTTTTCCTGGAGAAGAACCCAACATTGCTAGGGCTGGATAACCAGCGTTATGTAACGCAACTGCCTTAAATACAGATTCAGCGATCAATACTACTTTTTCATCTCCATTGAGAGTTTCTAGTCCCCATACACACTGTGTAGTAGAATAAGTAAAATATCTAGCTTCAAAGGGGCACTTACCATGACCTTTTGGAGCAGAAGGATTATAAGTCTGATAGCCTCTCAACATCCCAGAGAAGTCATACAACGGGACTGTTAGCCATCCTTCCGGACTTAACCAGCAATGATATTTATTTGTATCAAATCCTCTAGATAAGAGGTGCTGTGTTAGCTCATCAACATTCATATCTGATTCCTCTCTCAAATTTATAGATATATTATACAGAGAATTTAGCATTCAAGCAATTGAATTTTTTAATTTTTTAGAGGAAAATCATATGGCACTTAAGGGTAGCAGATAAGTGGTGAGGACCAAAATTTGTGCCCCCACTAAAAATCCGGGGGCAATTTTTAAAGACCCCTTGACATTTTCGCTAGGGTAGTGTAAAGTATATGTTATGGATGAGTGATCAAAGAGACACACATTTTCTATATACTAGGAGGTGTCAAAAAATGACAGAAGAAGTAACTAAGAGTCCTGAGACCGTCGCTAGCGTTGCAGCAGAATTGCACCGCCACGAGGAATCAGATAAGAAAAAGTGGGAGAAGGTCAGAGCCTACGAAGAAAAACATCGTGAACACGATGATGAAGAAGATGACGATGATGAACATTGTCATAAATATGGAAAACATAAAATGCAAGAACCAGTAAACGTATTCACTAGTGGCTTCCCTGGCCTACTGGGTGGTTACCCAGCAAACGCAAGTGCTTTCGGTGGTGAAGGTATGGGACTATTCGGAGCTATCCTAATCGGCGCTCTATTAACCGGCGGATTCGGTGGTTTCGGTGGATTCGGCGGACGTGGTGTAGTTGGTGAAGGTACCGCAGTCGATGCAGTACTTCAGAACCAAGATACCGCTAGTATTCTAGCAGCTATTAACACTACTCGTACAGAAGCTAATCAGGGTACTGGAGCTGTTTTAAGCGCAGTTAACAATGGTTTTAGCCAGACATCCCAAAACCAGAGCCGTGATACTCAGTCTGTACTAACTACGATCTATGGTACAGGTGCTAATCTGTCTAATCAGATCTGTCAGGAAACTCGCAACGTTATTCAGGGTCAGTTCGATCTTTCTCGCCAGATTGATCAATCTTTCGCAGCTAACCAGATAGCTCGTGCACAAGATAAGTTTGATTCTGCACAGATCGCTTTCCAGCAGACTTTACAAACTAATAACCAGTTTGCCGCTGTTCAGGCTCAGATGTGTGCTAACCAGAACTCTCTGGAACGTCAGATCGCTGAATGTTGCTGTGAACTTCAGACTGCGATCGCTGGTGTAACTACTGCTCGTATTCAGGATGAGTTAGATGCATGTCGCCTACGTGAAGCAATCGCTGCGGGTAACGGTGCTAACGGTCAGGTAATTAATCAAATCGCTGTAAGTCTTGGTGCTATCACTCAGACTCTGGCTGGTCTGCAGGCTAAACTGCCGGCTTAATATTAAGGGGAGGAGCCCATTATGAGTAAATATGGTTTTGTAAATAACGGACTTAATCAAAGTATGGGCTCCCAGCAGCCCATTCCGGGTCTGGATAACCCCTACTTACAACAATTGCAACAGCGTTTAGCAGAAGCGCAACAGATGCAGCAACAACTCCAGCAAAACCCTGGAAGTGTGAGTCCTATGCAAATGATGCAGCAAATGAGCGGGCAGTCGCAAATGCCTCAACAAATGCAGCAACAGGTGCCTCAGCAGCAAGTTCAGCAACAAACCCAACAACCGCAGGTTTCTGCGGAAGGACAGGCAGTACTAGCCCTTTTCGAAGACTTCGCAAAGACAGAGGATGGGAAACAGCTTGTATCACTTATGGGTAAGTTTAATAGCTTCTGCCAAAGCCAAGTTGCAAAAGCTCAAAATGGTGGTAATAACTCCTAAGGAGAAATTATGTGTTGCAGAAAATCTGTTTCGTGCTGCCCAATGCCTGTAGCACGTTGTTGCTCTCCAGCAATGTTTACACAAATACCGGCGTTCAATCCCTTTGCCTTTAAGCCTACTCTTATCCTGCCCCCTAGAGTAGATTTTCAGTCAAGATTGGCCTCCCGTATGGGTGGTTGCTGTAATAAGAGTATATGGTTCTAAGGAACCAAACAATAAAGCCCCTAGTCGAAAGACTTAGGGGCTTTTCTTTTATCTTAAATACAGAAAAGCCCTGCGCTCTCCAGGGAACGCAGGGCTTACTTCAGATGTTACGTGCGGATATTATTTATTACGCATATCCATGATCATTTGACCATCGTAGCCAGTACCTACCACAGTCTGAGGTACACCACCTTGATATTTCTGAGCACGAATCATTTCGACTTCCAATTGCTTCCAACGAATCATCTCAGGAGTAATGGTACGTTGCAATGCGGCGTTAGCTTCAGCTTCTTTCTTAGCTGCGTACAGTTTAGCATCTGCATCACGTTCATTGGCAATAGCTTGGTTGTTGCGAGCTTCACGGTCTGCTTCTGCTTGTTTAACTTTTTGCTGTGCTTCCTGTTCAACGCGAGCCAGTTCAGCTTTCGCAGCATTAACCTGTTCTTCACGAACTTTGGTATTCTGTACCTGTTCCATGATTACCGGTGGCAAAGTAATATCCTGAAGAAACACCTGCTTAACTGTGTAACCATATGGGCGTGCATACTCTTCAACTTCCTGTTGAATTGCAGTTTGCAATTGAGCCTGAATTTTAGCATCAAACAAATCTTGTGCTTTAGGTACAGACTTACCAAACTCACGAATAGTAGACAGTAATTTTTCAGTTACATACTTGTCTAGCGCCTGGTCCTGAGTACCTGCATTAATACGGTTAATCGGTGCCTTAGAACCATCAAACTGCAACATAACAGTCAGGTCAACAGTGGATTTAAACTTATCCTGACTAGGAACCTGAAGTTTATCTAATTTTAGAGCAATATCTTTAGTACTAAAAGTATCGAAAGATGCAAAAGGATTTACGATATGAAAGCCGGGTAATACTGGGCTAGGGTCAACTTTACCCAGGAAAGTCTGGGTTTTAACAGTACCGTCTTGAACAACAGTATAAGAGTTAAGGGCCAGAACTAAACCTACCAAACCAACTGCAGCACCAATACCCCAACGTTTGATATTACGCATTAATTTTTGCTCATAAGTCAGTTCTTTAGTGTTTTTAGTAGCAAACATATATTTCCTTTGTTTTAGTTACAGTTAATAAAATTGGCCGAGGTGACAGGATTCGAACCTGCATAAAGGAATTTAGAAGACTCCTGCCTCTCCCTTAGACTACACCCCGTTTAAGTATTTTTAAGAACTCTCGTAAAAACTCTTAAAAATACAGACGATACCGGGAGAGTCATAAGTCTCACTCATTAAGTATTTCAAGACAAAATACAGTAACGTCTATTATTTTCCAGTTTAAGTCAGGGTGACTTAGTGGTTATGTCCTGCGGTATATTGAGGACTCGGTTAGGCTTTGGGGTCATGACTTCCCACCTTTTGCTGCTACTCAACAGGAGTTATCGCGAATTACCTGTGCTATTGTGCACCATTAGTGACATCTCTCATGTCAGCATTTCCCACTTTATGGATAGCCTGAAAAACTACTCCGATATGAAGAAAGAACTTCACTATCCTAGAATACCTTCTAAAGTTCTTCTTTAGTCTGGACATAGTTAAATCGTAATAAAACTATTCAGCAGACTGGTTGGTTAGTCTGGAACCAACTACCGCGTGGTTTAGGCAGTGCGCAACTAACCTCGGAAGCTTTTACGTTAAAAGCATCAGTTATCCAGTTCTTACCGACCGTAGGATTCGAACCTACATCTTCCACCAGTTACGGCTTGATAATACCAATTATACTAGGACGGCAGTGTTACTACATAAGTGATTTCCACACCCCACTATTTATAAATTAGAGAAGAGTTTAGGGGAGAGGTTTCAGACGCCTCATTTTACACGTTCTAGCCACTAACCGGGATCACCGCCCCCTGTGTACTAGTTTTACAACTAACCCACCGACTCTATTCAACGAATCTTAGTGCTCGACGCATCTTACATTAAGACAAGTTCAGCGTAATCGGCTCGCTGTTCTCTAATTTATGAATATATTATACAGAATTTATAAGCATTTAGCAAATAAATTTTTAATTAAATTCGCCAGCAATCTGAGCAGCAGTACCACCATCATAACGCCCAGGAAATTCTTCCTTAATCGCTTTCATCAGCATACCTTTTGTAATTCCAGGGTTTAGCTTAACTAATTCTGCAAAGTATTTACGAATCTCAGTATCAGATAACTGAGGAGGCAGATACTCCTGCAACCACCTATTTAGAATGTATTCATACTGAGCGGACTGCAAGCTATAACTATCAAGATCTTGACCATGAAGTTTAGCTTTCATCTGGTTAATGCTTTTTAGTTGAGCTTTGAGATAAGACACAAATTGTTCAGAGGTGATGAAATCTTTATCAATACGCTGAAGATCCCCGATTATAGTCTGATAGCTTTTAGCGACTTCTTTATCAGAACCATTAAACTTAGAATCCTGCAAAGCTCTACGCAAAACATCTAAAATATTCTCTTCCATTATTTCATTCCTAACGCTTGGTTAAAAGATTGTTCTGTCATAACTGCTGAGACTTTGGCGAAATCAAACTTTTTAGGGTTCGTAGTGATTTCAGCAACGTTAGAAGTTTTAACAGTTTTCGTAGTACGAATACCGCGAGTGTTAACACCAATAATTACAACTGATTTCATATTTCGCTTCCTCTCATTAATTTATGGAAGTATTATACGGAAATTTAAGTATTTAAGCAAGTAAATTTTTAAGTTTTAGTGACAACAGGTTTATAAAACGTATGTCCCTTAATCTTAGTTGTTTTCTTAAACTTCTTTGTCCAGTAAGGTTTATCTTTACCACTATGGAAGTAAAGTGCTCCATATGTAGGATCTTGTGGTAAATCAACGTAGTATATCACTCTAGCTAAATTCTTAGCGGTTTGCCAAGCCTCATCAGTTTTATCAACTTTTGGTCTCTTAGATACCCAAGAGAACTGGTTAGACTGATATACTACTTTACAGTAGGAATCTGGGAATTTACCGGAGTTTACACGGTTTTTAGTAACATGTGCAATCGCCGTCATTCCCTTTATGCCCTCACCACGACTTTCGAAATAGATATTTTTAGCAATGCAATCTATTTCTTTTGCATCGTGCGATGCCTGACTACTAAAGCTGAAGGTAAGGGCAGCTACTAAAAGCAAAGCTGCCTTCATTCTTTTTACTCCTGCCAATCATACTCAACACGATTGGGATTTTCTTTATACCCTAAGTCAAGCAAATCATTACGCATATTTTGCTTAGCTACTGGGTTCGAGGTTACTAGTACCACTTTCTTTGGTCTCTGCCCAAATTCTAAGAGTAAACGAAGAATTTGATAACCTTCCATACCATCTACAGCCAAGTCATTATCCATATAAACGAAGTGGCCTGTGGTATCAGTTTTATTCAGAAACTCTACAGCGGCTTCTGGGGTTCGAATGATGATGTCCATTCCGTGAAGATTACGCACATCATCAATCAAAATATGAAAAGTCATAATAGCCTCGTTTCATCAATTTAAAAATATATTATACAGAAAACTTAATAAATTAGCAAATACATTTTTAAATTGTGAAACTAGTAAACCGATAAACAGCCTAGAGGCGCCACAGGCCATATCTTACGAGCCATGTACCTTTGATCTAGGGTTTGAATCATCAACGAATACTTTGCATCTTTTAGCTTTAGAAGTTTAGAAGTTTGAGTTCTTTAAACTTTTCAGCTTTCATACTTAAATGTTGATCTTTGAAGTTGTGTCGGTAATATCAACGACGCTTTGTTCTTACGTGTCAGCTTAAAAGGCTGGTGTAATAAACATAATCTCCAATAGATTATACTTTATAGTATGGTCAGCGGTCTTATTTAACCTCGTATTTCAACCGCTGCTGCGAGGTAAGATGCTTGGGCTTTCGTCTACCGATTTACTAGCTTTTAAATTATTACTCTACTTCAATGAAGGTAGAGGCGTTAGACTCGGACAGAACAAAGTCAACATTTGTTGCAAAGTCCTGATATTCCTCGTCATGCTGCTTAATCAGCTTTTCCAGTTCCAGCGGATCAATCAAGAATGGAGTATTCTTGAGTTCCAGCAGGTTGAGCTGCATTTTAACTTCATCTTCGGAAGTTTTCTTATCGCGGGTAGCCATGCTATCCTGCAAACGCTCATATTTAGCATCAAACTGTGCTTTCTGCGTATTAAACTTAACCGTAGCGGCATGGAACTGCTTACGCATGTTAGCCAGCAGTTGAGCTTTAAGTTCCATAGAACGCTTAGCTTCAATTGCTTCCGCAACAGTCATCTTACGAGAGCCAATCTCAACGATTGTTTCCGCATTGCTTTTAATCAGAGCAGCTTTGATACGATCACGCTGGGACATCATATCCAGCAGAGACTGGAAATCAGTCTTAATACGAGTAGACAGATCAGCTACTTCGATTGCAGCGCCAACTACAACCTGGTTTTTATCCTTACCTTCACCAACAGCTATCAGAAGCTGCTGTTCAGTAGCTTTACGGATTTTAGCTTCCAGAGACTTGATAGTTGCTAGAGCGCGAGTTTTAGAAATACGAGTAGTCATTATTTGCTTCCTTATATGAAGTTTGAGATTTGAATTTGTTTAAAGTTGGTCTATTACAGACCAATTGCCAGCAGAGTGCGTAGAACAGTATCGTTACTGTTATCAATTTTAGGATTAGCACGATTTAGCAGATCAAAGATTTTCTGGATACCTGATTGACGTTCAGCCATACGACGGATACCCAGATTACGAGTAGCTTTCTTACCATTTTTTACGAACATTTTTAGATACTGGCATATTTGTTTTCCTCTTATTGTTTTCTCAAATTTATGAATATATTATACAGAATTTTGGAGCCGGAAGCAAATCAAATTTTCATTTTTTCGATCATAGCTGCAACACAATAGCTCTCAACTAAGGCGTCGAATGCTGGGTCGTGCTTAACCGGATAGATCCCATAACGAATGGTGTCCATCTTCTCCATTTTAGCTATTGCCCAGCTAATACCTTCGGTCTCTAGAGCTTTATAACTATAACCAGCTTGCATCCAGAGATTACGGAGAGATCGAACATTACCCAAATTCCAGAATTTCCACGGAACTACCTCTCCATTGGTTCCAGCATGGAACGTGTTTGCAGAGTAGATAGTCATATCAAACTCTGGGCCATTGCCATAGTACAAAGCATTGTCACCGAGAGCCAATTCCATAATATTTTGAGCCATAGAGTAGGCAGCATAGTTAGAGCCGAGTTTATTAGTGCAATGATGTTTACCATTTTGGAAGGCAATCAGTTTTGGATTACGTTCCTTCATAGCTTCCATAATATGGATAGCAGACGGGCTATTTTTAGCTTGATCCATCCAGAATGCTAGAGTAGATGCTGTAACTTTGGCACCAGAATTAAGCTGATCTTGCACATCCAAAGTGACAAATACTAGATCAGGGTCTTTATCAATCCCATGCATAGCCACAAAAGCGAAAGAAGGCATTGCGATATGAGTAGTACCACAATCTCCTGGAGTTCCTAGAGATTCAATATCTAGCATACCAAATGGTTTTACTTTCATAACTTATCCTTTATTGTGTAGAAAACTATTAAAGAGCTGTCTCTTTAATAGACTCCCACTTCTTGGGGTCTTTAAAAACAGGAAGCATATCCTCACCGACATCCCAGTTCTCCTCCATATAGAGGTCCTCTAAGTCTAACTCATCCACTGCTAGATCCATTACCTCATGACTAGAAAGTCGTGTATAATCTCTAGCAGACTTATGAGTGCTAGCACGGTTAAAATCATTCTTTGCTACAAAATTACGCATAGTTTCTCCAAAATATGAGGGGCGAAAGCCCCCTGATTTAAATCACTTGCCCAGCAGTTTAAGGATATTTTCCATAATAGTTTGGGCAGATTTTTCACTCTTGTTGGTTTCAGCCAACTTTAAAGCGAGTTCTTCCTGCTGTTTCTGAATATCCGCAGCAATTTTTTGATCAGCCTCAATACGAGCTTGAAGCTCATCAGTGATAGTGGTAAAGGAAGCAACGATTTCAGTAACAGAACGTGGTTTCTTAGAGAACATAAAAATATCCTTGATTAGTTAGAGAATTAGTAGATTCTAGGGGCAGAAGCCCCTATTTATCTATTACTTCGCTTTACGTTTACGAGCTGGTTTAGCAGATTTACGAGCAGAATCACCCGTGAACTTAATGCCTACACCGTAACACAGAGCACGAACGTTATCTTTGCTATACTCTACACCGAAGATATTTGGCTTAACAGAACCAAACTGTCCACGAGCATCACGCAGTACATCTGCCGTTGGTTTGCGTTTCTGGTTAACTGCTTTCTCGTAATCTTTCATGGCCATGCCATTACGAGGGAACAATTCTGCTCCAGCATTGAAACTCAGTGCTACTGGAACAGATTTGTGACCATAACCCTGTACATAGGTCACAAGGCGGGCTACAGAACGAGTAGCATTCTTAGCCTTCGGCTTTTGACGAATCGGAGCCGGACGATTCAGTGCCTGTGCAGCTTGAGCATCAGTAGGGTGCTTGCGCAGGTGGCGTTCCAGACGAGCTTTGCGGTTAGCCTCAGTCTGAGGGAAAGTTTTAACTGCCGGGGCTGCTTGAGTTTTTGCGTTTTTCTGCTTAGCCATTATTTATTTTCCTTTTTGTTTATCAATTTATGAAGTATATTATACGGTAATTTGAAGCGTTTAGCAAATGAATTTTTTAAAAATTATCTACCAACCATCTTGGCTTGTTCTGCATCGGAAACATATTGATACGCTCCTTTATTATACGCCGGAGCAGTACACATTTTCTTACGCTCAATCTCTTCTTGAGCTTTTCTTTCGCGTTCAGCTAATTCTTCATCCAAATAAACTAAACGTTGTTCTGGAGGAGGTGGAAGGCGTGTCTCTGGCTCACCAATATTAGCCTTTCTTATTTGACGAGGTGATTGTGCACGTTTTCTCAATGGTTTAAATCCTAATGAATTTGAGTTATAAATTCGCATAAAGCCCTCCTCACTTTCAATACGAATATTATACTAAATTATAGGGCTTTAAGCAAGAAAATTTTTAATTTATTTATCACATCTCGGCAAGTTCTTGCTCAGTAATAACTGTGTTACATAAGGCGTCTACAGCTTCATTACCACTAATACCAGAATGTCCTTTAACCTTAATAAAAGTAGGATTAGTATTATGAAAGTTGATATACTGCTGTGTTAATTTAAATGCTTCCTGCCAAAGTTCTAGATTAAGAGGAACTTCACCATCTGCTTTCTTCCAGCCTTTCCTTTGCCAAGAAAACATCCAACTTTCCATACCATTTTTGCAATAAGCAGAGTCAGTATAGATAGCAATTGGTCTATTATCTTTTTTAACGGACCAACGTAGAGCTTCTACAATAGCTGTGAGTTCCATCTCGTTATTTGTGGTTTTAGGATTATAACCAGATTTAGAACCTAAACGATCATCATTATCATCATAGACAATAAATCCCCAAGCACCTGGGCCAGGGTTGGACTTACAAGCGCCATCTGTGTAAATGTGGAAAACCGACATTATACCTCCCAACTAATTTTAAGACCCATGTCTACAAAGGCGGCTTCTCGGTAGTATTGTGAGAGATGATACCCCTTATCCGATAAGGTTTTTAGTACCGATTTAGCGGCTCCTGGCATTTCTCTAGGATTATATAGCCACCTAGCGTAAGGATTATCTCGAATAATTACTTCTGTATTTCCAGACTTAGCAGCTTCTACAATCTTTTCTTCTATAAACTTTAGAAATGCGGGTACTTCTGTTAATCCTGCAAGTTCTTGGGCTTCTTTGGCTGAAATCATTGTATACCTCCAATTTATAAAATATATTATATTTAAATTTCACTAAATAAGCAAATGAAATTTAAATATAATAGCCCCGAAGGGCTATTTAAGTTAAGAGGACATTCTAGCTTTAAGAGCCGGATGCGGATCATATCCTTCAAGCTGGAAGGACCAAGCTGCCGTATTATTTTCTAATAAATCGTAAAGATCTACAAACTCTGGCATTACTAGAGTAGGTAAAGCACGAGGTTTACGTTTTACCTGCTCTTCTACCTGTTCCATGTGGTCATTATAGATATGAGTATCACCGCCACTAAAGATAAGATAACGAGGTTTTAATCCTGTCAGTTTTGCTAATATGTGCGTTAATAAAGCATAACTAGCAATATTGAAAGGTAAACCGAGGAAACAATCTACAGAACGTTGGGTCCATTTAAGATCTAGGTATCCATCGTTACTTACATAGCACTGGAAGCCGTAGTGACATGGTGGTAATGCCATTTTATCAAGTTCAGCTACGTTCCATGCAGAAACTAGATGTCTGCGGCCATGAGGATTATTCTTGAGTCCTTCAATAAGTTCTAGAATCTGATCTCTCCCACCAAAGTTGCGCCACTGTTTACCATATACTGGCCCTAGATTACCCTTATCATAACCCATACTTATAGCTTGGTCTTCATAATTTGGAGTCCAGATGGTCCACTGTCCTTCGTCACGACCAAATGTGAATACACGTAGATCATGAAGGTTTGTGGAACCAGACAAGAACCATAAGAGTTCTCCTACTACGGATTTCCAAGCTAGACGTTTAGTGGTTACAGCTGGGAATCCCTCACGTAGATCGAACTTAGCATAGGAATCAAAAATTGAAACTGTGCCTGTTCCTGTACGGTCATTACGGGGTTCACCTAGTAAAATTACATCTGTCAAAATTTTTAAGTATTGTTGCATTAATAAGTAACCAATTCCTGTACAAATCGCAGGCTGTTATCACTGTTTGCGCCAGTTGCGTAAACTAAACGAGTAGATTCATAGTTGTAATCTAGAATCGTATTATCCAGATGTACATCTGCCTCTAGTTTTTGATTACTAAAGATTGTGGATACAAAAGCACTTTCAATATGTCCATGAATATACATTTCGTACAGTAATGTTGCACCACCTAAAACCACTGTCTGTTGATCTTTTAAGAATGTAGGTAATGTATCCCCAATCTTTGAAATTGGGGTATAGATACCATGTTTAATATCATCGGGCAGAGGACGATCCGCACGAATAAAGAGGTCGGATTCTCCAATCATACGTTGCCGAACAACTTCTGGGAGAGCTAAATAAGTACCCGCACCAATGATGATGTTATCTGGATTCAACATGTCCAGTTGAGAATAGAAAGCATCTAGTTCTTCTTTGAAGGAACCCCATGGAAGTTTACCGCGGAGGCCGAACTCCCCATTCGGCCCAACTGCATACATTGCTGTAATCATAAGAAATCTCCAAATTCATTACCCAGATCTTTCAGAGTATCCGTAGAGGTCTCAGTTACCTGACCTACACGGTAGGCTGCACCAATCTGGATTTCTTGTGGAGCAGGCTGTAAAGAAGTGGTATCCAACCAGTTCATGATCCACGGAATAGGGTTTTTGGTGATTACTGGTAAGTGACTAGGCCATTCTACACCGATGTGCATAAATGCATTACGCCCCACAAAGTACAGATATTCTTCTAGAAGTTCTGCATTCAAGCCAATCAGACTACGACCTTTGAAAATGAAATGACCCCATTCAATTTCAGTTTTCAGAGTTTTCAGGAGCTGTGCTGGTGCTTTAGCCACTGCTCCATCCACCAGGTCTTTGTCAAACTGCTGGAACATAATCTGGATGATTGCTTTGGACATCTGAGTGTGCAGAGCTTCATCTTTAGCGATTAATTGCAGATTTTTAGCAATACCTTGCAGAATATCGTTCTCTGCTAATGCAAAGGTACATGCAAAGGATGCGTAAAACTGCATTGCTTCCAGACCATAGATAGCAAAGTAAGCGTCTAATAGTTTAGCCTGAGTTTCACGTTTAACTTCAGGGAACTCCGTTTCTGGGTATGTATTGTCGCCACGATGATCGCGTACTGCAATGAAATACTGACCTAACTGGTACAGTTCATCGAATAGTTCAACAGAATCAGCGATACGTGCAAATGCTTCTTGGTTTTTGGTTACAGAATCAATAAATTCTGCTGGATCAGTCAGCACATTACGAATAATATTGCTATAAGCACGACTATGCAGGTCTTCAAAATAGCTCCACTGTTTGAGCATACCTTCCAATTCTGGACGACTTACGAGCGGCATAATAGCTGCTTCAGGGGCACGACTGATAAAGGAATCAGTTTGAGTCTGCCATGCTAAGTTCAGGAGTGTAATTTCCTGAATTTCACGCGGGAGATTAGGCCATTGTTTCTTATCTGCTTCCAGACTGATTTCAGTTTCAGTCCAAAATTGAGAGCGTTGCAGAAGTGCCAGACGTTCTAGTTCTGGATGTGCTACACGTACATAATCTGCGATACCTAGAGAATCTCCCAGGAAAAGGTCAGCGTTAGTATGATCCCAATTCAGGTTTAGTAAAGTAGTCATTGATTTTCCTCTTTCTCACTATTTCAGGAATATTATAGCAAATCTGGTAGCGATTAGCAAGTAAAATTTCAAAGAAAAAGGAGACCCGAAGATCTCCTTGTTTTTATTAAATAGTACAACCGCCTGATGCACAATCGGCTGCTTCTTCTCCAGCACCTCCACCATTTGCAGTGTTGAAGTTAGCATAATACCAAGTTTTCCACCCATACTTAACAGCAGTCATGAAATCACGAACTACTACTGGGCCAGGAATGATTTCATTCTCAAACTTGGTGTAGTCATAGTACATATTCGTACTGATAGACTGACTGAAGAATTTCTGCATAGTTGCTACCCATTTGATCCACTCGATACGATCTACATCATAAGCCAGTTTATAGCTCATTAACGTTTCCCAATCGGTTGCACCTGGAGCAATTGCAATTACTTTATTCACTGCACTACCCTTGATAGATACAATCTTACGTGGTGGTTCGATAGAGTTAGTAACACCTAACAGAACAGAAGAACTTTCTCCCGGCATCTGAGCAGTCAGAACAGAGTTACGCATACCATATTTCAGAATATCTGCACGTAGAGACTCCCAATCCATTTCTAGACCTACGGATACCAGTTCATCAACAGTTTTCTTGTACGTGTCGATTACCAGAATTCCTTTAGATGGTTTAGTACGATCAAACCACTCACATGCACCCTGTTCTTTAGCTAGGCGTACAGAGGCTTTATGCAGGAAGTAGGACAGTTTTTCAGCCTCACGGTGAATCCAGTTACGGGCTTCAATACCTTCGTAAGCCAGACCTTCTGCTGCCATTGCACCTGCTGCGTTCATTAGGCCAATACCAACATTACGACGTTTCTTAGCCGTATATTCCATAGTTGGGAACGGATAATCCTGAATTTCGATAATTGTATCAACGAATTTCAGAAGGATGTAGCAAGTTTTTTCCCACTCAGCTAGAGATTCCATGCGTCCAAGTACAACACCACCTAAGTTACACAGAGATACTTCCCCAATATCCTCCGGCTTCATTTGATCAAGCTGCTCTTTTGTCTTATACAGCTCTGTGATATGATGGAACGGGCGTGTAGGCTGAGTAATCTCAACACAAAGGTTTGTCATACGGATCGGATCAAGGAAATTACCATGACGATTAGATTCCCCGATGTGATGAGCATACATACGTCCTGTTTCCATTCGGATACGTAGCCAAGTATCTAGGATTTCTTTTGCAGAGACTTTAGGAGCTGCTGGAACTGTTTTTCCTTCGTGGTCGATCTTTGTAAGAGATGCCACACGTTTCTCCGCTGCCACATAGATTTCTTCAAATTTAGCCTCGTCATCACTATAAAACGCTTCATGAACTTCTGGAGCATAGAAGTATGACATTAGCGTAATATCTTCATTTTTCAGATAACGTTTTAGTAAAAGATTGTTGAAGCTCAGAGAATAATCCATCTTATCGATTTTATTCTCATCTGTAGCACGTTGTTGCTTAACCTGCATCAATTGAATGATTTCAGGGTCAAAGTACGGATAAGACACTGTAGCAGAACCACCACGTGTTTGCTGAGTATTGGCCTTTACTGAGCGGTCAATGTGTCGATAATATGGCAGTTTTCCGGAATGCGGGAATGCCCCATTTCGCACCGGATCAGCAATTGATCGGCTTTCAAGATGATACCCGATTCCCGCTCTGGCTGCGACCATTTTGAAGACGATGTGCTCGGCGGTGTCGATTGAATCCAACGTGTCAGTGGAATCCACGAGGCAGCAACTAGCAAATCCACGGTCACTAGAGCGCAGACCAACCAGTGGCGGCGTAGGAACGTTGATTTTGTGGAGTGACATTGCGTTGTAGAGGTCGATTGCATCTAGAATTGTCCAGTTAGGTTGAGATAGCATCGCCATTGCCATACCCATGTAGGCAAACTGCGGGGTTTCGTAAATTTCACCAGTGGCTATGTTACGACGTGAATACTTATCAAAGAACTGCTTCAGCCCACCACTAGTAAAAAGACGGTCACGATCATGGTCGATAACCTGATTCAGGGCTTCAAATTGCTCATCGGTAATCCATGCACTCATGTCTTCCCATGCACCTACGCTAACCATATGGTCATGGAAGAAACGTAGAGAAGGTGGTTCGAAAGAATCATAAAGGCGTTTACGCATTTGCGCAAGACGTAATTCCTTTGCTGGCACATCGTATGCTGGGTTATCTTTGATAAGACTTTCAGCAGCTTTAATTAATGCGTCCATCAGAGTGTCGGAATCTACAACCCCTTTAGGTAGAGTTTTTTGAGCAGCCATAGTAATGGCTGACCAACTTACATCAACTGTTTTGCAACCATACTCTGCCCAACCATTGAGTTTTTCAGGAGCAAAGTCTTCTACAGTACCGTCACGTTTAATTACTTTTTCAATGCGATGGCTCATTTGGCTTTCCTTTTTATAGTTATCAGGATTTAAGGAATATTCTACTTTATTATCGGTCATTAGGCAAATAAAATTTTCTGATAGAAAAGGCCCGAGTATTTTCATACCCAGGCCTGTATATTACCAGTCTAGCTTTTTAGCTTATTCAATTACTTTAGCTCTAGCTACTTCTTTTAATAGAATATCTATGGAGGTGCTCAGCTCGTTATAATTGAATGGTTTATTTGGATTTGAGGTTACAATTTTCCACGCCAGGGTTGTCTTAGGACTTTCTTCCCCTTCCTTACGTGTAATCATATTAGCAGCACTCAGTGAAGTACGATGTATTTTAGTTTTACGGCTCAGATGAACGACGTTTCCCATATTACACCTTCCCCATGTCTTTAAAAATGTCATAGAATGCTTTAGACTCAACAGAACGAACGTTATCAATCAATTCGATCATTGAGAAGGGGGCATTTTCGTATTTCTCATAGACTTCCATAAGGAGTGCTAGACCTGAGTCACCTTTAATGTCTTTCTGAGCTATATCTCCGCAGATAATTAAACGGCAGTCTTGTCCTACACGAGTTAGGAGACAAATCATTGCCTCAACGGAAATATTCTGAGCTTCATCGACAATTACATAGGAGTTGTTGAAAGTTCTGCCACGAGCATGTTCGACAGCCAAAAATTTAATTTTCTGACGTTCGACATATCCTTTATATGCATGATCGCCGATGGCCCATTTCATACCATCAGCTATTGGCTCTAACCAAGGCTCTAGCTTTTCCGCTAGATCACCAGGAAGCATACCAAGAGACTTACCTAGAGGTTCATTAGGACGTACGAGAATCACTTGCTCAATATCTGAGTGAATGTCTACGAGTTCCTGAGCTGCAAGAACGGACGGAATAAAGGTTTTACCAGTACCTGGCTCACCAATACCCACAGTCACTGTGTTGTTCTTGATCATATTGATATATGATTTTTGCTCGCGGTTTTTACCTACTAGGGATTTAGCAACTGGGTTAGCGTAATCATTAGAAAAATCAGCCTGAATTACGTTATTCTCATATTTGTTGCCACGCTTTCTTGAACCATTGCGGTTCTCTCTTTTTTGACGTGCTTTTCCCATAAATAACACTCCTATAGTGTACTTCGCTAACAGAGGATCAACAAAAAGATCTTGTTTATCAACTTACAAATATATTATACCAATATATACAGTAAAAAGCAACCACAATTTTAAATAAGCCTATGATATTGCATTTAAATAAAAAATTTGCTTGCTTTTAACGTGAGATGTGTGATACTAGATAGTCATTTTATATCGCGTGCACGAGTGCGTGATTATACAATTTTTAATAGAGATTGGCAAATAAAATTTTTTGACTCAGATCATGTTACAGAACTTTATAGTAAAATATTGTTGACATCCGCCCTCGAATGAGTTATAATAGTAGTCTTAGTTAGAGAAGGAGGGTGTAATGAATCGTAATGAAGAACTAAAATATAAAGAAATGCAGGTGTTAATTAGAAACTGCAAAGAGATTATCGAAGGGTCAGCAGATGAAGAGCTGCTGTTTAATAATGCTAATAAACCCTCAGAACGTTTCCCTACACAAAGGGATATGCTTGCAGGTGAATTGAGTAAGTATCTAATTCTAGAAGAAATGCCAATTCAGATTCGAAATGCTCATATGATTGGGGATATTCATTTCCATGATGCTGATTATGCTGCATTAGGCATGACTAACTGTTGCCTGGTAGCTCTGGAAGATATGTTGAAGAATGGTATGAAGGTTGGTAATGCTGAAATTAGCACTCCAAACTCTATCACTACTGCGGCGGCTATTACTGCTCAGATTATCACTCAGGTTAGCTCCCATCAGTATGGTGGTACTTCTGTAGATCGCCTTGATGAAGTATTAGCCCCTTATGTTCGTAAATCCTATGACAAAAATCATGCGTTTGCAAAACGTTGGACTAAGGATGAGGCCAAAGCATCCGTAATGGCTACGGAGATGACTGAAAAAGAAGTCTATGATGCTTGTCAGGGTCTAGAGTATGAGATCAATACGATGTTCAACTCTAATGGTCAGAGTCCATTTATTACCTTTGGTTTTGGTCTAGGAACTTCTTGGGAAGCTCGTCTAGTACAGAAAGCAATACTGAAAGTACGTATGGATGGTTTAGGTATCAATAAACGTACAGCTATCTTCCCGAAACTGGTATTTGTACTTCGTGATGGAGTAAATATGAAACCAGGAGATGTTAATTATGACATCAAGAAGTTAGCTATGAAATGTACTGCTGAACGTATGTATCCAGATTATATCAGCTATGACAAAGTTGTAGAAGTTACTGGAGACTACAAAGTTTCTATGGGCTGCCGTTCATTCCTAGCTGCTACAGAAGATGGTGAAACTGCAGGTCGTAATAACTTAGGTGTTGTTTCTGTAAACTTGCCTAGAATTGCTATCGAAGCTGAAGGGAATATTGATTTATTCTTTGATTTGCTTGAGCTACGTGTGGATACAGCGTTAAAAGCATTGGAGTGGAGAGTTGATCGCTTAAAATACATCCAAGCTAAAGCTGCACCCATCCTATATATGTCAGGAGCCTTTGGGTTACGCTTGGGGCCTGATGAATATGTATTCGATCATTTCTATAACCGTGCTTCTGTATCTCTAGGGTATATTGGTTGCCACGAAATGCTACAGTTCATGTTTGGCAAAGATGTAGACACAATGTCCGAGACCTGCATCAAGTTTGTTCAGCGTGTATTGCAGTACATGCGAGATAGAGTCGATCAGAAGAAGGAAGAGACTAAGTTAGGTTATAGCCTGTATGCTACACCATCAGAGTCCCTATGTGATAGGTTTTGCCGTTTAGACCGTGAATATTTCCCAGAGCATGAAGATATTCTGTCTAAAGGATACTACACTAACTCGCATCACCTTGATGTAGAACGTAAGGTTGCTCCCAATGTGAAATTTGATTATGAATCTAACTTTACTCCGATTGCTTCTGGTGGGTGCATTTCCTATGTAGAACTACCGGATATGAAACGATTCCCAGATGCACTGGAATGGGTTATTAATTATGCTGCTAGTAAAGTTCATTACTTCGGTATTAATACTCCAGTGGATTCTTGTGGTAAATGTGGATTCTTAGGTGAAACAATAGCATCCGAAGATGGATTTAAGTGCCCTATCTGTGGTAATCATGACCCCGAAACTCTTGAAGTAACTCGTCGAGTTTGTGGGTATCTTGGAAATCCAGGTGCTCGTCCATTTAACCCTGGCAAACAGCACGAGGTTATGGGCAGGGTGAAACATCAGGATATTCGAGCTAAATAAGCTAATCAGCCGGGTTGCTAGTCGACCTGGCTTTTATTTTATTTGCTTTCAGCCAAAAATTTATATATAATAGATTTATAAATTTGAGAGGAGAAAGCTATGAGCGAGTTGCTTCCTAAAGTAGATGTCTCCCATCTTGGAGAGCCTAGCGAAGAACGTAAGGCTCTAGATTGGTTGGGAGGATTTGATTATCGTCGTGTTGTTGCAACATGGAATGATAAGAAAGTTAAGAAGTTTCGGGTACATTATGTAGGTAAAGACAAGTGGCTCTGGATCGATTATGAAGAATCGAAGGGGTCTACTAAGGCTGTGAAAATTTACCGTATGTACGGGTATTATTATGCTCACTGTGATAAGAATGAATTTACAATACAGAACTAAGGAACAAGAATGAAAAACGTAAAACATCTTAAATATCGCTTAATTTACAACGGACGTATGGAAACAGAAGATCTGGCCCAATTAGCTATTAATTCTAATGAGGTTACAGTGCGTGCACTGGCAATTGAAAAGTTGCGTGCCTCTTATGAAAATCGTGTTATGGAATTAGAGGAGAAACTTTATGGCATTCTCGAAGCCGATGCTACCAGATAAGGGTTTAAACGCCGCTTTGGAAAACGCATTAATGCAGCACTGGGAAACTGGCTATAAGAATGGTGTTGAATCCTGCGCTACTATGCTAGAAGTTATTGCTAATACCTTAATGGAGAAAGGCAATAAAGAATTAGCTGAGTTATTAGACAGTATTGGGCAAAACTTCAGAGAACAGGTGAAAAATGCGTAGATTAATTATTATTAGCGGTGCGGGTTTGAGCGTTGAAAGTGGTGTACGAGCCTTTCGTACTGATACTGCTAGTGGTAAAGCATTGTGGGATGATTATGATCTAGAAGAAGTATGTAATATTCATGCCTTTCGTGGTAATTTTTATCATAAAACCCATATGTTTTACAACAAGCGACGTGAAGAGCTAAAAACTGTTGAACCCAATCTTGCGCATCTTCGTATTGGTGAGTGGTATAAACAATACCCTGGTCAGGTAGTAAATTTGACTACCAACGTTGATGACCTTATTGAGCGTGCTGGCGTTTCACATAGTGACATTCTGCACATTCACGGATATTTAAAAGAGGTTGTTGTAGCTGACAGCTACAATAGTAGCAATAAACGAGTTATTGATGTAGGGTACAATTCTATTGACCCAGATGATTATAAATGGGTTAAACCTAATGTAATCTTCTTTGGGGAACATGCTCCAGAGTATGCAGAAATGTACAATGTTTTTGATGGTATTACCAGTCAAGATATGATCATTGTGGTTGGTTGCTCTAACCAAGTAATTAACTTCTACTGGGAATTATTTCCTATTCTTAACCGTACTGCTTCCAAGCTAATGGTTGTTAACTACTATGATAGTGCCCTAGCAGCGGAACCGGGCTATCAAGGCATGACTCGTAGTGAGATGTACCAGTTGGAAGAACGCGGTATCCCTTACTGGAGTAAAGGAGCTGTAGATGCCTTCAGTGACCCTGATTTTATTGCTCATGTAGAAGCTCATCTAGAGGGTAGGCCTTATATGCCGGGGAAACAAATATGTCCATAATTAAATCTGTGTATACACACCCTGATGATATATTTGTATGGGCGGACGGTAGTTGGTGCTATCGCTGTGAGCTGTGGGAAATGGACTATAAATCTGATGACTATGGTGTCCTATATGTTGATACGGTTGAGTATGATACGTTCTTAGAAAGGGACAAAAGTGGAAATAAGTAATACTCCGATTATTTTTCTGGACATTGATGGGGTGCTCAATTCGAGCATCTCCCATCATCATGCACCTGATGATGAAAAGATTTTCTTTGGAAGTGACTGGGTTTTCAAACCGCTTCTCAAGGCTTTTCAGGACTTTATTCGTCCTTCTCCGATAATGATTGTTGGAGTATCCTCATGGTTCTCTGTCAGGAATGAGGTGGAGAACGTTCACATTATGACCGGATTAGGTCTTATCGATCGTTTTCTAGGTACAACGGATTTTACGGGGGGTGGATTATCTAGGGGTAATTCTGTTCTTCGCTTCGTTGAAAAGCATAAGCTCAAACATTGGTGTGTGCTGGATGATGCCGGTGCTATGATGTATCAGTATCCAACGGTTATAGTCAATGGTAGAACAGGAATAAATCTTCAGGATTTAAAAGCTGTTAGCTATATGCTAGAATTTAGCCCAGATCTTGAAATGTGTAAATCCTTACAACAATTTAAGGTGTAAATATGTTCAATAATGTATTCGCTAAAGAAGCTAACCCAATTTTGGTTAACTTTTGGCGTACTCTCCCGGCTAGCCTGTATAATGAGGCTATTAACTCCTTGAAAATATGGTGTGAGAATAACGAAATCTCCTTTGCTTTTAAAGATGATATTGATGAGGCCCCCTGTATTGGTTTAATTGTTCAGGTAGAGGAGGGTCTTGAAGAAATTGTCGGCTGGAAAGAGTTAGATGAAATGGGCTTAGTTTTTGCGTTAAACTATAAGCTGTTTATGCCTGCTAAGCATCGCCTCGTTGTTAACTATAAAACTAGTGAATCTCCTGGTTTTCAGGTTAATGAACGTTATGGTTGGTCTTACTCACCGGAAGAAGTAAATGAGGGAATTCAGAAACTTCGACGTTTCGGGTATATGATCCCAGGTTTAACTGCTTAAGGAGGCAGAATGGAACAAGTATATTGGCGTCAGATTGACCCTAGTTTGGTGAAACGTGCGGAGAAGCTGCTACAACGTTGGTTGGGGGTAAGACAAGTCTCCTTCACTTTTCCGGAGCAGCAAACGGATGATCCATGCATTGGCGTTTTCCTGTCTGGGTATGCCAGGGAATGGGAATTGGATTGGAATGAATTGTCTGCTATGGGTTTAATTGTTGCCCTAAACTTCTCTTTGTTCCATCCACGTGGTTTGGCCATATGTCGTGTGCCTGATGACGGTTGTTCGCCCCATCTTTTACAGGTGAAAGACGATATTTGGGAGTACACTCCAGATATTCTCGCAGAAGCTAAAGAACAATTAAATCGTGTTGGGATCTATGTTCCAGGATTAAATGACTAATGATTTTTATTAGCTGAACTCTAATTACCGAGTCATTTTGGCTCGGTTTTATCCGTACTCAAGACCAATGATAGCACCATCCGGAAAATTTTACTTGCAGGATGCCCAAAATCTTGATATAATATTTATATTGAATTGAGAGACATTAGTAAAAATTGATTTTGCTAATTTTTCTTGTTTACAATCCGCGATACGGAACAGTTAGGCTGCCCCATTAAGGGTTGTTTTAACTGTTACGTGTTAGTTTTTAAACAAATAGTTAATAGAATACTTAGCGATCTACATCCCGTAGGAACCCTGGTAAGGCCTCGAAGCAACCTAGTGTGAGGTGGTTGTGAAGTGAGACGGGAAGAGTGAAAAACTCTGAGAAGTGATGACGTAAGGTATACTACATCTAGTATGAGCTAGTACATGAAGCATTAGGTGAGCAAATCTGGCTTAGCGGCCATCCTCAAGGATTTGTGCGGTATAGTGAAGCGGCAGTGTAGCGTGAAAGGGGAAGTTGCCACCCCCCTTCAGTATTTGCGATTAATTGTTGAGAAATTGACAGTAACAGTTGTTCTATTCTTTCTGAATAGTCCTAAAGAAAACTTATTTCATTTCCAACACAGGAGTATTGTTGTGTTTTCAATCCTACAAGGTCATGCAGGATTTCATCGCGATTTAGCCACAGGCAATTGGCGAGAAGTTAAAGCAGAAGACTATCTTTTTGCTAAAAGATTTTCCTCAAAGCATCCTGAAGGTAAACCAGCTTCAATGCCCTTCAAGTTTGATGTAATTGATGAAGTTGATCCTCAAACCCTAGTAGAAATGCTCCCTCTTATGAGACGTTTAACGTCTGACCCTCATATCGTTGCGGTACGAGGTCGATGTCTTGCACCTAAAAATAATGTGCGACGTAAGAAGGGCAACTTTAATGTATCTAACCCAAGTCATATAATTGCAATGGACGTGGATGGTATTGTAGATACAGGTGGTTGTAACAAGTTTGATCTTGTTGGCATGGCTCGACATATTATTAGAATGTTAAATAGTATTAGTGAGGATATGTTTCCTCTTGATGCAGGGTTTATCGCTCATGCATCGTCTTCGGCTGGCCTAAAACCGGGTATCCGAATGCACTTAATACTAGAATCTAATGTTAAAGTAACTCAGGGTCAAATCAAGTTCTTATTTACATCTATCAACGAAAGTAGTAGACAAAAGTATGGCTTTGATATTGCCGACTTAGCTTATTACTCTTCCGTACAGCTCCATTACTTTGCAGATCCTTTATTTACTGATGGTATAGTCGATCCGTTTAAGGCGGAGGGTGCTTCACGTCTGGTATTTGTTAAAGGTTCGAAGGTAAATTTACCTAATAATCTAGTTGACTATGAAACAACTAGAGGAGAGTTTAAAGAGGAATTTTACTCTTTACTCGATCAAATTAAAGGTAAAAAGGCTGCCTCTGATAAAGTAGAAGAAACCATCAGCGAGTTAGAAGAAGCTGAGGATGGAGTGTATCTACGTATTATTCCTAAACTCTATCACAGGGCTTTAGAGGATGGTGTAGATTTTGCATGGCTAGAAAAAGAAATCCGCCCAGCCTTATCAGAGTATATTGCAACTAAAGATAATAGTCGTAATATTCAAGACTACTTTAACAACGGTCGTAAGCAGGCTCTGAAAGCGTTTGTTAATAATTCTAAACGTGATATACCGTATGTTTTAAAAGGTATTCCACTTAAAAAGCTAGAAACTAACTCTCTAGAGACTGATAACTTCTTGAAATTAAATACTGTACCACCAGAAGGCTATATGACTTTTGTAAAAGCAAGCCTAGGCACAGGTAAAACAACGGCTGTTGTTCGTTGGCTGGATTCAGGAGTTATTAAAGGTAATTTCTTAGCAATTACCAATACTAGGGCACTAGTGTCTTCAAATGCTAAGAAATTTAGTGCAGGACAATATGATAAATCTGTAGATATGCTTAATTTTAAGCGTGGTGCTATTGACCGTATGTCCACAACTATTCACTCTTTGCATAAGTTCAAGAGTTTTATTGGTCAAATTGATGCAATCTTTATCGATGAATGTGACGCTGTAATGAATGACCTATTATTCGCCCCGGTTGTTAAGCAACGTCGCGAATGTATTCAGGTTCTTCGGGATATTCTTGCAACTGCGAAAATAATTATATTATCTGATGGTGATATTAGTGCAGAAACAATTGAAGCATATGGTTCTTTGATTGAGTTTGATAAACCGGTCGCATTTTATAATCATCATCGTAAGATGCTGTCAAAAGCTCATGCTTATGAGTTCCCTGATGAATCCAGTATTTGGGTTGCACTTCAGACTTCTCTAGAGATGGGTGAGAAATCTATTCTAGTATCTGATTGTGGTCCTGATGAGCTGAATGAGAAGGGTATGGCACTGCGTCGTAATACGGGTGCGTTAGTTAAGGAAATCCATTCAAACTCTACCTCAGATGTGGATATTCGACGTATTCTGGATTATACAACTAATGAGCTAATTGATCAACAAATTGATTGCTTATTATGTAGCCCATCCGTAACGAGTGGTGTTGACTTCAACTATTTTGATAACGTATTCGTTATTACTAGAACCTCAAACCAGGCGCCAAACATGCGTTTCCAAGCAATCAGGCGCGACCGTGGTGCTCAGAATATCTATTATTTTATTGATAAATCCACTAGTGGGTTCTCCGCAGGTTCTGAACAATATAATATTGATGAAGGTTGGCTGGAGTTAGCACAGCAATTATACGCACGTCGCAGGGAGCTGGAATCTAGGAACTATACTAGTACTTTACGTTATTACTTGCTTGATCAGGGTGCAACTATTGATATTTTCAGCGAAAGCTGGGGAACTATTGAAGGTGCTGGTAAAGAATACACAGAAGAGCGAATCAAAGCTATTCTGCACTCAACTCCTGATTATTGTGCCCCACGTCATGCGGATGCGTATGAGGCTAAACTACTTCTTGTTCGCTATTATCATCTTGAGTCTATTAAAGATGTAACAGTTGAGCATGTTGAACAATATATCAAGGATAAACCGAATGATCGAGCGGCATTCTTCCATAAAATGCACGAGATGTTCTGGGAAGATATTAAGAAGTGTTCAAATGTGACCATTAAACCATTCATAGAGGCTCTGAAAGGTAAGAAGAAAGACTTCTTCCTTAAAACAGGTCAGAGTGCTAACCCAAAATATGCTAGAATGTATCTTGGTATGATGGGTATTGGTAAGGATATGAACACTGAAAATATTGTAGACTGGTACAGAACCTATTGTAAAATCGAGTGTATGCCAATTCCTTATAAGTTCATGACTGACGAGGAAAAACATATGCATGATGAAGCAATGTCAGAGCTAGGTGCTAGAAATGACAGTGAAGAATAAAAAATGGGAAACAAGGAAGTTTCCAGTAAAAGAACGTAAAATTCCTGTTTACGACACTTCGGAAAAGCTATGTAGGGTGGTACCACACAGATTAGCTGGCATCCCTAATATATCCGAGTGGTTACTTAAACAACGGAAAACAAACGTGTCTCTTCGCATCGGCTTTGAGTTAGATAAAGTCTATGCTGAACTTGCTTCTTTGCTCAAGGAATCGTAAAAATTTATTTGCTTTCAGGAAAATTTTTCTGTATAATAGATTCATAAATTTGAGAGAGGAGTTTAAATATGGCTGGTTCTCGCAGAAAGAAACATATCCATGAAATCCCTGATGAAGTCTTTAAAAAGGTTATAGAGCATCTGGAGAACGGTGGTACTAAGAAAGCAGCATGTGAAATGCTCGGGGTATCATCCAACCCAACTATGGAAAGGATGATTGAAGAATGGCAAGACCGCCAGATTCAAGTTGCCGAAATGAAGAAAAAGAAACGTGGCACACTCATTGAAGGCATTGAGTTAGCCAACGTTATTGAGCAGTATCTATCTGGTGATTCTTTTGAAGAGATTGCCGATCGTAATTACCGCTCTGTAGCAATGGTTAAATCTGTTCTGGAACGCTATGGTGCTCTGCTTCGTTTGAACGATATTGTAGATCCATTGAATCCACCAATTATTCCTGATGATGCTGTAGCAGAAGAATTTGAGGTAGGTGAGCTTGTTTGGGTTCCTGGATACCAGTGTATCGGTGAAATCAAAAAAGCAATGGATAACCCTGTTGGTTGTTACCGTGTATGGCTTCTATCAGAAGGCAAACAACAGAACGTTCATTATATGAATTATGAGTTGGCTTCTGTTAAACACCTGGAAAAGTTAGGGGTTGATGTAAAGTCTCTGGGGTACAAATGGTCCCGGGAAGAAGTTATCACACTGATTAATGAAGCTGTTAAGGCTGCCTTGAAACTTGATAAAGAAAAAGGAAAACGCCGTGAGTAGACTAACTGATTTACTTAAAGATGGGGAAGTAAAAACACTATATCGTAGAAGCTGGGATAACGATAATAACGGCTTAGTGTTATTAACTTTAGATGCTGACTCAGATGTAGTTACTCAGCATACTTGGGTAGCTGGTAATTATCCCTATAGTGAGGTTGTTTCATTAACAGTATGCGAAGCTATTGCAGACGATTGGGAGGTTGCCAGCATCGAGGATATGCTCGCTGTTGGCCTGGTGGAGTAACTACTTAAAAATTTCAGTTGCTTAATCCTATAATTCTTGATATAATATTCTCATAGTTTGAAAGAACTATTCTGTTTAATTCTTAATTAAGGAAATATAAAATATGACTACTCCAACTCAGTGGACTGATGAACTGTTCGAAAAAATGTCTTCCGAATACGTTGCTCGTATGGAGCAATTCCCAGAGGATGAACGTCCTGGTGTTAGCATGGAAATTGTTAGCGAAATTGCCCAGGAAAATGGTGTAACTCCGAACGGTTTTCGTATGAAGCTGACTAAAGCAGGTTTGTATATTAAGAAAGCTGCTGGTTCTACTCCTAAATCTAGCGCATCTACTGGAGAAAAAGCTTCCGGTGGTTCTCGTACCTCCAAAGCTCAAGCCCATGCCGACCTTCGCGCAGCGTTCTCTGATGCTGGCTTAGCACCAGATTTTCTGGATGATGCAATTATCGACAAACTGACTGGTAAAGCGGCTGCTCATCTGGCAGAAGCAATCCGAGCTATCACTAAGTAATTTTTAGATAAATCCACCAACAAAAGGAACACAGTTATGACCAAAGCTGAAATTATCGCACAATGTGAAAAATTTGGTGAGTTTTATCTTCATTACGAGAAACTTCGTCAGAAAGGAACCACGTACCTTCAGGGTACGATGGAATTTGATCCAGCCCAAGATAAATATCTGGCTGAGCGTATTAAACGTGAACGTATTCGTAAAGCGAAAGATGATGAAATCCTTGTCTTCTCTCGTACTAATGATAGTTTCCGTTTTATTCCTGTCGAGAAAGTCCGTCGTGTGACTAGCCTCCAATCAGAGTTAGATCGTGCTTCTCCAGTAGGCCGATAAGAAACCAATTAGCCCCTATATGGGGCTTTTTGTGTATTTGGGATATGTAAATGAGCGAACAGGTAAATCAAAACTATGAAGGACACGTTGATGACCAGTCCATCATACTTTGGGAGAAGGAGGGGGAACAAGTAAGATTAACAGTATCTGAATTTCGTGGGAATCTATACATGGGTATTCGTTACTGGCTTCTTGATATTAATGATGAATGGTTTCCAACGAAATCTGGCTTCTCTTTTCCTTACACCCTAGAAACAACATCACAGCTTTTCTATGCGTTTACACAGATTCTTAGCGAATCTGAGGTTTTACATGAAGTACAGAAACGAGCTGAAGAACTCAAAGCCAAGAATGCCTAGTTCTTGGCTTTTTCTTTATAAATGTATTTGCTTTCAACTCAGTTTTGTTATATAATATTTATATAAATTGATAAGAGGATCAATTATGAAAGTAACACTTCCAAAAATTCAAGCAAAGTTAAACCTAGTATCAAATGCTAGAAATAACTATCTAGATAACTTTGGTGGAATCAACGATAAAGCGTACAAAGATGCGTGGTTGAAAGAAGCGCAAGAGTTAGCCGATCTCATTGCTCAGTATAATAAAGAACTACGGGTAGAAATGAATGACTAATGTAAAAGACTTTATTAAACGCTGTCAAGAAGCATATTATCAAGGTATGTCTTTAATCTCTGATGAGGAGTATGATTGCCTGGTAAAACGCTTCCCACTAGAAGAAGAGATCGGGCCTAAGGGCGATATTCCACATCTGTATCGTATGTATTCTTTACAGAAAGTTTATTATAGTCGTGGAGATAAACCCCCATTTAACCCATTAGGCCAGGTAGAAACTGACAAGTTAGATGGTTGTGCGATTTCTCTACTATATATTAATGGCGAATTTGTTCAAGCACTAACTCGTGGTAATGGTATCCTAGGGAATGATGTCACAAGCAACGTAAGATTGCTGAACATTCCTAAAAAGATTTCCCAAAAAGTACCTACTCAAATCACTGGTGAAGTTCTAATTACAAAAGAAGTAGAAAATAAACGTAACTTTGCCTCTGGTGCTATTAACCTCAAAGATAGTGATGATTTTGTACAACGTATCGGGGAAGGTGGTTTAATCTTCGTTGCATATGGTATCCAGTGTTCTGCTGAATCTGTAGGTATTACAGAAGCATATTTAAAAGATATGCTTTGGCTAGAGAATGAGAACTTCTTAACAGTTGTTAATGTGCGTTCCTTCTTTAAATGGATTCCGACGGACGGTAAAGTTGTTCGTATTAATGACAACAACAAATTCTTCCGTGAAGGCTGGACTAATAAATTCCCTCGTGGAGCATTCGCTATTAAAGAGGATGAAGAAGGCGAGATTACAACCCTTATTAAAGTTGAGTGGCAGGTAGGGGCTTCTGGTAAAGTAACTCCAGTTGGTTATTTCGAACCGGTAATTATTGATGATGCTACAATTGTTAAAGCGACTCTTAATAACGTTGATTATATTAACTCTCTCGATCTAGAGATCGGTTGCCAGATTCGAGTGATTCGCGCTGGTGGTGTAATCCCGTGCATAGTAGAGCGAGTATACGATTAATACATAACCCTTTGCTACCCATCTACCATATCGGAATTATAAAGTGGTTATTGACATTTTCGCCGCTTAGGTATATACTATTATCATTCAGTTGAGGGATAGAAAGTTATGGCGAGGGTAAGCAAAGTTAGTTAAAATTGTAGTTGCTAAATGCTTAAATACTTGCTATAATATTTATATAAATTGATAAGGAAGAAATTTGATGAAAATCGAAATTCCAACACAATGTCCCTCTTGTGGTTCTAAGCTAGATCTTGTCAACGGACAATTATTCTGTCGGAATAAGTCCAACTGTCCAGCGCAATCAAGTAAGTTAATTGAGAACTTCTGTTCAAAAATGAAGTTAAAGGGCTTTGGTCCAAAAACTATTGAGAAGCTGGAACTGACGAAGATTTCAGAACTATTTTACCTAACCGAAGAAGATTTGGTTAGAGCCGTGGGTAGCAAGGTTGCCGCTAAGTTAATTAGCGAATTAAATACTAAAGTTCGCAGAGACATTGACTTTGGTTCAGTTCTCGGTTCTTTGGGAATCCCTCTAATTGGAGAGGTTGCAGCAAAGAAATTATCCCAAAATTGCACTAGCTTCCATGATGTGAAGGCTGACGGCAAGGCCGGAGAAAATTATAAAGCCTGGCTAAATTCCCCACAAGGCAAGGATGTTATCGAACTACCGTGGAAATTTTCAACTGGTATTAAGGGCACTAAAGCTAATATTATCATTACGGATGAATTAGCTGCCCAGCCAAATGGAATCGCGGTATGTATTACCGGATCTTTGCAAGATTTTGCAAATAGAACGGATGCAACAAACTATTTAGAAGGTCTAGGATATACGGTTAAGAAATCCGTTACCAAAGACGTCAAATACCTAATCTGTGAGGATGAATCGAAGCGTTCTTCCTCATCTTATAAGAAAGCCGAAACGAATGGGATAGAAATCCTGTCGATTAAAGAACTATTGGAGAAAAATAATAATGTCTAAACTGAACTGGAACGTAGAAGGTGTAACCGAGTCTCTGAAAGCAAAAGCCACTGCTCTGGGTGTTGCTGTAATCTCTCAAGAACAAGTAGCGGCTATCGCTGCTGAACTGGCTGCTGAAACTGGCAAAGACGTTACCGCTCGCTCTGTTGGCTCTAAGCTGCGTAAAGAAGGTTTCGAAGTACAGAAAGCTAACGAAGTACAGAAATCCCCGTGGACTCCTGAGCAGGAAGCTGAACTGGTTGATTTCCTGAACGCTCATGCTGGTCAGTATACTTATGCTGAAATCGCTGCTGCTGTAGCTGGTGGTCAGTTCGGTGCTAAGCAGGTACAAGGTAAGATTCTGAGTCTGGAAATGACCGCTTCTGTTAAGCCAACCGAAAAAGCTGCTGCTGTTCGTTCCTTCACTCCTGATGAAGAAACTGATTTTGTTAATCAGGTTGTTGCTGGTGCTACTATTGAAGCTATCGCTGCTCACTTCGGTCGCAATATTAAGCAGATCCGTGGTAAAGCTCTGAGCCTGCTTCGTGAAGGTCGTATTGCTGCTATGCCGGTACAGGAAACTTCAAGTGCTAAAACTCGTGAAGATCTGTTAGAAGGTCTGGATCTGGTTAACATGACTGTTGCTGAGATCGCTGAGAAAACTGGTAAGTCTGAGCGCGGTGTTAAATCTATGCTGTCTCGTCGTGGTCTGGTTGCTAAGGACTATGATGGTGCCGCTAAGCGTGCTAAACTGGATGCAAAAGCTGCGGCTGCTGAATAATCTGGTAAATTAAACCTAAGGGGAGGGGGCTATGCTCCTTCCCCTTTTTGCATTTAGAAGGCACGAAAGCGTGCAAAGGAGAATGACCTTGTTTAACGTGCAAGCTGTAGTGTTGAAGATGCTTCTAGCTTCCGAACAGAAGCAAATAGCATTGGAAACATTCTCAAAACTGCATAAAGATCATTTTAATGACGCTTTCTCCTCAATTTACCAAGCCGTCCAGAATTATTATAAAAAATATAACACAATGCCGTCCATTGACGCACTTATGCTTGAAGCTAATAGGAACGCCCGCCTTTCTCAAGCTCTAGTCGTCTTAGCTAACACTCAAATTCCAGAAGTGAGCATGGAACAGGCACTTGAAGTCCTAGAGGCTGAATATACACAGGATTTATTCCTGAAGCTTCTAGAAACAGACGTGCTTCAAGATTTAACAATGCTGGATCAGGGAGAAATTCTCAACCGAGTTGCCTCCCTTCACTTAAAATTAGAAGAGAAAGTAACGAATACTGGAAAAGTATTCAACGCAGATAACATGCGTATTTTCCAGAGAGAAGAAGATACCAAACTGAACTTAATCGCTCTTGGTATTTGTAATGAGTTCGACGCTCAAATTGGTTTAGCTCGCACAGAAACGTTACTGCTTGGTGGTTGGCGTGGTACTGGTAAATCCATTATCTGTTCAAACATACAGGTTCAGCAATATTTGAATGGGGATATTGCTCCATACTTCTCAATTGAGATGAAAGAACATGAAGTATTTAGACGTAATCTAGCCATGTTAGCTGGTGTATCAGCATTAGCAATGCGTAATAATACTCTAGAAGGTGCAGCTCTGTTGAGATTAGCCAGAACTAGAGCTAGAATGTTTAATGGTGGTGAAGAGCTTTTCGATAGCTTCGTTAAACAGTACACAATGGCTAAGATGAGTGATTTCTACGATATGGAGAGTAAGCTAATAGAGGGATATGAACTACATACTCCTATGATTATTGTTTATGACCCCGAACTGTCCATTACAACAGTCGACGTAGAATTAAATAAATTAGTTGCTAGATATGGTGATAAAGTTACAGTAGCTTTACTGGACTATATTAACCAAACCCGACTTCCAGACTCTAAAACCATTGATATGTATGACTGGAAAGAACAGATGGTTGTTAGCTCATCTTTCAAATCTATCTGCCAGAAACATAACGTGGCTGGTGTAGCTCCTTACCAGATCGATCAAGATGGTAGAACACGTATGTCAAAGGGGATTCTTGATTCCGCAGACATGGCTGCTAATCTTAATGCTGCAAAAGCTGATAATGGTCAAGGTGCTATTATGTTTGACTTCGTTAAGACTCGTTCTTCTGATAGCGTGAAGTTTATGCCTAAAATGAACTGGGAAACCCTGCGGATGGATAACACTACCAACCTAGCAATGGAAGATATATCTCAAATGGAAGCTGAGTTCGTTATCCCTATTGAGAAGGATAAGCCGGCTCAACCTAAACGTGCTAAGAAAGACAAAGCTGAAAATTCAACAGGTGAACAGGCCAGCGATATATGAGTAGAATAACAGAACTACTTGATCTGAAAGGCATTGAATATAAAGACACAGGTGGGGACATCCTCATCTGTTGTCTCAATCCAGATCATGACGATAAACACCCAAGTTTGCGTATTGATCCTGAAACAGGTATTATGCACTGCTTGAGTTGTGGCTTCGGTAAAGGTATACCGAGCATTTACCATTATTTTAATGAGACTCAGTACCGACAGTCCCCAAGACTATCGCAAGTACGTAAAAAGATTTCAGAGATTAGGAATGGATCAACGAATCTTGCAATTCCTGAATCTGCTTACCTTTTCGAAGGTGATTTCCGAGGTATAAGTTCTAAGACCTTGAAGAAATATTTTGCTTTCCAACACCAAGCAGACTGGGAAGGCAGAATTGTATTCCCAATCACAGATGCTGTTGGACGCAATATCCTATTTTTGGGTCGTTCTATAAACAGTTCTGCCCCTCCTAAATACTTAGTAAAACCAAAACAAGTTTCACCGCCAATTTTTCCTGTACGATATAATACTCCAGTTCTTATTCTAGTTGAAGGCATCTTTGATATGCTGAACCTAGAGGATAATGGTATAGACTATGCTTCTTGCTGCTTTGGTACACATCAGTTTACTTCGGATAACATTGCAGATAAGTTCAGTCCTTATATTATTGCTGGGGTAAAAGTTGTTGTTATCTTACTAGATAATGATGCTTCTGGTAATAAAGCTGCACAAGCATTGGCTAAGCTAATTCGTACAAAAACGCGTTTAACACCTGTAGTTGCTAACTTTCTCCTACCTGAAGGCAAAGATCCCGGTGATTTAAACAAAGATGAAATTGATATGTTAGCAAAACGTATTGAAATTTTAGTTGCTGAATCGCTTAAAGATTTGGTATAATATATTGGTAAGTTAGAGAAGAAACACTGAAGTTATACTTACTTACCAAGAGGAGATTAAATTTGAAAATCGCAGTAGTTGATAAAGCTCTAAATAACACTCGTTACGATAAACATTTCCAGCTATACGGCGAGGAAGTTGATGTATTCCATATGTGTAACGAGAAGTTATCTGGTCGTTTGCTTAAAAAGCACATTACTATTGGAACACCAGAAAACCCATTTGATCCGAATGATTATGATTTTGTTATACTAGTAGGTGCTGAACCTTTCCTGTATTTCGCAGGTAAGAAAGGCATTGGTGATTATACTGGTAAACGTGTAGAGTATAACGGATATGCTAACTGGATTGCGAGTATCAGCCCAGCCCAGTTACACTTTAAGCCTGAAATGAAACCAGTTTTCGATGCAACAGTAGAGAATATCCACGATATTATCAATGGTCGTGAGAAGATTGCAAAAGCTGGTGATTACCGTCCTATTACTGACCCTGACGAGGCGGAAGAATATATCAAGATGGTGTATAATATGGTTATCGGACCTGTCGCATTCGACTCCGAAACCTCAGCACTATACTGTCGAGATGGTTATCTGCTTGGTGTTTCTATGTCTCACCAAGAATATCAGGGTGTATATATCGATTCTGATTGTCTCACAGAGGTTGCAGTATATTATCTCCAGAAAATTCTGGATAGTGAAAACCACACTATTGTTTTTCACAACCTGAAGTTTGATATGCACTTTTATAAGTACCATCTGGGACTTACTTTTGATAAAGCACATAAAGAACGCAGGCTCCATGATACAATGTTGCAGCATTATGTTCTAGATGAGCGTCGTGGTACTCATGGCTTGAAATCTCTAGCAATGAAGTATACAGATATGGGTGACTATGACTTTGAACTAGATAAGTTCAAAGATGATTACTGCAAAGCACATAAAATCAAGAAAGAAGATTTCACCTATGATTTAATTCCGTTTGATATTATGTGGCCTTACGCTGCGAAAGATACAGATGCTACCATACGTTTGCACAACTTCTTCTTACCAAAAATTGAGAAGAATGAAAAACTTTGCAGTCTGTATTACGATGTTCTAATGCCCGGTTGTGTATTTCTCCAGCGTGTTGAGGATCGTGGTGTACCAATTTCTATTGATCGCTTGAAAGAAGCTCAATATCAGTTAACTCATAATCTGAATAAAGCCCGTGAGAAGCTGTATACTTATCCAGAAGTCGTTCAGCTAGAGAAAGATCAGAACGAAGCGTTTAACCCAAACTCTGTTAAACAACTCCGTGTTCTTCTGTTTGATTATGTTGGCTTAACTCCAACAGGTAAATTGACAGATACTGGAGCAGACTCTACAGATGCAGAAGCTCTGAACGAATTGTCTACGCAGCATCCAATTGCTAAGACCCTACTAGAGATTCGTAAGCTGACTAAGCTGATCTCTACTTACGTTGAGAAAATTCTTCTGAGCATTGATGCTGATGGCTGCATTCGTACTGGTTTCCACGAACACATGACTACTTCTGGTCGTTTGAGTTCTTCTGGTAAACTGAACCTGCAACAGTTACCCCGTGATGAATCTATTATCAAGGGTTGTGTAGTAGCTCCTCCCGGGTATCGTGTAATCGCATGGGACTTAACAACTGCGGAAGTTTATTATGCTGCTGTTCTATCTGGTGATAGAAATATGCAACAGGTATTTATCAACATGAGAAATGAACCTGATAAATACCCTGACTTCCACTCTAACATCGCACACATGGTATTTAAGCTCCAATGCGAACCTCGTGATGTTAAGAAGTTATTCCCAGCTCTGCGTCAGGCTGCTAAGGCAATTACCTTCGGTATTCTATACGGTTCTGGCCCGGCTAAAGTAGCACATTCTGTTAACGAAGCATTGCTAGAACAAGCAGCCAAAACTGGTGAACCGTTTGTTGAATGTACTGTTGCAGATGCTAAAGAGTACATTGAAACTTACTTCGGTCAGTTCCCACAGCTTAAGCGTTGGATTGATAAGTGCCACGATCAGATCAAGAATCATGGATTTATCTATAGTCACTTTGGTCGTAAACGTCGTCTGCATAATATCCATTCCGAAGACCGTGGCGTTCAGGGTGAAGAAATTCGTTCTGGATTTAACGCAATCATTCAGTCTGCTTCTTCTGATAGTCTCCTTTTAGGTGCGGTAGATGCAGATAATGAGATCCTTTCTCTTGGCTTAGAACAAGAGATGAAGATTGTTATGCTGGTTCACGACTCCGTAGTTGCTATTGTTCGTGAAGACTTGATTGATCAATACAATGAAATCCTGATTCGTAATATTCAGAAAGACCGTGGTATCAGTATTCCTGGCTGTCCGATTGGTATTGATTCAGATTCTGAAGCTGGAGGTTCTCGTGACTATTCTTGTGGTAAGATGAAGAAACAGCACCCATCAATCGCTTGTATTGATGATGACGAATATACTCGTTACGTTAAAGAAATGCTACTTGATGCAGATTTCGAGTATAAGAAACTAGCTGCGATGGATAAAGAGCATCCAGACCACAGCAAGTACAAGGATGATAAGTTTATTGCTGTATGTAAAGATCTGGATAACGTGAAAAGGATTCTCGGTGCTTAATTTCAAATTGCCCGTATATGCTTTACGGGCATTTGTATCAATTGAGCAAGAAGGTGATTATTCCGTAATTACAACAAGATATAATAAATATGTGCTAGATAACAGGAAGTTGCCTGGCACTTTTTCTCAACGTAGACTTATTCTATTTGAGAAACGGAAAGAATTACCGTACAAGCTCTATCCTATTAGAGGTAGAATATCAATGTTGTCTCAATTAGTTGGGTCAAAGCGTAGCCAATTTATAGATTCTGATGGAAATCTTATTAACTGGAAGAAAACTACGTTCTATGATGTTGTCACCTCTAAAGTTTTGCATTCAGCTAGAATTTATAACGGAAAATACCAATGCTATGTAGCTAAAGTTCCATATCCATTTGTATTATCCTATGTTCCAGCTTATATAAGCTATATTCTGGTAAATAATAGCCCTGTTATTTATCAAGTCCATCAAGAGGAGCCTGAAATTCCTAGACTTAGAATAAAATTATGAAGGTTGTTATATCTAATAAAGCCTATTTCAAGCCCGATGATGAACTTTGGGATTATTGTAGTAAGCAAACCACTTATCACATTGAGACAATGACTAGTAAATACCCTATTATGTATAAGAATAGTGGTGTTGTTGCCAAAGAGATTAAGTGGATTCCTATTACGCGTCTGGACTTACTAGATGCTAAAGGAGTAAAATACGAATTAGTCGATAAACGCACATTAGCTCCGGTAGATATACCAAAACCTAAGTTCAAGCTGCGTGAAGAAGATCAGCTTCCAATATACGAAGAATGCGATGATACCTGTATTATTAATGGTAAGCCTGGATTTGGTAAAACTATCCTAGCCCTTGCACTTGCGTATAAATTTGGCCAGAAAACTTTGGTAATCTGTACTAATACATCCATTCGTGAAATGTGGGCAGCAGAAGTTCGTAAATGGTTTGGGTTTGAACCAGGTATCATAGGTTCTGGGAAATACAATATTGATCCACCAATTGTGGTCAGTAATATTCAAACAGTGAATAAACATGCGAATAATCTTTCTAAAGTATTCGGTACTGTTATAGTTGATGAAGTTCACCATTGTGTGGCTACAACTTTCACTAACTTCCTAGAAATATCATGTGCTCGCTATAAAATTGGACTATCTGGTACGTTAAAACGTAAGGATGGCTTGCAAGTTATGTTCAAAGATTTCTTTGGATATAAAATCTTTAGTCCTCCGGTTAATAATACTGTTGCTCCTACAATCCACAGGTACTCCGTACCAGTTGAGTTGTCTGGAAACCAAAACGTACCGTGGGCATTACGTGCTAACGATGTGTATAATCATCCTGAATATCGAGAAACTATTATAAACCTAGCACATTTATACGTGAATATGGGGCATAAAGTACTCATTGTAAGCGATAGAACAGAGTTAATCCAAACAGTACTAGAAGCTCTTGCGCAGCGTGGTGTTACAACATATGAAATTATAGGGGCAACTCACTTAGATGACCGATTAAAAATTCAGGAAGATATAGCAAAAGGTGGACCTTGTGTACTTGCAGCAGCTCAAAGTATCTTCTCTGAAGGTATTTCTCTTAATGAGTTGTCTTGTTTAATAATGGGAAGTCTCATTAATAATGAGTCTCTCATTGAACAGCTTGCAGGTCGTGTTCAACGTATTGTCGATGGTAAACTCGACCCTATTGTTGTAGATCTAATTATGAAAGGTGGTACTGGGCTAAGGCAGGCTTCTGGGCGTATGGCAGTATATCGTAATAACGGGTGGAAAACTATTACCATGACTCCTGAGAAAGCAGTTCAATTAGCTAAAATTGCATTTGGCAACAGCTCATAAATGATGTATAATATATACATAAATTTGAGAGAGAAAGTTTCGGATTGATAAGAAAGTCCGAAGCAGAAAAATAAAAATTTTAGTTGCTAAATTCTCTCGAAATCTAGTATAATATATACATAAATTCGAGGAGAAAACAAAAATTAAATTCTTCGATTATGAAAAGCTATACTTACTAGCTAGAGGAAATTCCGACCTAATTATTAAGCTATTCAAAAGAATGCTTACAGAGCCTGATGCTCACCAATTATTGGTCGGTTCCTCATTCATTTTGAATGAATCAACAATAGTTGATAATCCAAATAAATTGTCTAATAGACAACTGGCAGAATATCTAGGAATTTTAAGTCTACGAAATTATGCCGAATACAAGTTTACAAACGATCCTAATTTGGACATGCAATATGTTCCAGTATGGATACCACGTTTAGTAATCGACACTAACCCACTAATCGCAATTAACAAATCGAAATTAATCTTTAAAGAGGAAATAAAATATGGCTAAGTCTTGGGGCGAAACTACTGGCGGTTCTAACGATAAAATCGAATTCCTGAAGTTCAACAATGGTATCACTCGTGTTCGTATCGTTTCTGGTGTTCTTCCACGTTATGTCTATTGGCTGACCAATAAAGAAGGTAACGTAGCTCCTTTCGAATGTCTCCGTTTTAATCGTGACAAAGAGAGCTTTGTTCGTGGTAAAGCTGATCCGGTTCATGAGATGGGCTTCTTTGAGAAAGAGCTGGATAAAGACGGTAATCGTGTTCCGCTGAAACCGAAGAAAAACTATATCGCTTTTGTTATCGACCGTTCTGATAACAAACTGAAAGTAATGGAAGTCAAGGCTACTATTCTGAAAGGCATCCAGTCTATCATGAAGCAGTTGAACCTGGCAACTCCGTTTGATATTGATATTTCTATCGAGAAAAAAGGTAAAGGTTTCGATACTGAGTATGATGTACAGCAGATTGCCGCTATGCAGTTCCAGATTAAGCTGCAAGATCCTAACAGTGCGGAATCTAAGCAATATGCTGCGGACGTAGATCTGATCGGTGAAGCTATGTGTGATGAAGATGGCGACATCATTAAGTTCGAAAAAGTTCCTCCTCTGGAACAAACCTATCCGGTTCCTACCTATGAAGAGCAGAAGGAAGCAATTCAAGCCTTCATGGAGGGTCGTGAGAATAAAGATGATGATGCCAAATCTGGTAACAGCAATGCTGGTTCCCAGAAAGGTATTGACCAAGAAGCTGCAAGCGATCTGGATGACTAATAAATAGAGGGGCTTCGGCCCCTTTCTTTTTAACCAATGAGAATATTATTTAGTGCTGATCATCATATCAAACTAGGACAAGATAAAGTTCCAAAGGAATGGCAGAAGCGTCGCTTCCTGATGCTAGGAGAACGGTTAAATGATATATTCCATAATCATAACTGTGATCTTCATATTGCTGGTGGTGATATACTTGATGTTGCCGACCCGTCGTCAGAAGAAATAGAACTGCTTGAACAGTTCATGTCAAGACTTGACCATCCAGGCAAAATCTTTACTGGAAATCATGAAATGTTAACTAAAACCATTTCATGTCTGTATCACTATGCAGGAGTTATTAATAAAGTAACGAGTGGTAAGTGGGAAGTAATTACCAAACCATATCGTTCTCCTGAATTTGATATTGTTCCGTATGATGAGATCCATAAACCTAAGTGGAAATCTCCTGAATCAAAACTATGTTTCACACATGTTCGTGGTGAAATCCCTCCACATGTAAAACCAGAAATTGATCTAACTAAGTACAACTGTTATGATACTGTAATTGCTGGCGATTTACATTCTTATACTAATAGCCAGACTATCGGATCTACTAGACTTCTCTACCCAGGATCCCCATTAACTACATCGTTCCATAGAGAACGCACAAAAGGTACAAATGGTTGCTTTATCATTGATACCGACACATTAAAAGTAGAATGGATTGAACTCGGTGATTTACCACAACTGATTCGTAAAACAATCGGAGCTGGTGAAGAGATGGAACCTAGTGATTACGATCGTGTAGTATATGAAGTTACTGGTGACGTTGTTCAGTTAAAATCAATCAAAGACTCTGATTTATTAGATAAGAAAATTAACCATCGAGTTACTAAAGACGCTAAGTTAAATCTTGTTGATCTTGATATGTTAGGTGAACTTGAACTTTACTTCCGTGAAGTCGAGAAGCTATCTCAAGGCGACATTGATAGAATCTTGGCTAGAGCTGCAAAATATGTCAAAGATTACAATTAAGACACTAAAATTTAGTAACGTTATGTCTTATGGTAAGGACATCGTAATTCATTTCGATAAGAATCCAGTTACTCAACTAATTGGTGGCAATGGACTAGGGAAATCCACCATCGCTACGGTTATCGAGGAATTGTTTTATAACAAGAACTCACGTGGTATTAAGAAGGATGCTCTGTTCTCTTGGTCTACTCCGAAAAAAGAGTATGATATGCACGCTTACTTCTCAAAAGATGAAGATGAGTATGAATTGCATAAAGTAGTTAAATCCACTGCTAAAGTAACCCTTATTAAGAATGGAGAGGATATTAGTGGACACACGGCAACCCAAACATACAAGATGATTGAAGAGATTATGGGTGGTGACTTCCAAACATTCACCAAACTGATTTATCAATCAGTGGGTTCCAATCTAGATTTTCTAAAGGCAACGGATGCAACACGTAAGGCTTTTCTTGTTAACTTGTTTAATCAAGAACAATACAAAGAAATGTCAGAAACTATTAAGGCTGATCGTAAAGAAATAGCAAATACCTTAAATAATTTGCAGGGCCAAATGGCTGTAATTACGAAAATTCTTAATGGAAAGAATAATCTGGGAACTTTGCAGGAACCTGTAGAAGTACCGGAGTTTGATGAAGAGCCATTAGCACAAGAACTTACTGAATCGAAAATTAAGGCGGCATTAGCCAAGTCTCAAGAGGCTAATATTACTAAGTTGCGTAATTTGGACAAAGCTGTACAAGTTGCCGAACAATCTTTCGAGCCTTTCAAAAATTTGCCTGCGCCCACTGACCAAAACGAAGAGATCTCGAGTGTTACGCGTGACCTAACGATTGTAACCTCACGTGCGAGCGAAGTTAAGAAACGTTATCAGAAGTTCAAGCAAGAGGCTTCAAATACTGAATGTCCTACTTGTGGTACTCATCTGGATACAACTGCTGCTCAAAAAGCAATGGATATGGCTAGAACAGAGTATGATCCTCTGTTCAAAGAGAAGCAATCTCTTGAAGCTAAGCTAGAGCAGCTGAAGAAAGAACAACTTGAATACACTGCATATATTAGAGCAAAGGATGCTTTGGATAAAGCAGTGGTAGCTAGAGACGAGTTCAAAAATTCAATGAGTGATGCTTCTTTTGAAGAACTCAATGTGCAAATCCTACGGGTGCAAATCCGACAATTAGAACAGGAAATCGCTGATGGCCGTTCTAAGGTTGCAATTGCCAAAGAGCATAATGCAAATGTCGAATTAGCCAATGCAAAATATAAAGCGAAACTAGAACAGATTGAGAAAGCTGAGGCAGAAATGTCTGAGATTACTTCCAAACTGGATGAGGTATCAGAAGCTGTTGCTGATCTCGATATTCTGATCGCTGCATTAAAGAATCTAGTAGGATATAAGCTAGAGCATAGTGTGAAAGTATTTGAAGAGCTTATCAATAAATACCTTTCCATTATGACTGGTGGTAAATTTGCACTTGGATTTGAACTTGATGAAACAAAATTACAAGTAGTAATCTTCAATGATGGAAATCGTACCAGTATGGAGAACTGCTCTACTGGTCAACAAAGTCGAATCAACCTAGCAACACTGTTAGCTATTCGAATGCTACTAACATCTATTAGTAAAGTTAATATTAATCTTCTATTCCTTGATGAAGTAATTAGCTTTATTGATAGTAAAGGACTTGATACTCTCGTTGAACTATTAAATGAGGAAGAAAGTCTAAATTCTATCATTGTTTCTCATGGGCATACGCATCCATTAGCTCATAAGATTACTGTCAAAAAAGATGCAGAAGGATTTTCCTACTTAGAATAAAACATGGCTGTAGATAGTAGAGAGAAAGGTAAACGTGGAGAATATCAGGTAAGAGATATTTTACGTGAACGTACGGGTCTTGAGTGGGAACGTGTTCCTGGTTCTGGTGCTTTTGGCCAGAGCCACGGACTGAAGGGTGACATCTACCTTCCACCACAAAGCGGACACATTAGTAAATACTGCTTCGAAGTTAAGTGGTATAAAGATGATAATATATCAAGTAATTTATTTAATGTTGGTGAATCCACTCTAGAGAAGTGGTGGCAGCAGTGCTCACGTGAAGGTGAGCAGATGAACTCCAAACCTGCATTAATATTCAAGAAAGACAGAGGACAGTGGTTAATAGCTTTGGATAGCTCAGACCCGATGGTTGACAACTTAATGAGTCGTACCCATATGGTGTTAAATAAGAAAGACATGGAAATCGTAATTGGTTTATTTGAGCCGTGGCTACATCATGCATCTGTTGAGGACTTAATTAAATAATGAGTAAATCCTGGGGAAAATTTATTGAAGAAGAGGAAGCTGAAATGGCTTCCCGTCGTAACCTAATGATTGTCGATGGAACTAACTTAGGCTTTCGCTTCAAACATAATAATAGTAAAAAACCATTTGCCTCAAGTTATGTTTCCACTATTCAATCTCTTGCAAAATCTTATTCTGCTAGAACTACAATAGTTCTAGGAGATAAAGGGAAGTCTGCATTCCGCTTAGAACATCTCCCCGAGTATAAAGGGAACCGAGATGAGAAATACTCGCAGCGTACGGAAGAGGAGAAAGCATTAGATGAGCAGTTCTTCGAGTATTTGAAAGATGCTTTCGAACTATGTGAAACTACATTCCCAACCTTCACTATTCGTGGCGTAGAAGCAGATGATATGGCAGCTTATATTGTTAAGCTGATTGGGCACCTATATGATCATGTTTGGCTAATTTCTACCGATGGTGACTGGGATACTTTATTAACTGATAAAGTTTCTCGCTTCTCTTTCACAACACGTCGTGAATATCATCTTCGTGATATGTACGAGCATCATAATGTTGACGATGTAGAGCAGTTTATCTCTCTGAAAGCAATTATGGGTGATTTAGGGGATAATATCCGAGGTGTTGAAGGTATTGGGGCAAAACGCGGATATAACATTATTCGTGAATTCGGTAATGTTCTGGATATTATTGATCAGCTCCCACTACCTGGAAAACAGAAATATATACAGAATTTAAATGCTTCGGAAGAATTGCTTTACCGAAATTTAATTCTGGTTGATTTACCTACCTACTGCGTAGATGCTATTGCTGCTGTAGGTCAAGACGTATTAGATAAGTTTACAAAAGATATTTTGGAGATTGCAGAACAATGATTAAAATTAAGTTAACTCATCCAGATTGTATGCCTAAGATTGGCTCTGAAGATGCAGCAGGTATGGATCTGCGAGCATTCTTTGGTACTAACCCTGCGGCAGATTTACGAGCTATTGCACCAGGTAAATCTCTAATGATTGACACCGGTGTCGCGGTAGAAATTCCGCGAGGTTGGTTCGGTTTGGTAGTTCCGCGTAGTTCTTTAGGAAAGCGCCATTTGATGATTGCAAACACCGCAGGTGTGATCGACTCAGATTATCGTGGGACTATTAAGATGAACCTGTTTAACTACGGTTCTGAAATTCAAACATTAGAAAATTTCGAGAGACTTTGTCAGCTAGTGGTACTACCACACTATTCAACTCATCATTTTGAAATCGTTGACGAACTAGAGGAGACTGTACGTGGAGAAGGTGGATTTGGAAGCTCAGGAAGTAAATAAGCATGATTATTCAGATCCTAAAATGATAGGTAACTTTGAACATTCAAAAAACTACCACATTGCGGTTGCTGAACCTAACCTAAATAATGTAGTTCTGAAAGTAGATAATGAAGGCAATGTAATCCATTGGAATGAAGAAGCTTTTGTTGAGCTATGTAGCAAGTCTCAAGATCCTACGCTTAGAGCTATGTTAGCAGTATTTAACTTAGGTATTATTGCTGGCAGCAGGTAATAATAAACCCCAGTGGATTGTCCACTGGGGTTTTCTTTTATTTAGCAAGAAGTTGTTTTACCAATTCCTTGAGTTCGTCAATTTCTTGCTGCTGCTTCTCAACCACTTCATTAAGCTCATTAAAAGCATTTACTAACAAAGCATTTACGCCAGCGTGAGACACACCAAGCATACTATCTTCTTTCTGTGGGTCAATCTTGTATACCGCTTCTGGAAGAACAGTCTGCACATCTTGGGCTATAACGCCAGCCTCAATATTGTACACAGTATCTTTTTCTTCTACTAGAGTATTTCTCTTATAGTATGTATAGCCTACTAGAGACTTAACCTTATCACGGGCATTCTCAATCTCCTTGAGGTTAGCTTTCATACGTATGTCAGAAGTACTTACCCATTGACCTGCTGCTGCAGTACCACCACTATCAAAACGGTATTCAGCACCTTTACAGTATAAGTTAAGCTGTACACCCCCAGCAGTCCATAGTACAGCATCCATACCAGCCACCCAATCTGTACCCCATTTAACACTTTTCCATATAGCGTACGCTGCATCCGTAGCTTCATGCTCTACTAACACTCCACAAGGTCTATCTCTCCAATCAGTAAATGCCCCTCCTTTAATAGTACCACCTACTAAGCAACCACCACCACCTTCAGCTGTACCCGTACTTCTGAAGGTAGCTCGATTATGTATTGGATTAGCTAGTAAACCAAAAGCCCCATGTACTTGTTGCCAAGCACCCCAAGTACCCTCAGACATTGTACGTGTACAGATAGAACTTTTCCAAGCACCTGTAAATAACGTAGCTCTTTGAGTTCTATAATTTGGGTCAGGGTGGACCAAAGTTTCTAAAAAGAACCAAGCATCCTCTAATCCTGGGATTTGTTGGAAAGGGCGTACGCCTACAATATTAGAGCCAGGAGAAGGTGGAACTGTTAAGGTTGAATTAAAGTCTATACTGTCAATATTAAAACCTCCTGGGTATCTTCCAGATATAGACTGTAGTAACCCCCATTCACTTAATTCCAGATTTCTTCTAGCCTGAGCAGTTGAATTAGCCCCAGTACCTCCACTAGCTATTCCTAGTGGTATTTCCTGATCGGTTTCTAGGTTATATGCTCCCCAGACCCCGTCTGCTATTCTAAGTATTTTCTTAGCATCAGGACTACTCATTCTAGTATCTAAGTTAGTTTGACTAACTCTATTAATACCGAATTTAGTTTTAGCACCATCAATAGAATTAGCTCCTGTACCACCATTAGTAACCGGCACAGTAGATTGGGAGTTAAATTGCTCTTGCCATCCTCTCCAGTTGCCCGTACCATCTAGAACATTAATCCAAGTACTTCCGAGCACTCCGGTGGCTGTTAAGGTTGAATTAAAGTCTATACTGTCAATATTAAAACCTCCTGGGTATCTTCCAGATATAGACTGTAGTAACCCCCATTCACTTAATTCCAGATTTCTTCTAGCCTGAGCAGTTGAATTAGCCCCAGTACCTCCACTAGCTATTCCTAGTGGTATTTCCTGATCGGTTTCTAGGTTATATGCTCCCCAGACCCCGTCTGCTATTCTAAGTATTTTCTTAGCATCAGGACTACTCATTCTAGTATCTAAGTTAGTTTGACTAACTCTATTAATACCGAATTTAGTTTTAGCACCATCAATAGAATTAGCTCCTGTACCACCATTAGTAACCGGCACAGTAGATTGGGAGTTAAATTGCTCTTGCCATCCTCTCCAGTTGCCCGTACCATCTAGAACATTAATCCAAGTACTTCCGAGCACTCCGGTGGCTTTTAGTACACCATACTGAGCATGCCCGTTAATATCCACACCATGACAGTGGAAGTTATATGTCCACCAACCTTCTTGTTTAGGAGGCCCATTAACTATTAATTCACCAGATGAATAATACCCACTTTGACCTGCAGCTATAATATAGTTTAGAACATCTTCTCCATCAGCTATTTTTTCAGCAGAGGCGCCAACCGGAACATTAAGATTCTTTCTTGCTGCTTTTGGAGTAGTTCCTCCGGTACCGCCACATGCAACTTTTAATGCTTGTACTGCTGCAGTAGAACTGTCAATTAAACCAAAATCTCCATTATCATATATAAATAAAGAATATTTCTCATTAGGAGACACAATAAAAGTTCCATTACTCTGTTGGCGAAGGCGCTCAACTTGTAAGGCCTTCTTAGCACCCTCTAACGTAGTAGCACCAGTGCCACCCTGGGTAAGCGTAATAGCTTTAGTCAGTGCATTTAATTCTGTAATATCGTTATTAGCACCTTTAGCAGCTTTAGTACCTAAAGTAGTATTAATACCACCTAATGCAGTATTAATATTACCAATTGATTCATTAATACTATTAATAGATGCATCAGTAGCAGCTTTATCAGTAGTATATTTAGAAATTTGTAGATATTTGGATGTTAGTACGACAGCACCAGCTTCCCCATCAACAGAGAAAACGCCGGCAACTGCGGCGTCTCTATTAACTACAACATAGGGGGCCATAGCCCCACTTTTTGGCATTAAATTACGTGACATTAACTAGTACCTTTCATTTTGTCTAACTCTGCTTCTATATTTGATAATCTAGTCATCAAATCAAGCTTTTCGTTAATGTTGTCAATAACAGTAGACATCTCCTGTAATTTAGTCTCAAGAGACTTATTTCTTTCAGATAATACTTTAATAGCAGCTAAAGCATCCATTAACAATGGGTTGGTATCTAGAGTTAAAGTAATATCATCGGTTTCAGGGTTGCCAATAGCTTTAACATATTGAGGATCAATCAACTCTAATTGTTGTGCAATAACACCACGTCTAATATTCTTTTTCTTATCAAACTTATAGGTGAATTTCTTGAACTCCATTTTTTCAATATTTTCAAGAGATTCTTCACCCGATACGTCCTGAATATTATCTTTTAGATTGATATCAGATACCGCATTTTTAGTATATGTAAAGTTAAAAGTGCTGCCACCATATATAGCACCCCAACCATCAATATCCCCAGTCATGTGGAACTGATACGTACATGCCCAATCTCCATCCCCTCTTAATCTGAACACATAAGCGGGCCATGCAGTAGTACCTCTAGATATTAATCCAGTAGTAGCCCTCATTGGGTAGCCACCTGTAGATTGAGTGCAGCCACTAATAATAGGTACAAACCCAGCATCATTACTTACTACATCAGAAGCCTGAAAAGGAGCGAAGAAACCAAATGAATCACCATCCCAGGGTTTCTGGTATCCTTGAGTATGCATGCGCTCTGCATTCCAAGCCCCAGAATCCATATACAAGTTAGCGTATTTAGTAGCAGTTAAGGAACCGTCTGCAGTACGTCTATAGGCCGCTATTGTAGCTCTTTCAGTAAGAGATTGGCCATAATTACCTTCAGAATAAAATAGCGCTTCTAAACGAGGTGTGTCTGGATCCACCGAATTATCAAGCTGGACTTGTGCAGAAAAAACCTCCGATCCTACGTAAGATCCAATCGAAGGAACTGCGTGATATTTACGGGAAATAACACTACCATTCTTAACATTAATAGGCCAACCTTCCAGATTACGTAGCTGAGTAATATCGAAGTTAATACCAGCACTTGCAGCCTCTAAGTTTTTTCTAGCTTGAGCTGGCTCAGTAGCTCCAGTACCACCATGCTCAACAGGTAAAGATACCCACTTGCTCTCAGAATGGTCGTATACTCCCCAGTTTTTAGTGTCTTGGACCATAAACACAATATTTTGATCCTGGGAGGTTATATGTGTTCCTCCTTCTAGCTGCTTTACTCTATCCACTTCTAAGTTAGTTTTGGCAGAACTAACTGTAGAAGCTCCTGTCCCTCCAGAGCCTATAGGCAACGCAGCTAGCGTTTCTTCACCCCTCTTCCAGACACCCCATATCCCCTCATTAGTTAGTCTAAACTCATGAGTACCAGCAGGGCTCTGGAGGGAGTTGAAAGCAGCATCAGCAGGACTATCATTACAGAAAACTCCACCAACTTCTAAGGCTTTCTTAGCAGCCCCAACTGTGGTAGCTCCAGTACCACCTTTACCAACACTAAGAACTCCATTAGTATCACCATTTAGATCTGGCTTATTAACAGTACCATAAAGAATATTAGTATGAACAATAGGGTTTTCGCTATCTAAACCAGCATCATTGATTGCAGCTACAAATACTGCTGCACTACCATACCCAGCACAGATAAATGAGTTAGTATCTGCTACCCTAGAGTAGAAACCTGCAGAATACGCGGGCAAGCCCTCAACTCCAGTATCATTGCGATAATATCCAGAACCAAAAGCTCTCATAGCTTTAAAGAAAGATACTAGATCTGGCTCATTTAATGTAATACCAACACCACCTAAACCAAAAGCACCGCGAAGTAGAACTTCTCCATCAGTACCATTCCAAACATTCTTAGTAACAACGTTACCTAGTGTTAGGTTACCATTCTCATCTGGTATAATAGCTCCGTTAACCATCGCCACGTAAGGTAGCTTAATAGCTCCAGTATCGTCAGCAGGACCAATCCCATTCACAGTAGTGATATAAGGGATTTGTTCTTTGATAGCACCAGCATCTTCTTCTCCTTTAGTTGGTGCACGGAATGCCTGTCCTTGCATCATATCTGGTAGACGGAAGGTTGTAGAGCCATCACCAGTAGAGAAGTAAAGAGACGCGCCAGCTTGCCATTCAGCTTCTGATACAGAAGGAATTAAGCCAGCCTCAATAGCCTCCCAAGTATCTGGGTAGTCTACACGAAGAACTTCACGGCCATCAGCAGGTAGAACACCAGGGTAACCAACACCTGAATCCTTGTTATAAGGGAACCAAGTAACTTCACCTAGCCACAGAGACGGGTTACCACCAGGAAGTGTGATCTGTACGTTACCTGCATCATCTGCATGAACGTTGTTAATAGAAACTAGCTTTTGCTCTATTTCTACTAACTCTAGAACAGGAGCTTCAGCAGTACCAGCAACTTTATACCAACCATATTTTGAATCAGTTTGATTCCATACTAGGATCTTCTCCCCTAGTACACGATTTCCAACGTCAGCATCGGCTTCTGCTTTAGTCTTATAAACTTTGATGAAACCAGAAATATCTACCTTATCAAGTTTACTATCAACAATCTGAGTTGCACGATCTGCTTCAGCTCTAGCACGATCTGCCTCAGTAGTAGCATCAATAGCTTTATCACCGGCTTCAGTAGCAGAACCAGCAGCATTAGTTTCAGAAATCTTAGCGTTTAGTTCTGATTGCTTTGCAGCAGCAGCATGTTCGCCAGCAGTGGTAGCAGCAGCATCAGCTCCATCTTTAGCTGTTTCAGCACCAGTCTTAGCAGCTTCTGCAGCTGTTTGAGCTTGTTGCGCAGCTGTTTTAGCTTGTTCTGCAAGCCTACGACTAGTTTCAGCATTTTGAGCAGCTAATTCAGCAGAATCTCTAAATCCTTTAGACTCTTCCGCCGATGTAGCAGATGCTTCAGCACTCTTCTGAGATAAACTAGCTTGTTTTTTAGCCTCGGCCGCAGATGCCGCTGATTGGGTTGCAGATGTTTCAGAGGAAGTAGCATAGATACCAGCCATGTTTTCTGAATCTTTTGCTTTATTCTCAGAATCTTTAGCAGCAATTTCAGAATCTTTTGCTGCTGCCGCAGAAGCAGCGGTGGCTTCTACAGCAGCAGTTAATTCACCAGCAGTAATAGAGCTAATAGAACTTCCTAAAACTACTGTATACTTAGGATACTTACTAGCAGTAGTTGTAGTGTCATCTATGTTCAGGATCTGCTGTACAATAATTTTAGTTTTAAGTGCCATTATTGAGTTACCCCGTCACTCACATAAACCTTTCCTTCCATAATACGGAAAGAACTGACTTCTGAACCAATAACATCGCGAGTCATTAGAATATCATAATAACCTGCGAAACGTTGTCTTGGATTATATTTATCACGCTCTTTGGATGCCTTAATACCAATATTATTAACATCTCCAACACTAAGGCTAATAGCAGCAGCTCCTTGAGCCGCATCGATTATACGAGTTTTAAAAGTAGCTAAAGTTTCCGCATCCTCGTCAAGACTTGCTTTAATCGTTCCACGAAGTGAATAACCTGTTAGATTAACAGGTATTTCAGAAGGAGGGTATACACTATCATCAACATCCATAAACTGCATGATAAGACCATAAGGCACTTTCTCATCAACAACAATATCAATTACTCTATTTTCTGTACTCATTATTTATTACCTTATATGGATATACCCACTATTTAGGTCTATCTTCATCTTGTAGTATGCCTCAGGGTTTCCGGATAATGCAGCGTTCCTATCATAAATGATGTTAACACCGATCTGAGATAAGAAAGCATTTCCTGCTACAATTTTATCTGCCGTCACCGTTCCATTAACAATCATGTTTCCGTGGAGAACCATTGCAGGGTTAACCCAACCAGACCCATTCCATTGTCTGGTAAATGCTGATTGTGGAGCATTACTATTAAATTCGGTTAATACATCATATCTAACAGGAGGACTACCAAAGTTATTCTGGAAGAAGGCATTAGCTTGTCCATCATCCCAGCCTCCAAGACCAGGAATACCTAAGGAGTACATCCCAGGACCACGTTGTCCGTCATGTCCTATAGTACCTTCAGTACCGCTCCACTGAACTACATCAGACCAGCTAGTACCCTCTAATAACCTATTAGTAACGGGATCAAGCGTACCTGTAGTGGCATAGATATTTTGTGTCATATCTGTACGGTTAGGTGGAGTTTTTGACCAACCAGGAGGCGGATAATCTTGTTCTAGTGGTTTAGCAGGTAGAGATGTTGCTAACTTATAAACAAATACTGTTTGTTTACCCTGCATCCCAGTACCAATATCTACGTCACCATTAGGGGTTCCAATAACAACTCCACTAGAAATACGTAGCACATCACCATCATAACGAATCCACTGTGTGGCATTACCAATGTCTAACTTGGCTTTGGCAGAGGTATTATCCATGCCCATCCAAATACCGGAGTTATTATCTCCCCAAGATTTACCTTGAGTGTAGATTGCCGGGTTATCCTTACCAGATAAGTTAGTCATGATAAAGTTCGCAGCATTAATATCTCTAGTAATCACTTTACCATCAACGTTAACAACACGGTTTATAGGATCAAAAGAAATAGGTGCTTTTCCCTCTTCATCTAGCAGACCAATGTTAATAGCACCAGTAGCTGCATCGATTAAGAATGTCTGTCTCCAGATTTCTCCATCTTTCATGCTGCCCTTAATAAAGGCATAGTTAACATCAATACCAGTCTCATTGACAAAGCTGTTGTCTAGAGGAGTATCTTCATTCAATATAAATGTTACAGGAACTGATTCTGTTATATCTTGCTTATTTGGTCCCCAGGCAATTGATGATACCTTAAAAGTATGCTCAACTTTCCATGGGAATGATATAATCGTTGCAGCTCTAGCAGCCCCAACGTTTATCTTTTGAGCCTTAGCCCAGCCAGTCTTAGCGTATTCTTCAGAGTTTATATAAGTAACCAGAAATTCACGGACATTAGCACCCGCACCACGTTCCCAGTCCCACTCTATTCTGACATCATATCGTTCTTTACCATCAGCAATTCGTGCAGCTTTAAAAACAATATTGATAGGTGCAGTAGGCGGTACAAAATTATAAGCTACAGTGAAAACGCTAGGATATTCATAATAACCAGATGAGTCAACTGTAACACCATCTGGCATCGTAATTTGACCAGATATTCTGATCTTATAGTCGCCAACAGGAACACCACCAAATTTGATAGTAGGTCCCAGTGCGCCTATATAATATTTAACCCATTCACTATCTTCTGATGCAGTACTTTTTAATTCAATAGTGCAGTAACTAGCTTCACCAGCAGTCTCTACAACAACTATTGGAGCACCAACACCAACGTCAACGGGTTCTGATTCAGATCTTGCTGCAGTAATTATTGGCTTTTCCTTTGTTCTAAAGTTAGTTTCATTAGATAAGTTTATACCAATCTTAGCTTCCAATAACTCTGAGTCAATAATTGAGTCATAGAAAGCCCCCTGAATCTCATAGGAGGTAGAGGGGGTTAGATTATTAATCATTACGAAGAAAGTATCTATACCAGTGTAATCACGTCTATCTATACTTTCTCCTATTTTTAACCAAAAAGATCTACCAATAACATCGTAATCAGTATAAATGGAGTGCTGGACATAAGCCAAAGTATATCCAGTCATTATACTATTTAAGACCATTTTGGCTGGTGCATTATTTGAAATCATTAAATGGATGCCCACTCCACAGACTGTTCTCCATCATCCCCTTCAGCTCTAATACGAAAATACAATTTTCTATTTATACCTAGAGCACCACTGTTCTGAAGAGCAAAGTCTGCCTTATTATATGTTAATAAATAGTCATAAGTATACTGATTTTCAATACGTACACTTCTTAACATTCTATTTTGCGAATCGTGTATTTCAAGTGTATAAAATATACTCTCTATTATGTCTTCTTCAGGTATTCTATCCCAGGCTAGTTTCACATCTGGGCCAACAAACTCAGTTACATCTCCAGAAGCAGTATTAGTTACCCTAAAATTAGATACTACACTAAGGTTTTTAGCAGAGTTAAGTTCTATAGACAGAGTCACCGGGGAACTTCTTCTACCATTAATATCTACTGCCCTTATCTCAAATATAGCCAGACCTGCTGGTTCTCCAATTATTTCTTGGATCATACGTTCGTTAGGGTTGGTCTCTAACTGTTGTACTATGTAAGGTTCGGCATGGCCTGAGTGCACAATGGAGTAATAAACTACATTATTGGTTAGACTCGGAAGCCAGGATAATTCACCATTTTTACCTATAGAGCCTACTAAACCGCCAGGAGTAGGGGTATATTTAAAGTCTCTAGGAGGAAGGACATTATTACTAATATCGGGAATATCATTACCGCTATTATCAACCTGCTCAGAGTTGATGAATACATCCTCTCCATACTCCTGTAGAGTAACATTTATCTTACCCTCTCTAGAATTTTCAACCTCATCAACCAGGAAATACTTTTTGTTCCATCCATAACGATCATACGTGAATGCAATAGCATCATTAGGCTCAATACCAATGAATTGATATGGCAATGAGAAAGAAAGTGTTCTTGAGTATCTGGATTTCTTAAGTTCCCTATCAGCAAAACTTCTTGCAGTATAATAATTAGTAATATTAGCAAAAGATAGTTGTAATTTTTTATCTAGGTTCTTGTCCTGTTCCTTGTACTTGGAGTTATAGAATGTAATGGAATTAGTTTTCCAGCTTAGGGCTGGGTCTACGATAGATGCTTGAACTGAGTTGAATTTATTTCTACCAGTAGTATCTGATAGCTCCAAATCACCATAAGTATCTATAAAATTAATCTCTAATGGAGTATTAGAGTATTTTTCTACAGTAACCCTGTACTGGCCAGATAAGTTGTTAATAGCCCCACCGTAGGACTCTAACAAACCTTGCACATTTTTAAATACTGATTCAGATGTATCCAGAATAGTATTCATTTGTACTATTTGTCTATTTTCTGCTAGTGGATCAGTCCATCCAACGTATCTCCAATATGGCTGCCAAGATACCTGATAGGATTCATCTATAATATCTAAAATAGCTGCTTCCTGTATTAGTTGCTGAAGGGGGAACTGATCAATGGTAATATTAGCGCCATATCTATCAGAGGTTAAGTAATCAAGTGTTTGCCAAATACCATTTAAACTAGTACTATTAGCAGTTACTCTGCCATCAGAATGATAGACTTTTACTTTTTTACCTTGAATTTCAGCACTAACTTCAGGAATCTCAGTCCTATTTTCATTAATAGTGAAGCGCACCACTGCGTAAGCAGTATCTAGTAGTTTATACCTAGCATCCCAGTACTCCGGTCCATTGCCATTCATATTCTGAAGGTAGAACCCACGTTCTTTAGCTATATCTACTAATACATCCGAGGCCGTTTGATCAGATTTTCCGTGATACGTCCAAATCCTTATATCACCATTGCCATCATTATATTTATATTCCTGACCATGCACAGAAGGACTACTAGAAGATATTCCTGATGCTATTCTTTGCATGGTGTCCCCAGCCACTTTTTTAGTACCAAAGCAGGTTCTAGCGGAGCTATCATTAGCATCTACGCAGATCATAGGGTTATCACCAAAGGAGAAATCAAGAAAACCATCAATCTCCCCCTCAGCAAAGGCGTATACGACATAAACTATGTTGGGATTGTGTAGTTCTGTATCAGCAAAAATTGGTATTCCTGGTATTTTCTGTACGCCATAAACTACTGGGATATATTTAGCAGCAAGGTTAAAATCTATATCTACTTCCTTAGTGACAGTTTCATAGTATTTTTTAAGGCTGTAGCTTCTAGATAAGCCAAATAGTTTTTTCTTTGATTTTAGCTTATACCTTTCTTCCTGTACTTGGTACTTTGCTAGTATAGATATACTCTTATTAGAATGAAAGAACCCATAGTCTTCTTGGTACTCAGGTCTTTTAGCACCATTAGATGGTACTAGCTGTCCAGCTACAACTTCAAGTCCCCTATGGGAGGCGTCATCAGTATATCTACCATTAACTCTATCAAAGTCATAGAATTGGTTAGAACAATTCCAGGTAATTGTAGAGGTTCCTACTCCAGAGGTACTAATGTTATCTTTAATGCCCCCTCCAGTAATCCTCCCCCTAAAGTATAGTAGAGGACCATTTGTATCTGGGTCTACTGGTAGAATAGAACCATCTTCGGTAATAATTGCTTGATGAATTGATACGGTTCTATCTAAGAAGGATACACCATTTTGCACTAGTTTTAGTACTTCATCCTGTGCTGTACCAGTAATAGTAAAAGATAGACTACCAATAGATAAATCTCTATTTTGTTTGTGTGTGCTAATAGACTTAACTTTACCCGCCTGGTATAGGATGCCATTATATAGTACATCCCTAAAATAATCAGTTAAATAAATAAAAGCAGTACTAGTACCAGTAGAGCCAGGTAACTCTAGAGAAATTAGACTAGCAGTTTTTATTCTGCTATTATTTTTTAAGTAGTTTCTAGCACTATCTAGTATTTTTTTCATAAACTTTCCCGTAAATTTAATGAGATGCCGGAATATGTTCCGTTATTATTTAATGTAGATCCGAAAGCATCACCATTCATGAGTTTTGTTCTAAATAGTATCCCATTAAATACTGGTTTTTCAGCTCCAGTAGTGGTTACAAATAAATCAGGATATACGTTAATAGACCATGAATTACCAGATCTATTAAATGATGTTATTTTATATACTTTTGGGTGGTTAGACAGCTTAAATAGATCCCCCGGTTTTGGAGTACCTGTAAGAAGTCCTTTTGTATCCATAGTTATATTAGAACCCTTCTGTCCAGCAGGTATATTTACTAGACTAGTATTACCTCTAACTCTAAAAGCTTCGTATTGGGGTAATATAACATCTATATAACCACCAGTCCTTTTGTATTCTAGAATAAAAGCATCTAGAACACTATATTCATCTGGAAATAATTCTGGATAAGAAATATTTATACCCCAGTATTGAGCAGATACCTTAACTTCGTTAACTTTACCATTTGGTAACTCATCACGAATTACTGGGTCATTATCAATCAGGTTAACACTTTCGAATCCTAAGCCTGAAAGTTCTGGATTCGTGTATGGGTCTGGTAATCTCATAGTTAATTTCTCCTCTTTAATAACAATATTATAATAGTATTAGAAAATTTTATCAAGAAATTTTTATTTTTCCATAAAGAAAAGGAGGACTCAAAGTCCTCCTCCAGTTTTAAGAATTTCCTAATGTTTTCAGACTAGCACCGTTCTCATTTAGAGCTAATTCTACTGCGTCTCTTAGAGCACCACTATTACTAGAAGCAAACTCTCTAAAACTTGCAGCATCCATAGCACTAATATTCAAGATGATAGGTCTTCCTGAAGTTGAGTTAGATGAGGTTTTTAGCTCATCATTAGGCGTAGCTTTCATAGGAACCATAGGGGTAACTACTTCTGTACCATGCTCACCCATTTGATAGCTAACCCCAGGGTACATATTACCACCCTCAGCACGAGGAACGAAAGAGTTAGCACCGCCTATGCCTTTATCACCACGGATATAAGATAATTCACCAGCATTAGCAGACATAGACACATCTATATTCTTCTGACGCTCTCCTAAGGTTAGATAACTAGTTGTATCCGCTCCAGAATCAGCAATACTTGACATACCAGATGCAGAAGATGCTTGTGCTAATGCCAATGCACCCGCTAAACCTGCCGCAACCATTAGTGGAATAGAGAACGGATATGGAACAGCGGTGGCTGCCTGCATTACAGCTACTGCAGTTTGGATGATAATCTGCTTCTTAGCTGCGTCTTGTTGAATCTTCAGCTTTTCAGCTTCCAACTTCTTCAACTTAGCTTTAGATGCTTCTGATTTACCATCACGCTTCTGTTCAGCTGCAATAGCCTGATCAATTGCACTAACCTGCTGACTAGCACTATACTGAATCACAGAAGATACAGCTTGCATACCTGCTGCGATCGTGGAAGTAGTATCTAGTGATTTCATTGAGAACTGAATCATAGCATTAGTTAAATTACCCATGCTTTGAGCCACAGCAGTTGCTTCGGAGTTTAGCTCAGATAACTTAGAGATTGCCTGATCATAAGAAGCCATTCTATTTCCCATATCAGCAAAATCTTTATCTTCTCCAGATAGTCCAGTTGTAGGAGTGTACACAGCACCTAAAGAAGATCCAACAGAAGCTTGCATCTCCGCATTTCTCTGTGCCCTTAAACCTGCTAGTTGTGCCCTAGTTTCAGCTATCTTTTTATTATATTCTGCTTGTGCCGCAGCATTACCTAATGTTTTCTGCTTTAAGTCTTCATATAATTTTAGCTGTTCCTGTAAGCGCTCCGCATTTCCCATTAATGGTTTAGTAGTAAATTGCCTTTGCTGTTCTTCCTCTCTACCAGCAGCCATTGAAGCAATCTGATCTTGGCGGAATTTCCAGATTTCACGTTCAATTTGGGCTTGAGCACGTCTAGACTGTTCCGACTCCTTCTGTTTATCAGCTTGTTTTGTATACCATTCGTACTTCTCTTTTTCAACGGTCAATTCAAGATTTAACTGTGCTAGACGATACTGAGTATCTGTCATAGTACGGTTATTTAAGAGAGCTATCTCACGATCTACACCCAGAATTTTATCTGTATAATCCTTAACCTTCTTCTGGGCCTCCATACCCTGATTGGTAAGTTTAAGTTTCTCCAGCTGAATTTTTTCAATTTCTTTCTCAACAGCTTTATTTCCCTGGTTTGTTTGAAGAACACGGCGTAAAGCAGCTTCTTGCTCTTCTAACTGTTGGAGTTCTAAACGCCTACCGGCTTCCTGTGCTTTTTCTTTATCCTTAGTTTGGTTATATACATCAGCTATCTTCTGTTGAACTGCTAACTGGTTCTTAGTCTCATTACCGGTTAGTTTAACGTACTCAGATAAGGCCTGAGACGCAGTTTTCATTTCGGACAGAGTATTGTAGCCTAGGTTAAGATTTTTAACGTATTCATCAGCACTCTTACCAGTACCTAGAGATAGAGATTCTATATTTTTTATAGCATCTGCTAAAGTAGCACTAGTTTTAGCAGCAGTATCGGTATTCTGAGCAACGTTCTGTATGTCATTAGCTAAGTCACTAGCCGTTTTCTTAGTCTGATTGTACGCTTTCTGCTGCTCAGTTAGTCCTTTTAATACAGTAGAGTTAAAATCGTATACAGCATCAGGATCAGTAGTATCTCTCTGTAGATTAATTTGCTTCTGAAACTCTGGACTAGCCTTTGCAGCAGCGGTCCCAGCAGCTTGATACGCTGATTTCCAAGCATTGAGATTCTCTGTAGAATCCTCTACTTCCTTACCAAGTCTAGCTACTTGTAGACCCATAGCTGCAGTTTCTGCTACAAATTGTTTATTAGCTTCCGAAGCACCTGCTGCTGCAAGACCAACAGGAATACCTTCACCAACTTGACGTATAGCTAATTTTGTATAGAAATCTGCTTGTTCCATTCGTTTATCAAACTCAGATTTTAGCTTATTACGCTTATCAAGAGATTCCTTATACATATCTAGAGCTTTATTATAGCCTTCTTCAGAAGCAGCTAAACTTAAAGCAACAGCACCAACGTTGGTGGGGTCTATCTGTCTATTAGTTTTTTCTTGAGCTCTAGCTGCTTCGGCAGATATAGAAGCCTGAGATGTATAAAATACTGTGTTGATAGCGTCAATTACTGGCCCTAAATACTTAGCAGCAGCTTGTTGTATTTTTCTTAGTGCAGCATCTGCATTAGCAGCAAATTGCTCCCATGGAGTTGCACGTAGTACTTCGTCTAGGTAGCCAAACCGCTTAGTAGATTCAGCAATTACCGCGTTAGCGTATGCTTGTTGTTTCTGGAAAGTGGTAAGACTATTAACATTATATGTTATACCTGTGTTTGCAGCATTTAACTGTTTAACATAATCAGCGTATGCGTCATTAAGACGGATGGTGACACCAAGTTCATCCAGAAGTTCTATTTCTTGTTTAGATACGCCCTTAATTACACGGTTAAGTGCATCAGTCATATCAACACCAAGAACAGCAGCAGCACGACGAGCTACTAAACCAAATTTATTAAGTTGTTCGGCATCAAATCCATAAGCGGATGCTGAAGATGCCTGTCTCATTGCTTCCTCAAAAGAAATAGCATATCCAGCAGCTTCTTGTAGTGATCTAGCAAGGGTCTGAACAGGAGTACCTGTCTGAGTACCTACTATAACACCAAATTTTTCTAGACGATTTAGCTGATCACCTAGTTTAAGTTGTTCAAATGCTGATTGCAAAACGAAGATGTTGGAAGCAAGAGCTGCGTACATAATAGGTAGACTACCACCGATCTTAGCCATTGCCGCAAAATCACGAGTTGCACCACGTGCTGAACCAGAAGTATTACCAATAGCTCTAGAAGCTCTACCAGCGGCACCAGCAGTATCATTAAAACCCCTAGCTGTGCCACCTAATGCTCTATTTGTATCATATAATCTATCCTGGACTTTTTCTGTTGCAGCTGCAACATCATTACCCATTGTTTTAACAGATCTAGAAACTCCATCGAATCCAATTTCTAGTTTATCTGTTACTTCAATAAGCTGGATAGCCAGGTAGTCTAGCTTATCACCAATACCATCAATGGATTTAGTGATACCAGCCATACCCCTACTAGCTTGCATTTTAGTAAGACTTTTCGCTGCTCTATCTGCTGCCCTCTCAATGGAATAAAGAGTTCTGGGCATTTTACCTAACTGCTCATTTGTCAGTTCGGAAGCAGCAGCAGCATTTTCCAACGCATCAGATACGTTTTCAATAGACTTTGCAGTACGAGTTGCCCCCTTCTGTTTAACGTCTATTAGTAATTCTCGTATTAGCTTATCAGTCATATTTTATTTTTTCCCAATAAAAAAGGCTCTGGGCAAATCACCCAGAGCCAAGCCTCATCGTGGAACGCCCATTGGAGGAAACTTTTACCGTGCACGAGATCTAGCATGTGGCTTAACGTTAGGAATCCTTCCGTTTTGCGGTTTATGCTTCTCAGCACGTTTACGTGCAGCATCTACAGCTTTAGCATCAAATATATTGATAATGTGTAGAACAAATTCTTTCTCTATAGGATCAGTAATCCCATAAATATCAAATAAAACACCTAGAGCAGCCTTATCTTTACCTATAAAGATAGGAAAGTCACCTGGTATGAAGCAGTCAATTAGACTGTTATAAATATTCATACTAGTAGCTACAATAGGCGGAAAGTCTTCAAGTTCAACAGGCATAGCCTTAGGATCAGGTTCTATCCCCATTGACTCACAAAGTATTAAATATTGTTGTTTGGTCATTTTAGATGCTGAGCTTTTAATACATTTATCTGCAAAATCAGCAACAGCATCTAGGAGTTCTTTACGCTTTTGGGCTACGAAAAGTGTCTAAGTGGAACACTGTCTGGTTGATCCAAGAATCAAACGCAGCAGAGTTCTGCATGAGCATTACAGCATTATCGCGGCTAAAAGGAACTTCAGTAGCAGGATCAGCATCTGTTTCAATCAGCATCAGTTTTTCAACGTCACCTACAGTCAAACCGGTCCAACCTTTAATAGCTGCATCAACGAAGGCTTCAATGAACTTATCATCATCCTGTACCTGAATCAAAGTACCGTTAACCCATTCATCGCGTTTAGCAGAAGAAATAACACGTTTAGAGGTAGCACGAGACATATAGTTAAGTTCTAATTTAAAGTTCGGCATACCGGGATAGGAAAGAGTAATAGTACGAGTATCAAGAGTAATATCTTTTAAATTAATCATTTTTAATTTCTCCAAAGAAATCTATTCTCACTGGGTCTGAAGAAGCAGTAGGTATAATATCCCACTCAACTCTATACACATCTGAGAAATCTAGGCGTTTTGTAATACGTGCTGAAGGAAAATCTATAGAAATATTATTATTTCTTATATTTAAAGGTACATCTGTCTCCGGTTCGATATTGTAAACCATATCTCCTGCAAAACGTTTTAAGTAATATAGAGAAATGGTTGCCGAAGCATTCATTTCATTTACATAAGCTCTTTTATTATTATAAATTTTATTTATATCAAAAACACTCTTATCCTCTCTCCAGGAGCACTGCTGTTGGAAAGATAAAGAGGCAGAAATAAGACCGGGTAAGATGCTGCCATTAGTAGAAGCTATTACTGGGCTGTAAGACATTACTTCACCCTGTATAATAGAAGCTGCTTCTCTATAGGTAGATACTTCTGAGAATTTCCCAGACTCAATACCAACATTAAGAATTGGTATGTTCTTATCTAAAGAAAAATCTACCGTAGATACATAACAGTTTTCAAAATATACACAGTTATTATCTTTATTTACTATATAGATATTGAACATAATAGGTTCAATATTACTACTATATAGTGGGAGTAAGAAAGTATTACCTTTTCTATCAAAACCTAACCATTCAAAGAAGTTAGCCTCTGTAAGAGTATTACTGAAATTTATTGCTAGAGAGATAGAAGAGGGGGTTTGAGCATTTATAATAGAGTCTGCATAGTTAGTTCTACGATGAACAGTCCTACGAAGAGTCTTGAATTCCTCGTAGGAAGTCTGTATATCATAGTTTGATAGGGCATCAAAATGAAATGCCCTACCATCATACTCAACTATAACTTTTGACTCTCGCATTAGAGAGTAGTACATTTATTTAACCACCAGCACTAACTGTGATAGTTTTAGTACCTTCTACACCAGAACCATCTTTAGCTACAGCCTTCACAGTAACTGCACCCGTTTTAGAAACATCAGCAGTTAATAGTCCAGATTCGGCATCAATCGTAGCTGCGTTACCACTAGAAATAGACCAAGTTACAGCCTTATTAGTAGCTTCTGGAGGTGTTACCTCAACAGACATCTGTAAAGTATTACTATTTGTTACAGAAACAGCCTCACCTGCCGACTTAACTGTAATGGATTTAACGAGAACTGGAGGAGTTTTAGCACCATCCCCCGTAGCAATCAGATTAGCCACAGTAGTTTTTGTATACTTGTTAGAAAATCCAAGATAACCTTCGTCACCAGTATCCAAATCAGTAGGAATAGCTTTAAACTCTACTGAAGTACCAAGTACATCATCAGTCTCAATAGTAGGGATATTAACGTGCGCCTGTTTAGCAACTAACACAGCTGCAGGACGTTCCTCGTCATATTCTCCACCCAAAATAAGTGCGATTTCAAAACGGTTAACTACCTTAAGGGTTTTAATCAGATCTTTGTACAGTTCCATAGAACCAAGAGACTTATCATTAAGGTATGCTGTCAAAGAACCCGTTAACTCAAACGCACCCGTAAATGAGCCGATTGGAATATTTACACGTGACATAATATTCGGGGTTAGGTACGTGATGTTGTTATTAATGGTAAAAGTACCACCAGTAATAGGAATATCATATGCCTTATCAGAATCCATATCCTTAATTTTTAGGATAGTTAACTTGTTCTTAATGTAAGAACTCTGAATAGTCATATAGGTTTCATCATCAATACCTAATGCATCAGGGTCAAATGGTTGGCTATCTAACGGAATGAGCTGATTACCGTTACCAGACCAAGTTACACGACCAATATCTTCAATATCAACGTTAACTTCTGCCTGGTTGATCTGGCAAGAGTCAATGTAACTCCATGCATTGTCAGTTAGAATGTAAATATGCAGCATAGCCAGTTCGTGATATGCGTTATCTTTGAAGTTAACCATGAAGTTAGTAGCATTATTATGTGCTCCAGTATCTCCATCAAGGTTAATAGCTTTACCACTAGAAAGTGCATGCCATAACATATAGTCAGGAACAATTTGTTTGCTAGTAGTTTTATCCATGTATGGCAGGATATAGGTGGAGAAGCTCCACTCAGCTGCATTCAAGGAATCGTTAAAACGTTTAGAACCACGAGTAGGACGCGGACCAGCTTCGTTAACAGTAATATCTGTTGAGTTACTGTCCTGACCCCAAGAAATATCATCCTGAACTAGAATCTCTTGCGTGTTGGTCTTATCGTGACCAGTCTTAACCGTAGACACGAAGATTCGAGTATTACGTAATAGTTGTAAAGACATTTAATTATTTTCTCCTAATCTGTAACTTATCTGCGAAGTGACCTACGTGGAGGCTGATACCTCACTGTTACATTTATTTCTGCTAAACCATATGGGGCCAGTAGACCCTCATCTGTACTAACTGATGTAATGCTCATATCAGTCGCCTCACATGGGAAGGTCGATCCATTAGGTTTACTAACAGTATATTCTAAATTTCCACCTGTGTCAATAACGGTTTTTATATCCGCTACGAGTTTTTCAAGTTGCTCTTGAATGTCTGTTTTCTCTTTATCATACACCAGGATAGGAAGTTCTAAAAACATCCACTGTTGACCTGAGGGAAGATACTGCCCAGTTTCAGTTCCGATATGAACTGCAACATAAGGAAACTCTCGTATCTCCTCAAACTTATAAGTTTGACGTGAGACGTTTCCATACAAGTTATTAAAATATTCATCTGGTTGAGAGCCATCCATTTGTTTGGCTATTCGGTCAACCAGAGCTTGTGCTATACTTGTTCTGTGATCCATTTATTAGGTTCCTTGATTAACCTTAATTTTGTATCTGGAGTGAATTAAGTCTCTTGCAGCTTTAGCTATCGCCTCTCCAATTAGTCTTTGAGGGTTTCTAGCACCTGGGTAGGGTCGTAATGACAATCTTCGATATGTAGATACTGCAGGATTAAATACTGAATATGGACGTACCATATAATTATATGTAACATTTAATTCCGGAGCACCTTTGCTAGTTCCAGCATCGCTAAGCATAACATCTTTAACTTTTAGAGAATTTGCAAAACGACCTGTTCTAAATTTAAGTGGAGCTCCTGCTTTTTTCATATCCTTTATTAAGTATTCTTTAGCAACCAACTCCAGGATAACCTTCATATTGCTATTAGATACAAAACGTCCTGAAGCACCTGTTACTGCACCAGAATATCCATCTTCTACGTCTCTAGGATCCCCAAAGTTTACTTGAACTCTACCAGTAGAACGTTTTTTACCTACAGCAGATTTTTTACCAGCGGTTGCTTGTATTAAATTCTCTAGAGCACCTAAGTCTCCTGTTAGATCTAAGCTAGAAGAAACTGCTTTTAGAATAGAAGCGGTCCTAACATTAAGGAGATCTTGGGATACAGGTTTTGAGAATTTAAAAGATACCTGAGCAACAGTACCATCTCTAGTAGGATCTTTCAGTCCTGTTTCAACAGAATATACAACAGTATTCTTATTGTTCTCGGAACGCCCCACATTATCTAGCTGCTCCTTAATAATTTGTGTAGCTAAATCAGAAAGAGACATTATACTCTCCTGTAAACTTCAATAATAGTACGAATATGCTCTGGAATACCAGACTTAGTATTATTAAAAGTAACTGTTTCTCCGCCAATTGTTTTAGCTTGACGGTAATCCTGTTTATGCCAATGATCTACTAGCATACATGCTGCAAGTTTGAGATCCTCAGGTATTGGATTAAATCCACCTTGTGTGTATTCTACATCCATATAACCTTCTGGAGGGTTAAATTTAAGAAGTATAACCCCATCAGAATACAACTTATATTGTTCTGGATCTATCTCCTTGTCGTTAATAGTCATTTTGGTTACTGAAGTAGCCGAGGGAGAACTTAAGAAGTATTTTTTACGAGTAGGTTTTGTATTGATTAACTGGTCTACTGCATCAGCATCATCCATACCTAGGAGGCTGGTAATCAGCACGTTGGCAGCAGTAATCATCATCTCTACTCCAGATTCTAGTTCCGGTCGTTTTAGCCCGCCGTATAATCTATAGTCTTCAGCTGTGATTATTTGCATTTATTTTTCCCAATAAAAAAGGAGAGCCGAAGCTCTCCTTATCGGCTGAAAAGCCTGTATTAAGCGGTAGCGTAAGCACCGGATACAACACCATTACTAAAGTAACGTTGCAGGTTAACACGCTGAGTAACGTAGTATGCATCACGCTGTTTACCAGCTTGACGCTCACGTTCAACAGTAACAGCACGCTGGCGTGGCATTACGAAGTTATCTTTATAAACAATAACTGCGAACTCTTTCTCAGCTGCTTTAGCTGGGAAGTACTCAGAAACTACAACCGGCAGACCATAAATACGACCAACCTGACCCTGCAGTTTAACAGCATCGTTACCAACCTGTGCAACATCCTGCCATTCTTCATCTTCCAGCAGATCGTAGTAAGCATCCATAGATACGATCAGTACCAGTTTGCTCAGTTTCAGACCATGACGACCCAGTTTACGACGCAGTTTAGAGATAGTTTTAGCAGTTACCAGAACAGTACCATCAGCTTTAGCTTCAGTAGTAACTTTAGCACCATCATCTTCAGCCAGTTTCAACAGACCTTTCGGCTTACCAGTACCATCACCAGTCATAAAAGCTTCTTCGATAGAAACAGCGTGTGCTTCAATCAGACGCTTACGCAGCAGCGGCAGCAGAGAGAAGATTGCATCTTCTTCAGTTTCATCAGTGATGAAGGACTTAGCAGCCAGTTTGTAGGTTTTAAAACTAATTTCAGTTAATGTACCTTTAACTTCGTTACCAACAGTAGCATCAGTACCGTAGGAACCAGCATCTACCCAAGTAGCTTTACCAGCTTCAGGTTCAACCAGCATAGTAAGAATTTTGCTGGACATTGGCAGTTCATCGAACAGTGCACCAACTACTAACTCTTTCTGCAGGTCACGAAGGATACGGGTAGAGAAAATAGTTTCGTAGTTTTCACTGGAAACCTGTACAGAGGAAGAAGTATTAACAGCCTTAACGTGGGCTTTACCATGTTCAGTTTCAAATACGTCCTTCTCCATCATATAAGACAGGAGAACTAGTTTTTCAACTTCATCTTCAAAAGCTTCCTGAGTACCATACAGTGCTTTAGCTACGCTATCACCGACGAAGGAGCGACCTTCACGAGCTGCTAGCAGAGATTTAATTTCATCCTGAAGACCAACAATGGTTTCCTGCTGCTTTTCTACAGTCTGTGCGAACAGTTCTGCGCTCTTTTTAGATTTTTCATCCAGGGATTTAACCAGTTCCAGAGCTTGTTCCAGTTTCTGACGATCTTCGCCAACTGCTTTAGAGACCAGGTCATTCATACGAGCCAGTTCTTTTTCTTCCTGCTCTTTACGCATACGTTCAGCTTCAGCAGCTTTCTGAGCAGCGGTCAGACCTTCCAGAGATTTAGCCAGATCACCCAGACCAAGTTCTTCTTTCAGCTTATTAATATCAATAGTCATTTTTAAATAATTCTCCGTTATTCTTTAACGTAGCCTAAAGCTATCGCAAGTTTTTCTAGTTCAGAAAGATTACGTTCTTGAGCTGGGACAGCTTTAGAACTTATTGCAGTAAAAGATTTACGCCATTCAGTATAATCATGACCATTCATGCTCTTAGCGAGATTGAACGTTGAGTCTTGATTACAAGGTACAGAAACTACCGAAACTTCGTATAGTTCTAAATCTTTAATAATAAATATATCAGTAGCTTCATCCCATTCTGCGTCTAGGCAGCGGAATCCGATACTAAAAGTTTTCAGTACACCGTTTTTAATTAGTGAAAAGATAGCCGGGTCAGAACTTTCATAGATCTCACACTCTATTTCGAGACCCATTTCAGTAGGATTAAGATCAATACACTTACCGATTGGACGACGATGATCGTGTCCGAAAAGAATAATCGGGTTTTTCATGTAGTTAGTAAGTGCATTAGACGTTTTCCACGCAGAAGCAGGAATCACATCACCAGCGCGATCTTTACTAATTGTGTTAGCGAATCCACGGATTTTTACAACACCTTCTTTGGATTCGCTATCAATAGATTTAATATAAGCATCTAAATGAACGGGCGCTGATTTTAACTTGTTATAGTCAATAGCAGCTTGTGTCATTTATTAGCCTCCAACCCCCGGGTTAACTGTCACAGTACACGCAGTAGAATCCTTACTTACTCGCTTACTATCTGTTACAGTTACTTTATAAGAGCCAGCATCCTCAGCTGCTGCTGTAGGCTTAGTATAGGTAGCCTCTGAAGCACCAGGAATAGGAGAACCATCTTTAGTCCATGCATAAGTATACGGACCAGTACCACCAGTTGCAGTAACAGAAAGAGTTAACGTTGCTCCAGTATCAACTGACATGCTCGCAGTTAAATCTTTAGAAAGAGTTAATGGTGGGGGCGGTGGAGCCGGAGGAATTGCTTTACCATAAGCCTCTACAAATTTCTTCCATACCTTACGGTTAGTATGCGCAGATGAAAGCCCTAGTTCTCTACGCAGAAAAGCATAGCTAGGAACATATTTATGCGCAGCAACCGTAGCAAAGAAGATATGAGATTCTGGCAGTTTTTCACCAAAAATGGTCCTTAGACCACTATAATCAATCATTCTTAATCTCCCTCGGTGGAACCCTTGGGTCTACCACCTTCTTGACCAGATACACCTGTTGCAGAACCAGCGACGTTAGCAGGAATACGGATCTTATTCATCTGCTCATCATCTAAAGGTTCAAGGTTCAGCTCTGAACGAGCTTCGTTACCGGTTATAATACCATTATTAACCAATGAGGTTAAATGTTTAGCCTCTGCTTCTTTATCTGGTGTTAATGCTGCGACTTCCTTAGTATTCGGAGTGATCTTATAACCAAAAAAGAAAGTAAGAGAACTAGTCAGTTTGTTCAGCATAGGAATGATAGTCATATAATAGAACAATTCGATGTTTGGTCGAATATTCGCATTATTACCACCATCAAGCAGTACTTGCGGAACTCCAAAGGCTAGACAAATAGATTTATTAAATCCTTCGATGTCTTCCTTAAAGTCTAGATCTTTAAAAGAGGATATTTGGGAGTACGGTTTAGCTTTCATACCACCATCTAGAATCAGGACAGAAGACTGACCAGTACTAGGATTATAATCGAGTTGTAATTCTTCTTGTTTACGCTCACGCAATTTCTTGTTCAGGATTTCATCCGTCTCAAGAATAAGACCAATCACGGTTCCGTTATCGAGGAATTTCTCTTTAAAGTTGAGCATCTTAGAACGCTTCTCAAGAGAATCAATAACAGTAGCAACACGAGATTGTCCAGAAATTTGAGAATTTGTGCCACACACGTAACTGTTATCCTTTATAAAGATAATCTCATCTACGCGATAGTCTATCTGGTTATTAAATATAAATTTTTTGATAAACTTATTGGCATCTGCCTCGACCTGCATAAGAGCAGCCGGGACATGGTAAAGCGATGTGCCATCCCAATAGATGTATGCACAACCTTCAAAAAGTAGGTCAGTGACTACAAGTCTACGGAATGTGCTTATATCCATGAATGGATTAGGTCGTACATTTAAGAGAGTGTCTAGAGTCTTTGTTTTGACGCCATTAGCGTACGTAACAATATTATATTTATCTCCGACAGTATAAGAACACTCCGCCGCACTATCTATAACCATATTGGCAGTTCGATTGAGAATCTCAATCTTGCTATAGGCTTGTCCAGTGGTAAAAGGCTTACGGTTAGTGCGATGACTAACTGGTTCCATGTCTCTTATAATACGTTGACCCGGATTTAACTTTTCAGTAATCCAGCTTTTTAAACCCATTATAAGAACCTTGCGAATCCTGATTTTATTTCAGTCTTGACTTGTGTCTTTTCTTGAGGATTCTGTAATTTGTCTTTCTGCTTTTGAACCCATGCTTTCTGTTTATTAGCAGAAAATAATGGGGGTTCTTTCGTGTAAACCTTATGTAATAGTTGGTGATGGTGTACACAAAGGGTAACAGTGTCTTCTACTAGCTCATGCCTATATCGATCATAGAATGCCGTCCTATTTGAAAGGACTGTTTCTTCGTCAGTGAAATCCAATTGGAGTTCTTTAGCAAATTTTTTAACTAGTAGAGACACCGTATGGTAATGATGAAGCTCTAATTCTTCAGCACAACCGCAGATAGCACATTGAGAGTCTTTTTTATATTGACTTTTTATTCCGTCTCTCATAAGGGATATAGCATCGCGTTTATATTTTACATTGCTTGCCATAGTGTTCTCCTCAACTGTATGAATATAGTATACATAATCGTATCGAATTTGTAAAGGGGATTTTAAAATACAGGAATGGGATACCAACTGAGTAGTATCCCATCCTATACTTATTTATTTACCACGGGAAATAGAGTAAATTCCATAGCGCAGAGCATCACAAAGGTGAGAGTTAGCATCATGACGTGGTTTTTCACGTGATAATTTCTCTTCGCCTTCTTGGAAGTCCCACTTGTAGTTCTGTAGTGCATGAATTAACGAAGAACAAGATGCATCTACAATGATTTTTCCTTGCTGGAATAAAGCTTGCAGACATGCCAAACCGTCTAGGACAGACTTTTTAGCTGGAGCTGAGGCAATTTCATGCTCATAAGCTAAGTCCTGGCGGAACTGAGCTGCTGCGGAGTCAACAAAGATACGATCAACATTATAACGATCTATACAATGCTGAATATAAGCAGCATGCTGAGCTGTAGTTTTCTCCGCCTGCTGGTACTCTTCTAATACGTAGTAAGTATCCGTATCGTAATGATATTTAATAGTAAGAACTGCTGTAGGATCTCGATAACCAACGTCAATACCAAGTAGAGTTTCAAATGCTTCATCATCTTTAAAGAAATGACGCATACCTTTGAGATCTTTAACGTGGTCAATAGCATTGAAAGTATCAAAAATCTGACCTTCAAATACAGAGAAGTCAGCTTCATATTCCTGGCGGAAGTAGTTTTTACTAACTGTACGGCGTGCTTCTTCTATATCATTCAGGTCAGCACGTGGGTTATCACGATATGTACCATGAATAGACACCCAGTTAGGTAACGTATCATCGAATCCGTAGGCGTAAAACTCTTTAAACCAGTTACCTCCACGAGGGGTGGAAATAAATAGAGCCTTAGAATTAGGTTTATCTAGAGTAGGACGCAGCTGAACCCTGAAGGCATCACCACCCACATCGGAAATTGCCGCCTCGTCAAAGATGATAAAATCATATGAACGTCCAACCGCGGAGTCAGCCTGAGCCGCGGAAGCTAGTTTAAATAGAGAACCATTAGCTAACTCAATCTCTTTATCTTTAGCGTTTTCACGTTCGGTTTGTAGGCCGTACTTCTTAATAAGACCACGAATCTGAGACCATCCGATATTGGCCAGTGAGTAGTTAGGGGCAACTACTAGCACCTTCACATTAGGTTCCAGCAATTTTAGGAACCCAAGTGTATACGCTATAAAAGATTTACCTACACGGCGTGATACACACGCCGTTACAAAACGATGTCTAGGGTCTTCTAGGGCATTGATAATTGCTATTTGAGGACCATTAGGTGTAATACCTTCTTGCGCTAGTATTCCCGAAACAGGTAGACGAAAGAAACGCTTATCTATTCCGAAATCAATAACATCTACTGTATTAACATAGGGTCTTGATACTTCCATTACTTCTTACCTCCAGTAGCTAGGGAAGTAATTAAATCCATGTAGTTTTGATCCCCAGCTCCAGCAATAATGTTATTCTGGATATTAGTCTGATTAGCAGGAGCTCGAATGGCAGCTTTAGCTTTTTCTAACTCCACCATCATTTTCATTTCTTCCATCTTCATTTTGTGTGCTTTCCAGAGAATATCCATAATATCCTGGTCAGAACCCATGCCCGTTTCTTCTAGCTCCTCTAGTTTACGTTTAATAACTTCATCTAGAACACCAAATAAACGATCCCTATTACGGAAACCACTCTCCATAAAAATATCATTTAAGTAGTTCTTAACTTCACTACGATTCATAATATCTCGAAAAGCAATTTCGGACATTCCAAGACTACGTGCGGCAGAAGGCACATCGCTGCCACACTGTAAATAAGCTTCAATTACATCCATCCCTTCAGGGGACATAAGATCTGGTACTAGTACATCATTTGCCATATTTCCTCCTTTAGGTAAGGCGTTGAACTGTTACTCTTAATCTCGGTAGGAAAATAGCTGCAGCCTCATCAGCGTGAATAATTACGCCCAATTCAGCATTACCATTTCCTAGATTTTTAATAGTATAAATATATCCATTTCTTCTAAATGTTAACTCATCAGGTCTACTTGCCCAAGTTTGAGTATAACTGTACGCAGTAGTAGAGTGATAAGGGACTAAGTATCCAGGAGGTAAGGTTAATATTTGATGGAATATTCCATCACCTTCTGTGTAACTATGCTGTCTTCTTCCTTGTACTTGCCAAGCAACACCACCATATGTACGTATAGCTCCTCCTGCGGTATTAATATTCCCCATGATAACTTCAGTAGTTAATATTACTGTTGCATTAGCATTAGGCAATCCTAATCCTATGGTGGCCAAAGCTCTATAGTAATTACCTGCTCCAGGATATGTTGGAGTTATATCATCACCAACGTAGGTACTAGCAACATTATTAGGAAATAGTCTTAAGGGTACAGTACCAGGACTCCACACAGCTCCATGCTCATTACCGATAGTGTTATTACTTGAGTTTACGTACCACTGCTTACCCGCTCCGAATTTATAAATACTAATTTGAGACTTAGCCCCTCCATAATCTACGGGAGACCATAAAGATCCATTACTAGATCCTACAATTTCACAGCGCGCAGTAGTATCCCCGAAGGCTCCAGTGTATGCTGCGTTATTTCCAACGTATTCCATATCTGGCCTATAGCCTAAGTTACCAAAAGCATTTTGGTTGATAAACTTATATCCAGTATTTGGTAAACTAACCCCTTTTATAGTAAAATTAGATGGAGTTATAAGTATATCTGACCCAGTAAATGGATTACCAGATACGCCCATATTACCATTAGAGTACCTTAGATTAAGTACATACCAAATAACTTTGGTAGGTGTAATATTATAACCATCCTGCACATACACTTTCTTAGCGGCCTGTGCCGCTAGATTAGATGTTGAACCTTTACATATATAAACCTTATCAGGGTAAGTAGGAGATTGATACAATAAGTTAACATTATATGGTACTGTGCCCTTTTTACCTACGTAACCTCGTATATTAGAGTTACAAACGTAAAACCAATTATGCCCTCTGTGGGCGGCCCCTATAGGAGCTTGCCAATTAGGATGCCAGTAGTCAGCATTACCACCGTCTATAGGTACTGTAGATGCTCCTGCCGGAAATCCTGCTAAAGTCCATGCCCTACCTATAGCCTCACCAGCATATGCTCCTCCCGGCCTATATAAGTTAAACCCAGAGGCTTGAGATATGGTACCACCTGTACCCTGCCTAGCAATTGATTCTTCATGGCCTAAACCAGAGTTATAAATATAGGTGCCATGTGCTAAACTATTACCGGATGCAAAAGCTGACGTAAGACCTACTTCTGCACCTGCCCTACCAATAGGCGGATCTTCAAAAAATGCAGTAAATTGACCAACTTGAGATTGAGTACCATTAAGAAAAGCCCTATGAGTACCATTAATCTCAATAGCAGTTAGTATAACTCTACCTGGGTCGTTGGATTTAATATTTATTATATCAGAGGGCATCTGACATACAAAAAACCCATTTCCGGCATTACCTAACCCAGCCTCGTAAGTACCGTCAACTAGAACAAATGGCATATCACTATGAAAAATACTATTGGCATTTGGACTATAGTGACGATTAATGTCACCACCAGATTCAGTATTTAAAGATAGTACGGTCTTACCATCGCTATATTTTCCAGCGAAAAAACCCATATAATCTCCTATTATAAAAATGTATTTGCTTTCATCTCTCTATTTTGCTATAATAGATTCATAAATTAGAAATGGAGAGATAAATATGAAAAAGTTTGTGATTGCACTAGTTGCCACGGTTATGTTATCTGGTTGTGCACCTGCTCCCAAACCATTTTGTACGGGATTTGTAAAATCTTTTGGAGGTGCTGGAGAGGAACATTACGGCCTCAAGGTTCAAAAAGTTCGTATTAAGGGAGATCGCTTTCCAGTAGTACAGCTCCGTACTAAGTTTGGGTGGTGGGATCTCAGTCAGTTTGACCTTAAATATGGTGATTGTAAATTTAAACTAGAGCAATCTAATTACCTGTAATTAGTATAAAGCAAAAAGACATCCAAGTAAACTAAATTTTTTATTTCTTGGATGGTATACTGGCAGAAACCACTAGGTAGGAAAAGTAGAACTCCTTCTAGGAGTCTATAAGCACGGTTGGTTGTGCACAAATTATAGAATATTTCAAATACCACACTTATAGGAGCATGAAAGATATGTCAAACAAAAGAAAGAGCAGACGCGGAGAAGTGTATGATAGCTGGATTAATAGTTTTGGACTTGGGACTATCCTATTCTTTATTTTCGTAGGTTTTTGGTTAGCAGCTATGGCGGGGTGGATCTAATGGAATGGATAATTATTGCATTGCTAGGGATTGTGATTATTGGGCAATGTATCTTAGATAACCACTTAGCTAGAATTGAAACTTTATTAACGGAGAAACGTAAATGATGGAAGTAGTAGCTACACTAATAGTAATACTAGTCTGGGCAGTTTTCATTATTTCTTACACCGTGTACGTTCGCCTAAAAACGCTAGAAGCTCAAGTGAAGCAACAGCAATTTGCTATAGAAAAACTATCAGAATTGCAACGTTGTGATAGCACTCGTATTCTGCAAATTGAGAGGGAATTAGATGTTTAGTATTATAATCGCCTTTATTATCGGAGTACTCGCGGGAGTTTTCGGAACATCTGCGGCAATTAACAAACATCGTAAGTATATTGCGGAAGTGACGCGGTAGATTGCGGAAAGAGAGCGAAGATTCTCGGAGAAACGTGCGGAGTTTGAGCGGGAGTGGAATGATGGTTCAAGAAGTTCTCAGAGGAGATTTAAGATAGATGACAAAACATAAGCCACTACTGCCGTTAGAGGAATATCAAAAGAAATTCGACTATGATCCAGAGACAGGTATATTTACTTGGAACTCGGGGAGTCGTAAAGGTAAACCAGCAGGTAGTAGAAATAGTTCAGGAATATCCCTATCAATGGGTAGTAATGGGTTATATAAGGCCCATCGGGTAGCGTATCTATATATGACAGGAGAAGACCCGGGTGAGTTTCTCCTTGATCACAAAGATCAAGATCCCTTCAACAATAGGTGGGATAACCTACGTAAAGCAACAAACGCAGAGAACGGCAAAAACTCTTCAGGGTGGAGGAATGAGTCCACAGGGGTTAAGGGGGTATATAAACGCAAGGAAGGAAAGTTCGAAGCAAAACTACGTGTAAATGGTGATAGAATTACCATAGGAACTTTTAAAACTCTTGAGCAGGCTGAAAAAGAAATTAGAAAAGCCAGGGAGCATTACCACGGCGAGTTTGCAAACCATAGTTAATTAGCGCTATAATGACTTTTGCCAATTTCTTTGGATTACGTACGCGTGGGTGTGTCCAGTGGCCCCCCAGATGAGAATGAGTCTCATTACCGCCCGGTACTTAGCAGGCTAATAGTCACGGCATGTTATCATTACACACCGTGACTATTTCAACCTTAATTATTATGCAACTTTTAATTTCTCAATATATTGTTGCGGGCTGCAACTATATTCTGCGCGTTCCTCCTCGGTCATACTTTCCCAACATAATTTCAAACGATCGGCTAGGAACTGATAATCATTATCATCGTCGAGAGATTCATCGATAAAGGTTTCACCTATCAATGTAACGCCGATTGATAGAATATCATTAATAGCTTGCGCGTCCAGCGTTTTAAACCCATATGATGCCGCCGCCGCCAATACGCCTTTATGATCATCAATCATCGTAAAATCAGCGTTCGGATATAGCTGTTTAAATAATTCAAAGTAATGGCTTTTATATATAGCGTCCTTACTGTGGTATATTTCGCTAACTTTATCAGCTTCAAAATATTTGTGCAGTGTATCGCGGGAAAATACACGGATATTACTATCCCCACGCCCTCGCAATCCTTGTTTGCGTAGGTAATAATAATCCGACTTGCTCATTAGTCGAGCGGTGCAAATAATGTTTAACGTGTTGGCGTCATTCATGCACTGGCGCATATATGTAACAAGGGGCAATAAAGTATCTTGCATTATTAAATCATGTTTACACGCTTCATTCTTATACTTATTTAGATCTAGATTGCCCTCACTATCAAAGCAAGGCGCTACGCGATGGAATGAATTAATGATAGTGCCATCTAGATCCCAAATCATGACGCGGGAAATATGCGGGAAATTACGGGTAATATTCGTTTTAACTTGATTCATTTTGTTACGTTCTCCATTAAAGGGATTTAGTTTATCCAGCATTGCCCGCTGATAAATAGCGGGCAATAATAAATCAACTATTAAAGACCATAAGCCAACGCATCAGCGATAAAACTAATATCCTCACCTGATACATCGGAACGAATGCCCGCGCATGTAAATACCTTCGCGCTCATTAGCTGATCATCAAGACAAGCGGGGCAAGGCGCGACAACTGCAAAGGCTAGGCCGGACTTCACCGCGTCGATGATAGTCGTTTCTTGTTTCATCGTATCAATGTAAACGCCTTTCGCCTTGATGCGGCTGGATAGCTTGCCCGTGGTATAGGCGAAAGTCGTGATCTGCAGCGCCTCGTTAAACTCGATTAAATCATCAACAACGTGACCGGCCTCAACGTGATACCGCTCACCATTAGAATAAACCAGAACAATGGAAGACTGAGCGCGATCGAATGGAATATTTTGCTTTTTCATATTTTTATAACTCCAATTAATTTAATAAACTTTTATAGCGGCGGCTATATTTCAAGCCGCCAACCTGATTTAATTACGCGAAAAATTTGCCGTTCTTAAAGTCGATTAATGTGCGCTGACCGTTCGCATAGGTAATAACATGCGTTTGCGTCCAGCTTGACGCGCCAACATTGTAACCCATATCCAGACTACCAGACACGCCTGCGGTATATACCCCGCCGTAAATGCTGGCGGTATGAGTGTGCCCCGTGTTTAATTTGCCCAATTTCTTGAACTGTTTCGGATTGCCACGGCTGCCGTTTATGCCGTTGTGACCGTGTACGCCGCACTCGATGCCTGCAATCTTGAAAGATTGGTCAGTCGTTAGGAAAATGGCGTTAAACTCGCAACCTGCAACCTTGCGCAGCGCATAATCTAGCACGTTGAAAGTATCGTCTTTTTCTGCAATAGCTCCGTAAATCGCAGCATTAAGGCGGTGATATAGTTCCGCATTGGCTGGATCGTCCTTAATGTTAGCATTACGATCATCCAGCCAACGGGATAACGCCAGATCGTGATTAGATTCAACAATGATTGTTTGACTAAAATCACGTTCCATTGATTCCAGTACGCGCCCCGTATCGATGAGATCATCCAGAACTTTATCACGTCCGGCGGCGTACTGTTTCGCTAGGAATACACCAGAGGCGCGGTTGTGATGGTTGCGTGATGTAAAATCATGCACGTCATGCACGAATTGATATTTTGGTTTAAGAATATCAACAAGCCCATAGGTGTCACCATGCCCCCACGACGCGGCGGCGCACTCTTCATCTAATTTTTCTGCGTGAATATCGCCATATTGCAAGCCTAAAACGTGCCCCGTTGTTTCATAGCATCCGGCGGGAGTAGCGCAAATATTCAAATCGTAAAACACCCCGCTTTCGTCCATCGTTTCAAGCTGGCGCACAAAAAACTCACCGTCTTCGTCGAACTCAACAATAAGCGCACCGAAATTATGCAGTGCTTCCGCTTTCTGCCCTGCTTTTTGCTGAATGTAGTTTTTGAGCGTTGCCGTGCCGGTCGAGTACATACGGCGCACCACTTCACCTTTGAGAGCTGGAACGCTTTCGGCGGTGATTTTAGCGTGACCAATTGCCAGACCTTCAATATTTAAAGCCGTTGCAGTTTCAGCGAATCCAGAAAGCGGATAATCTGCGGTGGGCAAAACATTAATTTCAGCCATGAAAGCAAAACGGCGATTATTCAAAAACACGTTTTTGCTGCAAATATATTTATCAAATGCAGAATCATATTTGATTCCGTCTGCCCCTTCCCCATTTTGGAATCCGTTTTTATTATAAATATACTTGCTAACCAGCAAATCAGCGCCGATAAATTGGGCATATTGTTCAAGCGAGGCTAAAAAGTTTTTATGCGGGAAAGTATTATTCTGAATCGACGTAATAATAAAGCGTTTGCCTTGTTTTACTTCCCAGCTTTCCACCGTGCTAGAAATAACTCCGGCGGCTTCTGGACGCTCGTCGTTTTTAATGGCTTTTGCTACTTTCGCCGCTTTCGGTTTAGCTGGTTTATTTGCTTCCAGCCAATCACAAATAGCGGTCGAGTGTTTTGTTGTATCGTAGACCGCTTTTGATATATCGTCGCAGACCTCCAGTTTAGTGGCGCGCAGTCGTTTACCGTAGAAATTGAAATCAGCGGCAAGGTTGAGGATCTGGGCTTGTTTTTCTGCGGAAATAACCATGATAATAAAACTCCATTAAAGGGATTAAAAAACGTTTGTTATTGGCAAATATTGCCAAATATAACGCCTTGAATAATAGGCGTTATAATTTGCAATATTTAACTAATCGGCATCAGGCTAGAACTAACACCACAAACAACGGCGGCAATAAAGCAAAGTAAGCCCAAACGCTTTGCTAACTTAGATTTACGTTTAAAATAATATGAATCTAAATCATTTTGAAAATAAGCAAACAATAATGAGGCCGCCATAATAAATAAGCCTAGAATTAACGATTCAGTAGGGTAAAAGACCATTTTAATAACTCCAGTCAAAGGGAAATTATAGTGGGGAATATTCCCCACTAATTAAATTTATTCGCCTGCGGCTTGTTTCACTTCATCGGCAACGCCTAGCAGTTGCGCCACGGCGTCCAGCGTTTCCAATTTTGCGCTTTCCAGCGATGCCAGATCGTCAGCGTCCTTGATAATGCCGGAATCGATAGCATGTTTTGCAATAACGCGCACATAATGCGCCTTGCGAATTGAACTGCCGCCGCCAACCTTGCGAGGTTTATCGCTTTTCTGATACGCTTTTGCGCTGGTCAATTTTGAGCGAACAGACACGGGAGAAGCCGCGCCCACTGCTTTCGCGATCTCTTTCAAGCCGTCGCTATTTGCGAAATCTAAACCGTTTTCGTTGATTAACTGCTGATACATGGTAACAGCCTGCTGGGTGTTTTCTTCATTCCAAGAAAATTTTGCGGTTTTAACGTTAGTCATGATATAAACTCCAATTAATTTAATTTAAGGGATAAGATTAACATAATGTTAATCGTTATATGCCCCGAACTACTAGGGGCATATAAAGTTAACACTATATTACGCTACAGCTTCCCATTTTTCGTTGCGTTGAACAACCTTTACAACGTCGCCGGATTTAACGCGAACGCTATAAATAGTTTTTCCATTGTTACTACGTTCATTTTCAGCGTATACCGCATCGATTGTATCGAACGGCATAAGCGCCGCGCCTTTGATGCGTTCGGCCTTTCCAGTTGCCTCATCCGTTTTAGTAACGAAAGGAATAAAAACGGATTGACCAATTTTAGGCGCGGTAATAACGTTTTTCATAGTATAAACTCCAGTTTATTTGATGGATTGTTCCGCATTATCTGCTACTTTCTAGCAGATAATAAGAAAAAATCCACTCGCCACTATAGTCAATTTAAAGAACTCCACTCAGGCCGCTATATCCCAGTTAGGGGGCGGGACACATTATGGTAAGTGCCGACCGTCAAATTTTATCAAGTTATCGCTCTCATCGAACTGGGTACATCTTAAAGCCTATCGGCTAGGGTGTCAAACTATTTTTTCAAGTTTTTTATGATTTTCCTTCAGGTCGATCATAATATTGCGCCAGATCATTTCCAGACCTTGCTGGCGGCCTTTCTTGTACTGCTTAAATCGATATTTTACCGATCTTTGCGCTACTGTCAACAAATTTTTTGTTTTGCTGTCCAGTGCCTTGCTAGGTTTACCAGTGATTAGTAAAGTTTGTTTCATATCGTCGATTCCTTATAATTGATAAGTTTGCCGCCGATAGACTTTAAGATATACCCAATTTTTAAAGAGCGCGGCGGTAAACTTCCCGCCGTGTAGTTCGTCATTGCCGCCCTACGTGATAAATAATAGCAAATACCAAAAAGGGCGCAACCTTATTTTTGTAAAGAAATGTAAAGAAAGCAAATACTCGCACCGCGTCCGGCGACCTGGGCGCGGCGCACTAAAATTAAAAGAAACGGGCGCGCGAATACCATAAAACCCAGCAGATAAGCAAGTAATTTTTTCAGTTTTATTTGCCTTGCCCTACTTGACAAAATCTAAAAAGCTCGTGGTAGCGATAAACGGCTTATCCCCTTATGATGGGATGGCTAAAAACTTTACTGCGTTGTAGGGCGTTTTAGGCGCATTCTAGCCTTGTTGATAACTTATCCCCAAAAGCAAAAATGAAATTTTCCTAGTTATCCACTTGACTTTTATTTTCCAGTGGATAACTACTTATTTTATAAAATTAATTAATTGACTTTTATTTGTTAGTATGCATCGAAAAGATAGCAGACTAATAATTGCTAGGATGATAATCATGCTGGTGGATTGTAACGGCTTAAATTATTAGCAGACTATTAATCACGGAAAATCTCATTAGCCAACTAACTATTTCATGATATATAATATACTTATAAATTAATGAGAAATAATAATGATAAGAAATCGTAACCGATAGAAATAATAACTATAAGAAACTAGCGGCCTAGGTGAGAACCACTATCATTTAAGTTATCCACAACGTTATCCACAGCACTTTTTGATTTGACACGATAGGCGGCGATATAAGGACTTTTACACAGACTTATCCACAGGTTATCCTACTGTATAAATATACAGGGTAGAAAAGTAGTGTTAACAACTGCAATCAATTTTAAGCGGCCTAAATCGCTTTCTAACGAGCTAAATGCGATGGGGTAATATTAAAGTAAAGCCTTCACCAGTCGCCCTGGTGGTTTCGCCGTGTTTTGCTCTTTACTGCACCGCTGCGCGGTTAGCATAAAACTAGGCGCTAGGCAAGGAAAATAAAAAGGTAAAATAATATTTGCCCCTAGAAAGAAAATACCTTTATCATTCTTCTACCGATTAACGAGGGAGGCCAACAAATGAGGCTATACAAACCAGATAATGCAACCGTCTTAAAAGGTGCGCTGCGTAACCTGCTGGACGGTAGCAGAACAACCAGTATTAAGCACTTTGTTAACAAGGCCGAAGATATTCACCAAAATTTTTTTGATGATTTCGATGCCTATGATATGAGTAGTTTTTTGCAACTGTATAAGCAAGGGGCAACGCTTGTTTTATATAATCGAGATAATCACCTGCTTACTAGTAGGGGGCCGGACACTGATTTCATAATCGTAAAAGGTAACACAGTAAAAGCCTATGATACTGGGGCGGGCTTAGAAGTTTTTTCAATAGAAAATTATGAAGCCAACCCCAATGATCTTTATGACGTAGAAAATTTTCTCGATTCATTTTGGCGTTATTTATCCGTTGGCTGGAATCGGTCAATTGGTGACGGGTATCGTCTGGCGGCTGTAATGGCCTTTGATGATGATGGCAATTTTTTGCTACCGTCGGAAATATATCCCTACGTATATGATGGGGATATCGAAAGCGCGGGCTTTTCTTTCTGGAAGGAGGAGGAGGATCAGCCTATTGACAACATGGAAAAACATGCTGTAAATTCTAACACTCAAATCACTGAAAACAAAGGAAAAAACACCATGACCAAGATTGCTAACATCGTTGCCGCTAATAAATCCGCCGTTGTAAACGCTGCAAAACTGGAAGCGGGTAAAATTGCACTGACTCAAATCACGAAAGTAGCGGCTAAAAAAGCACCGTTCATGATTAAAGGTTATATTGATACGCCGGTTGGTCGGGTAGTGATTGCTAACCTGCTGAGTGTAGCGGTTGACCAGTACGCCCCTAGCAACCAAAAAGCGAAAGCGGTAGCGGGCGCAGCTATGGAAGCGGCCATGTTAGAAATGGTACAAAGTTTTAACATCGCTGAAATGATTGATGAAATGGTGAAAGGTATTGATATTTCTACTTTTACCGTTAACAACGAAAGCGAGTAATAGCTAATCTAATGTAAAGTTTTGTAAAGGTCGCCATAATCGGCGGCCTTTTTTGTTATAATGCCTTTACACCGTTTGAGGACGGTTGAAAATTTCCCAAAAATTTGGAGGCTTAAAATGGTTGCATATTCTTCTTCTGACGCTCTTTTCACTGGAAAAGGCTGGGTATCAAATCGCTGGATCATTCAAGAAATGGTGCAAGAATACGGCATTGCTAAAACTTACACTACCATTCAGGCGCTTTATGATAATGATCAAATCGATCAGCAAACGGCTGGCTTTTTACTGGATACCCTGAAGGCGGAACATTGTACTAAAAAACAAGCCGCCAAAATTGTTTTAATGTAATTAATAACGGGGGATATTATATCCCCCGATAACTAGGAGGCTATCACAAATGGTTATTTTTCGAGCTATTCTGGCGGGTATCTTGGGCGCTATTTTGACTCTTTTCGCCACCGCTTATGGTATTCAGGATTCCTATTGCGGTTTAGTAAATACAAAACCAATGGTTACTATTGGCGCGGGTATCGCTGTTTTTTCTTATTTGCTGGGCTGCATGAATAAAGGAGAATAAAAATGATTCGCAACGTTTCTCTTGCTCGTTCGAAAGGCTTTAAGCTGGTGGATGTGAACACGTTCGAACGGGAAGACTGTAAAATCGAATATGTAGCACGGAATAAAAACGCCTTTCGTGTTACCGAGAAAAAATTTGACAAGCGCGGCAACGTGATAGCTGAAAAGGTTAAATATTTTGCCACCTTTTACGCGGCCTTTCGTGGGGTACTATGAAAAGCGTTATTGTTATTCTCCTTGCAATGGTTGGCGGTTTTACCGCCACCTTATTTAAGCATGATCCCATTTTATTGGGGATTTTTATGCTTTTATCTGGTTATCTGATTGGGAGGTTATAAAATGGTAATTTATGAAGGCAATCGCTTTATTACTAATTGCCGTCCGGCATTGCTAGCAAATTACTTGAGTCAGCTTTCACCAGCTTATAAGGGCGTTATTAATATTTATGAGGGCAAAGCGCATTATAAGATTAATGCGGTCGTTGCCCGTGAACTAGCGTTTCAATTTTTGACCTTTGCATCTTGCGACGTTCAGGTTATGGGTGAAGCGTTAATTGCAGAAAATGAAGATGATTTTATTAATATTTTCCGCAAAATATGCACCGAGCGCCTGATCATGAAAGGCGCATATATTCAATCCACTGCGGATAGTATTGAAACAGCGTTTCGAAAGGTGGCACAATGAAAAAGTTTTTAATAGCTGGCATGTTTCCGTTGTTGCCTTATGTAATTTGCTGGGCTTTATATGCTCATGGTGCTAGTGTTCCCGGTGTGGCCTCGTTTGGTGTATCGGCTGGTTTTCTAACCGGACTATTGGCAAGCGTATATTTACGCAAATAATTAATAACGGGTGTTATTATGAGCAATAAAATTGTTGTAACCAAAACTACCACAATGGTTGATGTTTTTTACGTGCCCGATACGCCGGAAAACCGGCGAGCGGTCGAGCGTGGCGAATATGATAAAGTGATTTATGATCACGATGGTTATTATCAGCATTTAGTGGATTCCTACGGGGAAGAGGAAAAAATCACGCATCGACTACCAGACTAATAATCATGGGGCGCAACTATCAGGGAGTGCCCCAATTCTCAAATGAGAATGATTCTCATTTGACCGCGCCCGCGATGGTTAGCCTGCTAATGATTAGGGTGTTACGTGTCGCCTTGTGTGATCGTTAGCGAGCTAACTAATTTTCAAGCCTCCTCCAATTTTGCCCTTGTTTTAGTATCCCCACCAAAATTAAACGCGTTAGAATGCGATTCAGGACGTTTTAGCGGTATATTAGAATTATTCACTACATAGGAATACTGTATATTTGTACAGTAGGATAAGCTGTGGATAAGTCTGTTAATAACGCTTCAAAATGGCTAGGATTCTGTCAAGTCAAATCGTGCTGTTGATAAGTCTGTGGATAACTTAAATAACAGTGTTTCTCACTTCCATTCTTAAATGCGAATTATTATCATTCGCATTCCACTATCTAACCGATAATCATTTCCTTTCCTAAATGAGAATCATTTCACTTTTTGAATAGTTCTCATCCCCTTTCTTAAACGAGATTGATTCTCATTTCACTTTCTAAATGCGAATTATTATCATTCTCATTCCGCTTTTTAAATGAGAATGATTCTTATTATCATTCGTATTTAGCGCAGGGCAATTGCCCTGCGCTTTTGTGCAAATCCGACATTGCTCCACGGGTGTTACGTGCGGGCACGTATGTGCAAATCCGACAATTTTTGGTAGTGTGCAAATCCGACCCGAAAAATTTTTATAGTGTGCAAATCCGACAATGAATTTTTCCAAAAACTCCAGCAATCCGATGCTGCGCATCAATCCTGTGGAGTATGTGCAAATCCGACACGGTTTTTCTAGGATTAAGATGTGCGAATCCGACAAGATTTTTGTGACTTCGATTGGAGGGTGTGTGATTGTGTGGGTTTGAGGAGAAGTTGAGAGAGCGAGAAAAATTTGAGGGAACTGTGAGAGGGGCGCATGTTTGGTGCGGAGCACCTGATTTGCGGGGATTTTGGGGAAGAGTTGAGATAATTTGGGTTAATTTGAGATAGGTGCAGAAAAAGTAAAATTTTATTAGCAAAATGGGGCAAAATAGCTTGACAAGTGAAAATTTCTGTGGCTC